CCGCTTGTACCACTAGATCCGCTTGATCCGCTTGTACCACTAGATCCGCTTGATCCACTCGTACCGCTTGTACCACTAGATCCGCTTGATCCGCTTGTACCACTAGATCCGCTTGATCCGCTTGTACCACTAGATCCGCTTGATCCGCTTGTACCACTAGATCCGCTTGATCCGCTTGTACCACTAGATCCGCTTGATCCGCTCACACCGGATGAACCGATTGGAACTCCCACTAAGTTTCCAACATTATCTGTTTGTATAGACAGATTTTTTCCACGAATGTCAACTTGAATAAACTTTGTACCGGTTGCATTCCGTTGTGTAAATGGAATTGAATATGGGTCTAAATGTGACATATATTAGAAAGATTGAAAATTATTAAGTGGCTGTCTTAACCATTTTCCGTTTACATAAATATAGTGATAGTTTTCATCATATGCCATCCAACCTTCTTCTCCATATGAAGATTCATTAGCGGGAGGATTGTGCCACATTTGATTATTAGCTGATGCAAGTGATTTGTATGAATTGCGAATTGAGACGATGTTACCAGATATCGTTGGTGTTTTACTTGTTGATGTTGGTTCGGTTGATGAAATTTTCGGAGGGGTATAATCAAAATTGTCTGGTTTGATAACATTATCATATTGGGAATATGGAAATGGTTTTTTATTGGAAATATCGTTGATGTCTTTTTTAATTGAAGACATCTGTATTCCATCAACATATTCTTGTCCGATAATTATTTTTCGTGGGGTAAGAGTTTTGGTAGTAGTAAGTTTTTTGTTTTCAAATGAGTCAGCAAGCAAATATGCTTGAACTTTCATAGTGAAAGTTGTTCTTACCATTCTATCTTTACCGGATGATACTTCGGTATTGTTGCTATAATCTTCTATATAAACACGAAATTTAAACTTTTTTGGATCTCCCCAATATTCTTCTGAAGCCCAGTTGATTTTTTCAATCAACACGTTCATCTGTTCTACATATTCGGTCCACAACATGAATTCATATGTTAATGTTACATGATCGGGCAAAGTAACATTTAGAACTTGCGCAACGGGTGCACTTGTTTTTGTCATCAGCGAAAATTTATCATATTTGTTCTTTTCACTGAATTTTTGGAGAACTGGTACATTCAAATGACGGTTTAATGTAGCTAATGCTGGATTTTTTGCAACACTGTTGCGTTTAAACATTATTGCTGGCAATTGCAATTTACCATTATTGTCACGAATAGCACCATCGGCTTGAATAGCTTTCCAGCGTTCCGGACTTCCATATAAAATTGGAACTTTTACATTTTCACCATTATCTTCTACCGTCAAATTGATTTGTTTATCGATATACTCAAAAATAGCAGTATCGATGTCCAACAGTGTGACAGTAAAATTATTTAATTCGTCAGTATCTCTACGAATTTTCGTAGCTCTATTGACGGTCTCTTTTTTATCAGCAACAGCGTCACTATTGTTTTGCTGATTGGGTGCTGGATTTTCTGGATTACCTTTCCAAGCCATAAATTATACCTGTCTTTGAAAAATGTTTAGTTTGGTCAATCTGCTATAATGAGTATTACAAATAAAGCTATGACTCTTGGTGTCCTGACCTCCCAAGAATTGTTCTTGAACCACGTTGTCTATTTCGTGATAACGATCATTGAACAATATAATATCACCGATTTGAGGAAAAAAGTTAACTTGTAGACACATTTTTTCTCTAAATTTAAAAACGACCGACTGATCACGATCTGGCCCAAATCCTTCATCGTCTCCTGTTATATCACCTCTATCAATCAAAGCACTTAAATCAATGCCTGGATAAAATACTTTACCCTCGGTAGGGGCCGATTCGCCATACAAATTAACCTTAGTTTCTGATGCGGCAATTTTGAATACAGTGACCAACGTTTCAATGATGTCACCCATCAATTCTGCATTAATAGAATTGATTAATCTAAGGTCTCGTTCGCTAAAATATCGTCCTCGTAGTCCCATAATTATCCTATGTAAATAAGCATTGGCACTTTACGTAGTATTTCTTGACTCTTGTCCGCTTTATTTGCTTGTTGTTCCATAAGGTTAGAACCAAGAGATGCTTCAAGCATTTCACGCAACTGTGTTATAAGAGTTTCTTTTTCTGATGTAGCTTCACTTCTCAACTCTCCACCATCCAAAGTTACTTCACCACCCGGAATTGGAATCGTGCTGTATTTTTGACGAATAGCTCCAAGCATTTCTTTGCACAACGCCAAAAAGTATTTACGTATCCATTGACGACCCGGATCATTGATTGTGCTGTATTTCAAATTTTTATATGGAACATTACTATAGTCGGATATTTTTTCGTAATTATCACCCGGAGCAAAAATATCAGCGTCTTTATCGGTATCAAGTGTATAGTCAAAATAAACTTTGTAATTGGTAGTAGGAATAGGAAATAGTCGTAATTTGTTGTTTACCAATTCAAAACTATATGCACTTTTACGAACCATGTCATTGAATTCAATAGCTTGACCACGAAGCAAATCTTCAAATATCGGCGTCATCAAAAATTGAACAGCAGGACTATACCCAGCGAAACCCATTTCGTTCAACACGTTGCTATATGACATACCGGTCATACTAAACGGATCGTAGATACGAGCAAACGCAGGAGATTGATAATGAAACATTCGTTTTACTTCAATTCTATTGCCCGATCCAGATGCTTGATCATACAAACATTGCAAATCATAAACTTGTTGACCAGCAACAACATCAACGTGACCTCGTTTCCAATCAACATTACCACCGACGCCTGCCTCAGAACCATATGCTTTTGACAAATTGATTACATATGGAAGAGGACTTCCTGTAACAGCTTTACCAGTAACGTCTTTATTAGCAGACGTACCAATCAAATTGAAAAGATTGTTTCTAATGTTGAATTGATTGACCTGTGAACCATATTCATTTACTGCTTCTTCATATGCAGCGTAAAAGTTAATATCCAAAAGTTCTACATCTTCAATCGGATATCCCAATCGAATTGCTGCCCATGTGGCACTACTCGCGCAATCAGCAACGAATTCGGTATCATTATCATAAAACCCAAACGGAGTTCTACCCGGAACAGCGCTTCCGCTGCCTGGCCATCTTATTCTGTCTTGATCTATTGCACTCATTTGTTATAAATATTACACCAGTTTGGTTATCTTCACTATTAGTTGTCCATTTCCTTTTATGATACGATGATAGGTTTCTTTTGGAACGAAAAAACTGCCAGTCATTACAACAGGCAGTTCGTTGTCTAATTGAAATTCCCACCCGTCGTTCTGTATAATTTCAACTATACGATCTTCACGATCTCTGTGCCACTCTAGCTCCTCCGAGTCCACAGATTCTTCAAATTCACGTATATATTGATTATTACCCAGTTTCGTTTCCTTAAACGGAAAGGACATATGTTAATGTTTCAGCAAAAAGTTATAACGAACATCGGCTCTTTGTGCAGGAACGTCACTGTCTCCACCCGGAAGAGTAATAATTGAAAACTGTCCCGGTTCACCTTCTTGTGGAGGAAGTTCATCTGTATATTTGATTGAGTCTAATGACAACAATTTGAAGTTTGGATCTGCATGATATGTGTCATATATCTTTTTCTTTAATTGTTCTCGTCCATTGACCAAATCTGAAAATTGAGTTTTGCCGGTTTCTGGATCTTTTATATATCCTCGTCCTTTACTCTTCTTAAAGAATCCTACAAATACACTAGCAGGAACAATTACAGATTTCTTCTTTGCGTCAACCATGGTGTCATCTGTAGTTCCACCGAGTGAGTATGTTACTGTGAAACCTAACAATTCTCCGATTTCAACTCGACCTGCCATTTTTGTATAGAAATATGAATGAACTTTATATCCATTTTCTAACAACTTTTTGGTCACGGCCACGGCAGAGTCAAAGTAACGTTGAGAGAAAAAATCTCCTGCATCGTTCCAACGAATTTCCAAAATCATGTTTTCACGCTTTGCCTTGAACGCGAACAATTCAGCTTCAGCGTAAGCTTGAGTTCGGTAATCACTTGGGTTTTCCATGATTTGCTGAAGACGTTGTGCAAGTTTAATATTTTTGCCGTCATTCATAATATAGAACCCTTGAAGAGCGTAACAATCTACAGCACATTGACCAGCGGCAGGACATGTGTTGATTACTTTAAAAGGTTTTTCAGAATCATCCTTATCGTACACAAATCCACGAAGTGCTGGAATTCCTGTATTAATAGTTAACAATGTTGCTCCACTGCTGTGTTTTGATTTTTCTCCTTCATCAAAAATAGTCTTTGGTGGGGTTGTCAACAGCTTAATGAACGCGGGTATATCGATCTCGTTAGTACCAATTTTGAGTTTGATGTTTCCTTTGGAAATACGAGGCATCGATTTGGCTGCTTTTCCTCCGACCGCGACTCTACTAAGTTCGCTGTTAAAAAAGTCAACCAACTGTTCCATGGTCATACAACGTGACACTTTTACGTCGCCCAAATCGGGAGCTGACCAGTCAATTTCGTTAATGGTTTCTTTGATAAGTTGTTTAAGTTCTGTTAGTTTCATGATATTAAAAATTTACGTAAAATGCACCTTGTGGACCACTATATTTGAATCCGGTAATTGGGACTTTGATTTTCAATCCTTCACGGATGTGTGGAAAACTTCCTTTTTTGACATATGCTAATGTCATGTGCGGATGATAATCTGGATAACTGTCTTCATTGGGATATTGATCACATCGTTTTCTGAGTTCCATTAGTGTTGGATTGTTTTTATCAACATCAAATTTAACAACGTCGTATTTTTCATTGTTAAATTGAGACAGTGAGTGTAAAATAATATCAAATGGTTTTACCCCTTTTAATATTGTTGCGATATCTTTACGTTGCAAATCGGGAATAAACCCGTACTTAAGTGTTACGTGAGGTTCTTCATCGTAACCATATGTAGGATCGTTTGGATCTGTATATAGTATTTCAGGTGGAATTGCTGTCTTGCCAATACGAACGATATGTGGACCATATGTTGGATCCACTCTTGCCATCAGGCATCCTTTTTCTAAATGACGATTTTCTGTTAACATAACTTACCAATACTTTCCTTTGCTCTTGGTTCCCAAACTTTTGATTCGGTGACTACGACAACTCCAATATCCAGCTGTAGTACGATCTTTTTTCTGTGAACATTTGTGCCGTGCTCTAAAACTTTTTCTACGAGCTTTACTACTAGCACGTATTCTCATTTTAGGATCGCCGAATGAAACTTTTTTGATGTTGCCACTCTTACCTCTAACATACACCGCAAACTTTTTTGCACCGCCTGGAGTTCTAAATGGACGATTCAAATGTACAGTTCTACCTCGGTGTTTAACTTCTAATAATTCATCCTCGTCTTCTTCAATAGGAGCATCCAAATATACTTCACGGCCTTCATATACTCCTATTTGACCCAAATCACTCTCGATCATTTCAAGGTCATCATCATTTAGTTCGATCAAATCTTTTTCGTATAAATCACGTACTTCGTTGATCAATTCAAAATACTTTTCTGAATATGTTCTAAAAACGTTTTCTGCTAACGAAAGACCCTTATCTAAATGAAATTTAAGTTCAGATGAAACTACAACTTTTTGAGTCAGTTTCATTGGTTCTGGAACGTAATTTTGTCCAGCTAATATACCGGATAGTTTAATCATGTAGTATAAATATATGAGGGTTCATATAAAACAAAATTTTCACGTTTAATTTATGATGACACAACGTGTAATAACTATTGAAACAAAAAACCCCACTCTTTCGAGTGGGGTTTGTTTAGACTTTATCGTCTAGCCAAGATTATACTTGGTCGAGATCGCCGACAAGAATCTTGCCGTAGAACTCAGGACGTACAATCTTCTTGGCGTAACGAGTCATCACACCACGACGTGGCGTGAAGTTGACTGGATCGTATACCAATGGGGTTTGTACGAGTGGGATGTATGGAGCGTATACAGCACCTGTTTCGAGGAAGTTATTTCCACGGAAACCAACCAAGATGGTATTTTCTACCATGTATGGGTTCTTGTATACTTGGAAACGTGAAGCGAAGGTACCGACCTTGCTTACACCCATTGCGAACTTAGCGCTGTCACCATCGGTGTTGACAACATAGCCTGGAATAGATTCCAAGATAGTTGCAACGTCTGGTGAGCAGACGAGGAAGTTAGCACCACCACGAAGTGTCAATTGGTGAATCTTGTTAGAGACCTTTTGGATCTTGTTACCAAGAGTTTGGAACCATGTTGACTTGGTGTAGTAACCACCTGTACCAGCAACTGTAGTGTCGGTGATGACGCCACTGTCACTGATTTCACGGTTGATCTTAGCACTCCAACGAGCCGTGGTGACAGCTGGAGCGTTGGTGATCAACATGTCGAGGATTTCGAGGTCGATTTCCATCGATACGTATTCACTCAAGAGAGCAGTCAATTCTGCTTCTGCGTCAATGCTGTGATAAGCATTCAAGTCTTGAGCAAGTTCTGGGGTCCAGACTGCCTTCAACTTACGAGTCTTAGCGACGATTGGTTCGCTCTTCAACTCAAGGTTGACTTCTGGAATACCGATGCTTGGAGCACCTGTACCGTCTGTACCACCACCGTTTGCGGTGTTGTCTTCGAAGTCACCACGGTTACTGTCCTTAGGTTGGACACTGTAATTAATGGTCAAACTTGCCGAAGCAGGATTTGAACCAGAAACAACGAAGGTTACTTCAGAACCGTTAATTGAGGTGAATTCTGGGAAGTAGGTAGTAATACCAGTACCAGTGATCTTGAACGAACGAACACCATTTGCATCGAACACATTTCCTGCAGCGCTTGAAGCACTGTAGAAGTTGGTCGTGGTCAATGTGTAAACATTTCCACTAGCAACAGATGCGCTGTAGTCAGAATCAAAGTTTACACCACTCAAGCTAGTGACGGCAGCACGACTTGCGCTGATGATCGAAACACTTTGATCGTTGATCGAATAACCGAAGCGGCCTGGGCCATAAAGACCACCGGTAGCGCTGTCAGTCGATCCGAGCTTGGTTCCTGTACCACCGAACAACGAACTGTAGTTGTTAGCGGTGTCCTTGGTGAATACACCATTGTTGGTGCCATACTTGAAGTCTAAGTAGAAGATAAGACCGCTTGGGAGATTCATTGGTTGAACCGAGACGAATTCCTTAGCAGCAATCTCTGCGAATACACGGCGAACAAGTGGGAGAGCAACGCCTGCCCATTGTTCACTGTTAGCCGAAGTACCCGTTGAGGTAGCTTCGTCAAGCAATTGCTTTGCTTGGTTTTCCAAGAGGATCGACATGTTTGCCTTCTCGACGCCGTTAAGACCTTCAAGAAGACCAGTCTGATCCCACTTTGATTGCAATCCACGGGTCTTGGCCATAAGCTCTGCCTGTGGATTCATGTTTGTAGTCAATAGTGACTTAATATCTGCACTCATGTTTATTTTCCTTGTTTAATTTGTTGTTGTTAAGACATTAGATTACTTTTTGATACCAGCAAGTGTCTTAAATCTTGCTGCCATCTCATTAGCACCAGCAACAATTTCTTGAGCTGGTTTTGTACTTGCAACTGGTTTACTTGCCAAACCTTCGGTGATAGTAGTTGCAGTTGTATTCTTTTTCTTGACAACTGATGCACCCAAATTAAACGATTCGGCCATAATTGCGTATGTCAACTTGACTTCACGTACATTCGTAGTGAGGTCAAAGCTTTCCACAACCTTCATCTTCTGTTCGTTATTCAAGCTGAATTGCTTAAATAGCTTGTTGGTATAAAGCAATTTAGCATTCAACAAGTTAACTTCATTGATTTGGCTGCGTAAAATTTCCACAGTCTTGTATGCTTCATCACGCTCAGCGGTAACTTCACGGAGTTGTTCCTCCCAAGCACTTTCATCTGTTTGTTCAGCATCGTCTTCTTTTGACTCTTCTTCGCCAGAACCCTCTTCAAGTTCAGCAAGAAGTTCATCAAGATTGACTTCTTCAACACCATCTTCAGCGACTGGAGCAGCTGGAGTGGTATCTACCGGTGCGGCAGCAGCATCAACTGGAGCAGCTGGAGCAACAGGTGCAACGGCAGCATCAACTGGAGCAGCCGGAGCAACAGGAGCGGCAGCAGCGTCAACTGGAGCAGCCGGAGCAACAGGAGCGGCAACAGCGTCAACTGGAGCAACAGGTGAGACGGCAGCATCAACTGGAGCAGCTGGGGCAACCTCTCCCTCTTCTTCAAGACCACCATCTTTTTCAAGTTCAGCGATAATTTCTTCCAAGTCCTTATCAGTGATTTCCTCGACTCCTTCTTCTTCGATGGTACCAGAAACATGTCCAGCGGACTTGCCTGGGTCTTCGGTCTTATGATCTTCTTCCTCGATAGTACCAGAAACATGTCCAGCGGACTTGCCTGGGTCTTCAGAGTGTGATTGTGCAACAGGCTTCTTATTTGATCCCGCTCCAATACCAGACGGAGCTACTGATTCATCTTCAGCAGTTTCGGTCTTCAATCTCTCAGCGAACATTGCTTGGATACGTTCGCCAAATGCTTCTTCCAATGCGACTTTTGCATTAGCGAGAGCAGTTGCGCGAACAGCCTTAGCGTCCGCAAGCGCTTCTTTCAATAAATCTGACATATTAGTATTTTCCTTGTGGTTCTGAAGTTATTGGGGAGAACTTCAATAAGAATTGATATTCGTCTGGCAACAAAGAAGTTGTCGCATTTCGATATAAATATACACAAAAAATACAAAGCTACAAAATTATTGAAATTTGTATAGATCGTTGGTCTATTTATATCATTATGCCGGCGAAATCACTTGCTCAACAACGTTTAATGGGATTGGCTCTGTCTGTAAAAAGAGGCAAAAAAAGCCTTTCTAGTTTACCAAAAGGGCTTCAAGTCAAAATCAAACCTTTATTACAAATGACAGACAAACAATTATCCGACTATGCAAAAAGTAAATTAAAGGAATTGATTGCTGGTATTATTCAAGAAATTATAGCAGAAGACGAAACATCTGCAAATGTAGAAAAAAAAGAAATCGAGATTCCGGATTTTGAAAAGTATTTAAAATTGCCTCAAAACATTGGTATATCTTTCACACAACAAGAAAAAGATTCGACCAATATTCCAAACCTAAAACCTCCGTTTTCAAAAAATGTATTTGAAATACGATACAAAAGCACCGAGGATGTTGTAGACGATGGTAAGTTTGTAAAAACAAACAAAACAACCGTCGTAAAAAAGATACGTACCGGAAACAATATCGTGTATAAAACATTTACTCTTATTGAACCATCACAACCTCAACAAAAACAAGAACCCGTTGATTCAGCCGAAAAAACAGAACCTACAAAGCCAGAAACAAAAAAAGTAATTGAAATCACTTCGAATAGTTTTACCACTGTACAAGGTAATCCGGAATTATTTATTGAGTTTCTCAAAGATGTCAACGAAGATATAGGACTCTAATATGGATAAAGTAAGCAATATCGTGACGTTTCACAATCCTAATGTTGGGGGAAAACACCCACATCAGATTCAATCATCAGCGATTACACATACGTTAAAAGGTGAAAAAACCCAATCACATCCTACTTTAGTACCATTGAAAGAATGGAAACCAGGCGATGTTGAATTGTTTGCTAGTATGGGATTTTCTCACGGTGGATCTGGTGAAGAAGGATACTACATGGAAGAAGAAATTCATTCATCAGTAGATTATGAACCACAAAAATATCTCCGTAGAATATCAAGAACAAAAGATCATAAATGGTGTTTGGAAAGAAAATCAAATAATACACCCGATAACAACTATGCTCTTGAAAAAACATTTCATACACTTATAGGAAACGAAAAAAATCCCGGATTGTTGGATTATTTTGATACTTTAACTGAAGATTTGACCGAACGAATATATTTATACAAGAATATGAAACTCAAAACCATTTTAGAAAATTTGCCTCCAGCCGCCCCTCCGTCACCGGCCAGACAAGATATTGTTCCTGTAAGCCAACATGCTCAAGCCGAAGGATCTGTCGTTCAACGTGGACTAACAAAAGAACAGAAGAAAATGCTTCAGTCTCTAGTAAGTGAATACAACAGATATAACGAAGTATTAGAAGCACGTAAAAACCTAATGGAGGTCGCTAACAAAATGGCAAACATTGGTGAGTTGGCAGAAGCTTATCTTACCGAAAAAGTTCATGAAGGTAACAAGGATGAAAACGCTTGGTTTGAAGAAAAGACTATTCGTCGAAATATGACCGAGATTAAAAAGATGGCAACAGAGTTTAAAAAGATGGCCGCCGATTGTGACGAATCAATGAGAAATATGCAAACACTGTATAAAGAATGTGGAATGGTATTGGAACGATATTTCCACATGGACTAAATCAATCATCTAACAAAAAAGAACCCACTCGAAAGAGTGGGTTTTTTATTCACATTGTTGGTCAGAAGAACTTTTTATAGACCGTGTGTTCTTCTAGTTCCGGATTATCTTTATCTGATGTTCTTTGATCTGGTTCTCCGCCAGACTTATCCATCTCACTGTCCTTTTTATTCTTTTCTTGTCTAGCCTTTTCAGCTGATTTCAACTTTTTGTCTTCGATGGCCTTTTCCAACTCAGTCGTATCATCCCGTTGTGAACCAATTACATTGAGTTTTGATATCAATTCTTTACCTTTAGGATCTGCATCATCTAACTCACCTTTTTTATCAAACGATGGGTTAGCAATCACACCAAGACTCATCCATTTATCGTCTACAAATCTAAAAACTTGGCCATCACTCATTCCACCCAACTCTTTGTTTTTTGCAACAACTATCGTACCATTTTTTGGTTTCTGTGTTGTCGTTGTTGGTCCTAACAAATCCATGCCTTGAAACAACGAATCGATTGTTTTGTTGATCTTAATATTTGGATTCACCTTTCCGGTGACAATATCAAAAATATCCAAAATATTTCCAATGATCGGTTTCACGGTCGATCTAGTAGCTTTTGTAGGGTCGAATGTTTTCAACGAAACTGACAAATCATTCAATTTAGTTAAAAATGCCTTTACCAATCGGATATCTTCAACTGTTAATTGTGATGTCTGATCGGCCTCAGTTATTGGAGGGGTTGTCAATACAGGAGGTACGCCGGTAGGTATAGACGTTGACGATTTGTTTTTCTTACTTACAGATTGACGTAGTTCAAATGCGATATCAACCAATAGAGGAATGAGAGACTTAATTTCTTTTGTAATAGCAACAATATCACCCGAAGTAATATCTTCAGCCATCATTGATCTTCTAAGAGCAGAAACATTTCCTCCCAAATTTTTTTGTAAAGATGCAATGTTTGATTTATTAGATACTGAGTTTTTGATAGCGTTGACAAGTGCTTTTACATACTTGATATTAGTTGGATTAGAAGCGTCCAACTTCAACATCTTTTGAAGACGTGGAACCAATGTGCCGGACACAATTGGATTCAACTTAGCTACAGCCAGCTTTTTTGTCAATCGTGGAGTTACTGTGACAGATGGTGATACGGTAGCAGAAGATGTACTAGATGATGGTGCAACTGGTGAAGATTGATCACTAGTCGATGACCCAGGCGTCGTTCCAGGCGCACCTGGCGACACAATAACCGGAGGAACACCGGCTGAAGAAGGTGTTCCAGCCTGACCACCAATCAATTTATTATCAGTCAAATATTTCAATATAGATTGAAATCTGGATCCTTGAGACTGCATGAATTCAATTGCATTTTTTCTACCGACTGGAGTTTTTGCTCCTGGCAAATTGAACATTGTTGCGAAATCATCAAGAAAATCGTTGTATGCCTGATTCTTACTTGTGTATTTTTTGACAAATGTTTTGAACAATGACATAGCAGCAGCATCTTTGCTGTCCTGTGTCTTTGATGAACCAGGCATTACATTTTTTACGGCTTGACCGGTTCGTGCTAAATTAGCCTTTAATCTGTCAAAAAATGCTTCTTCCATATGGTTATTTTATTTCTGAGATGATGTCCCGAATCAAACTTTCAACTTTTTCGTACTTGTTACTTACAGTTCGTTCTACAGACTCCTTGAGTGTTCCGGATGGAAACATAAATGCTCCTCTGGTTGATGGATTGCTTACAAAATCGAATGCAATCAACTCAAAGTCATCTTGTACTTCATCTGCGTTCTCACGAACGTTTTTACGAACACTACCAAGACCACGACTACTAATTCCCAACTTGATTCCTGCTTTTAAAAGTTGTTTCAAAATATTACCATTTGGTGTAGGCAATATTTCAACCTTTCCGATCAAATCGTCACCGCTCCACATCATTTCAACTACATTGTGACTGACGTTTTGAAGATTAACAACACTGCTATCAGGATGATCGAGTTCGCCCAATGCACGACGTTCTTTTACGAAATTTTGATCGTATTTTTGAACTTCACGTTCCAAAATATCTTTGGGATATACACGGCCATTTTGATTTTTAGCGTTAGCTCTTTGAAGTACGCCTTGTACCAATATGGTTTTATTTGGATCATCAAACGATTCGTTGAGTGAACCCACTGGTTCGAAAAATATCCAATTGTTTAGTAATTCTTTTGCGTCCATATTAAGATGGTTTTTGTTGTGTTGGTGCAACAGGTAAAGATGGTTTAGAAACAACAGGTTGTTTTTCAGTTGGTGATTGAACCACTGGTTCTTTTGGAACGCTTGGCTTCTTTTGTTTCTTTGGTTTTAATGGTTCTCCCTGTCCAACGATAGTAATCTTAAAACCGGTTTTTAGAAAATATTCCTTGTCGTTTTCATCACGTAGAATCACAACATATCTATCGTAAAAATAATCCAAACTGGTAGATGTGACTGATATTGTATAGTCACGAATAGGTTGTCCATATCCTTTTGATGCTTGTATTGATACTTTCTTACCGAGAACCCGAGCGTTCAAATTTCGAAGAAATGCTGCTTTTGATTGTTCAGTAGCATTAGCTATTTTGGTTTCAAAATCCGAAAAATCCGTACTGACATTATAATCGACAGCACCCGGAGGCAATGGTTGTCCTCCTGCTGTCGATTGTACATCTTGTTCAGAAAGCAATTTAACTAGTGAAATCATAATTATTCTATGCTTCGAAGTTTAGTACCGATTGATTTTAGTCGAGCCTTAATTTCAGAAATTCTATGAGATGTTCTTTTCCATAAATCGTCTTTTGACACACCCATCTCAGTTTTCAGTTTTTCATTCATCGACATCAAAAAATCAACTTCTCTTAACATTTTTGTAATTTCTTGCGTCAATAGTGATATTTTATATGAGTTTTTTTTTGGAAAAGTCTTGAGTCGGTTATATCTAGAAGTAGCTTCATCCAATTTATCTAGTTCTTTTTCAAGGTGTTGGATGACTTTTTTTCTCTTTTGTTGTTTAGCAACAGCCAATCGACGCTTAAGCAAATATTGATCGGTACCATCCGATTTTCCATCGTTATTTACATCCGAATCTTCGTGACCCACCGGGTCTAATTTTTTACTCTTTTTCTTTTCTTCGTCGATTTCCTTAGCAACACTAAACCCCAAACCTTTCATTGCGTCGGTTGCTTTTTTACCATGACGTTGACCTCTTTGTGAAAACGCAAATGGTCCAGTAACAGGGGCAACGGCTCCTGTACCGGTCATTTCATCGAGTTCTTGACGAATAAGACGTTTAATCAACTCTTTGAGTTTATCTTCGCCAGTAATCAACTTTGGGGTTTTTGGTTTTTTGTCGCTCATATTACTTTACGCTATTCAATTCTTTAATCAATTCATATGACAAAAGCAAAGTCATCACATGATTGTCTTTAACAATAGTTGTTGGTTTTATACGTTCCAACACTTTAGTAATTTCGTTCAATTTGATTTGAACCACCGGATTGTCTGAAATTTTTGCTGATAATGTAGAAATTTCTGTTTTAACAGTCTCGACCTCTTCACATATAAACTTTGAAAGCGCATTTGTATTGGATACGTTCAAAATATATTCTCTGATGAGTCGTTTTTGTCGGTCGTTAAAGTTTTTATACTTATCATTTACACTTTCCAACAAAATCTTATATGTGAGCAATCGAATATCTTCACTTTGTTTTTTATAGTGTTCTATCAATTTTTCTTCACTGTCATTTTTACGAACGGTTTTGTTTAGTAGTGATTCATTGATAGATTCTCGCGCCTGAACCAAATCCTTCAATTCTGATTGGGTAGATGACCGATTTTCGAAAATTTTATATATTGATGCCAACGTTCGGTAGTTTTTGATATTGGCTTTTAAGAAACTCTCAATCGGATAAATGCTTTTGATTTCTCGGATCAATTCGTATTTTTGTTGTGTTAATTTCTTTTCATCAATCTTGGATCGTGATTCCAACACCACATTGACAATCCGTTCAGCATGAGCTGCATCTCTTGCTTTCTCGTTCAGTAGAAAGTTGTATAGTTGATACTCCCTGCCCAATTCAGTATTTTCAGTAAAATACTTGAAAAGAATTTGTTTTGCTGCTGACTCATTTTTTCCGGACAAAATGTCGGCGGTTATTTGTCTGGTGAGCAGCTCAAACAAAATTCCTGTATTTTTGAACTTTGAATGCTTAGATTTGCGCATACTATTAGTTATAAGGTATAAATATATCAATGTTTTTTGAAACTCCCATATTTATTATTCCATAATATTGGTTTCATCCATCAAAGATTTATTACTATTTTCGGATAGCAATTCTTGTTTTTCTTGTTTAAGTGTTTTGAGATAACTGTCCAATTGTGTTAGATTATCTTTTGGTATTCCTACAGACTCTAAACTGAACGGAGATCCCCCAGCAAATTTGTGGGTAATACTCATATCAGATTTAAAAGATCTATTGTTTTCCAAATTGCCAAGTACATCTTCTCCAAACGGATAATCGCTGGCCTTTTTAATTCCCGCCTGAGAAGGACGTTCGTAGTCAGATTTCTTTTCTTTTAGTGGAGGCGATCCTGATTCTTTACCACTAGTTGGTGGTTCTGGTTCACCCGGTGGTTCTGCACTAGGTTTGCTTTCGGATCCCATGGTATCAGTTGAACCGTCTTTGTTCACTTTTTGGAATGATTTTGCTGGGTCGTTTCCTTCGTCTTCTATTTGTTTGAATCGATATGCTTGTTTTGCATCGTCCACAATATCGTTCTTCAATGAAGCAGCATCATCATCTGACATGTTAAATACCTCACGATATACCCATTTTTTGCTAAACATCTTGTTTTCAATCATGTCTTTAGCAACACTGACTTTATCTGACCAAATTGCAATTTTCTCTTTTTCAAATACCGTGGATGGATTCGTTAGTTCAAGACTAAAATCAACCAAACTTGCATCACGATATCCTTGAGCATATAAATGAACAATACCAATCTTGACTAGTTCGCTAATTATGATTTGTTGAATACGTTGAATTGTACGTGAAAAACGAACATCTTCTTGAGCCAGTGTAGCCTTACCACTCAAATCTTCGTCATAACTCAAAAATGCTTTTGGAATCTTCAAGGCTGCCATCATCTTTTTACGAAGATATTCAATGTCATCCGTACCAGTAAATTCCATGCCACTAAGCGTATCAATTGATGTTCCACTATCACTACCACGTACTGGTAAGTAAAAATCTTCAACCATGTTTTGAAGATTGAAACGAAGGTTATAATCACCAGTCTTTTCATCGATATAAGGAACCTTCTTCATTTTACTGATAACCTTTTCCATATAGTTATCAATTTCATTTGGAGGAATGTTACCCACATCGATTTTGAAAATACGTTTTTCGGGAGCACGCATGATACGATGAATCAACATTGCATCTTCCATCAAACTCAACTGTTTCCAAACCCGACGAGCACTCTCTAACATACTCTTTCCGTATGGTAGAAAGTTACTATCACTCAACAAACGAAAATGTGCTACTTGATAGTTTTCAAGATCTTCAACTTTTCCACCATCCGGTAAATTCACTTGAAACTTAACATAATTCTTATTATACAAATCACTGTTTTCAACACGGGTCACATTATATGCACTAATTGGTTCTACCATGTAAACGCCGTATTCAGGACTAATGTACAATCGAAGATAGAAATCGCCATACTTACACATATTTCGAGTATAACTCCACAAGTTAAACTCGATATTCATAATATCATAATACAGATTTCGGAGAATCTGTTTAATGTTATCATTTGGGCTTTTAATAATAAGCATATCACCCATCTCATTACGAGTGAGTGATTCGTCGGCATAAATGTCCAAAGCAGAACTCAAAATCGGATCCATATCCATCGTATCATAATCACGAAACAATTCGATACGAGCTGCTTGATAACTGAGGGTAAAATCTCTACTATATTGATTATAAGCCGAAGTACGAATACGATTGAAACGGTCTCTGAGTGTGTTTCTATCAGTCGCATATGCTACTTCATCGGTATCGACGACTTTCAACTTTTTACCACCTACGTTACGTACTATAACGTCTGTAGAAAAAAGTCTCTTTAGACGAGCGAATAGTGATCTGCTTTTTAAGTCTGTCGGTTGATCTGCCATATATTTGCTAATAAATAGTGTAATTTCACGATAATAACCAAGTTAAACTCTCTTTTTGATGTTTATCACTAACCGCCATCTGCCATTGTTGTTGTGCAGATACGTTCTTTGTACTATATACAGGACTTGTAACATCAGTTTTCGACCTATTGATATGATCCAACATATTTTTTGTAAGATCCGTTGACTGTTGCCGTAATTTAAGAGCTGTGTCTCGTACCCAAAATCCTATACCAAGTGACATGATCAAATCGTCATGATAGTTTTTCATGGCCTCCGCGCGACCGTTGTTCCAGATAAATGTATAAAACTCGTCGATAGTACGGGTGGACTGAATATTGACCTCTTTTTCTCTCATATAACTTTCCAATCGAGAGATAATTAACTGTCGAGTAACAGATGTAGTTGTAAACCCAGGCGTCATTTTTTTCTCCTGTGAGTTAATCTTATTGGTCATTTGATTTTCTACATCGACATATTTCAAGTCAGCACTGCTATAAAATAGATTTGGATATTTTCTATCAATAATCTGTTGAATAGTTCCCCATCCAACTGCCATATTTTCTACAACCAACAAAGCATTATTATACTCTGTTGAAATATTAACTAACAAGTTACCATAATCTTTAGTAGATATCTGTCCCTTGTATTCACCTACCTGTGTAAAAGTCTCTGCATCAATTATATGAAATGCACTATAATCTGACCCATCACCGCGTGCTACGTCAGCAGAAACTAGATATGATCGCTTATAATCCGGATATTCCCAGATCCACATCGATTTGTCCATACCCCTAGTCTCGACCGGCGGTCTTACTTTGGTTTGTTTGTAAAAATCCAATACTGGAACCTCAACAACCGTATTACCGGATGTAGCGAAATCACAATCACATTCTTGGGCAGACATTTTTGGTCCCAAGAGCTTAGTTTGTTCATCTCTCCACGATTGATCTCGTTCGGGATGTAAATGCCATGGAAGTCTAATCGTATGAAACTTGTTCTTTTTAGCTTCTGCATCAACCCATGTTCTGTGGAAAAAATTACCGACACCATTTGGTGTGGACAAAACAATTGCTTTTCCACCCGTCGATAGAGTAGACTGAGCAGATGTCCATATTTCGTCAATGTTGTCGATGAATGCAGCTTCATCAATAATCAACATCGACAAAGCAGCGGAACGGCCTGCTGTGCCAGAGGACGATACTGCTTTAATTTGTGACCCGTTTTTGAGACGCAAAGACAAACGATTGTCTTCTACACATGGAACTTTCAACCAACTTGGAAGGTTGTCGTTAGCAAAACGAACACGGGTAACGATTTCCTTGGAAGTTTCTTGTGTAATACTGATACACAAAATGTTCTTGTCACTGTGAAAAACCATCAACCACAAGCTGTATGCACTACTTAATGTAGTAATGCCCAGCTGACGGCTTTTAAGAATGATGTTATAATCATTATCTATGATTTCACGCAAAGACTGATCTTGAAACGGATACAGTTCAAAAGGAATAGTTCCCCGTTTTGGATGTTGAATTTTGACGTACTTTTTCATAAAGTACATCGGATTTTCAAGGCACTTTTTATACTCTGCCTTGATGATATCCCTCAATGATTTTGTATCATTCGACATGATTTAATGCCTCAATTTGATTTTGTAACTTTAATATAGTTTTGTTGATCTTCTTGAGATCTTTTTTGAGATCTTTAATTATCAAATCTCTTCGTTCAATTGTCCATACATCTACCGTGCCATCTCCGTTTGGAAATGAAATCTTCTGATTCGACTCAACAAAGTTTAGACTTTCTTCTATTTTTGTTTTCAGGTCCTTTGAAATACTCAGCTGATTTTGTAAAACTTTCTTTTTTTCGTAATCTTCAAACTTTCCTTGAAGTCGCAATTTCGATTCGAACTTTACTACACATTCGTGACACCGACCGGTTTTATTGAAAAACACTTGATCATATTTATTACCCCACTTAATCTCCATTTTACAATCTTTGCATACTTGTTTAGTAGCATCTATAACATTGGAACTGATATTGTTAATGGCTTTTTTGAAGCCATTTTTCTTTATCCATTTTTTTCCTTTAGAATCGGTCCATATCTCACCTTCTTTTCGTGATGCAAAATCCGAATCAGCGGTATAACCCACTTGAATAAAAGGACGCTCTCCATTCAGATAGTCCCTGACGATTGCTAAATTACTTTTTCCTGATGCTCTTTTCATATAACTGGTTTTTTTGGTAAGTGTCGTTGTGAATCAATAATATTTCCCGACTGTATCAATATATCATGTGGAGTGTGTTTAAGTTGTTGTTTTTCAATAAAAACCATTCCACACGCAAAATGAATATCCGAAATTGTATTGGTGTATTTGTTTATTCTTTGTGGTGATTGAATATATCCATTTATGTCATCGATCAGATTTTTTGAAAATTCAATCATTGTATTTGGATTTTTGTATCCTCCACCAAAATACTCCCAATATGAGGTGTGAATGTCTTCGATGAGATAAATACCACCATCGTTCAAATAATCAAATAGAAAATCGAAACTAAAAAGTTGATGTGAGTTGACATGTGATCCATCGTCAATAATCACGTCGAACGATTTGTATTTATCAACAATAGATCTCATAAAAATAGGATCGTTTTGATCACCGATTTCGATGGTAATATTTGTGTCTTCGTATTGTTTTGATTCTGGATTAATGTCAATTCCTACGATTTTTGCATTTTCTCCAAAGTAATTTTTCCACATTTGAAGAGAACCACCTTTGTCTACACCTATTTCTAGAATTCTTACAAACTTATTCTGATACTTGGAAAAATATCGATGATACTTTGTGAAATAAGAATCCCATTTATAAATTTGTTTATTGGTTGATTTACAAAAAATATCAACATACGTGTCGTCAAAACTCTTATTCTTCCTGAAAATTCCAATCGAATCTTCCCACAGATCTGGGTCTGTATGACTATTTTCTTTATCTACATAACTTTCAACAAGACTGATGTCGTAATTGTTTTTTCTGGCCCATTTTTCCAACGACTTCCAACTATCTGCGTAAAATCTCCAACAATCTTGTGGACATGCATGGTATCTGCCATTTGACGGTGCCTGAATGTAAATGTATCCACCAGTCTTAATCAAACGACACATTTCTAAAAATGTTATCCAATAAAACTCATCGTGTTCGAAACAGGATGAAGATGTAATTATGTCGGCGGATTCGTCTTTGAACGGCGTGCTCTCGTTTTTACATACAATATCGACATTTGGTCCCGGACACATATCAATACCGATATACTTGTGTTTCTCAAATATAGGTTTTAATGTTCCATTGATGTCATAAGAACCAAAATCAATAACAACTGCGTTTTTTGATAAATTGGTGCAGTATTTGGTATAAAATTTTTGTGCGTTAATTTGTGCAGAAATGTGCATAACTTATTATTCGTAATCAGTTTAAAAATGTATTGTCAAAAACTTTAATAGCCTTGTTGTAAGAATTCTTCGTCTCGTCGGATGTATTATCAGTAAATTGCCAGTGCCAAAACAATTCGGGTGGTGTCTTAAACCCATAAAATTCCAATACCTGTTGTTGTGTTTGTACCACGTCTTTTCCATTCCAATTTTGTCCTACGGCGATTAATCCCGCATCGATATTTTTTACTATATTTGATTCACCCAATGTAGTATGTCGATTTTCAATCCAAGTCAATCGTTCTATTAACTTTTGATATATACTATTCGTCTGGCCCCAACGAATTGATATAAAAAACAAAACCACATCACTTTCAAAAAGTTCTTTTGTTATTTTCCACAGTTCATCATTTTTATTGTTTATGCTGGCCCAACATCTAAGATGCCCAGTTGGATTCTTTTCTTTATCTTTTACTACAGAGTCTTTGGTACCACAGTGATTTCCTGTTTTTGAAGATACGTTGCCTTCACAAACACAAATGTGAAGTTTGCTTGCATCGATTAAAGTACATTTGTCAGTACCCAATTTTTCAACAATTGATTGAGCAAGTTGTGTAGATTTAGGAATGTCATCTTTATGTCCTTCCCATCTGTTTGATGTAGTAATTAACAATACTTTCTTTTTTGATTCCAAATATTTTAATGTCTTTTCAAGACGCAACGAATGTCTTTCAGCATTTTGTTCGCTGGAAGATTGATTAGACTCAATAAGAAAATCACTTAATTTAACCATGGTAGTTATAAATATACAGAAAATTACGGATTATACGCTGGAACTTTATATCCTGATATATCCAACCATTTATCTGGCTGTTTTAATGGTCGATTAGAGGTCCACCCCGGTGTCACCGAAGATGCGTTTATAGTCACTGGTATATTGACACCACCACCGGCTGGAACGGTGACTGTACCAGTTATTCCGCTTATTGACGACACGTCGGATTCAGGTGTAGTCGCAGGACCGTTATTCGCAATAGTTGCTGATGTAACAGCAACACCGTTAGGATCAAAAGTTGCAAGAGCATATAAATTAGAATAAACAAGTTTGTTGTTTATATCGAATAACTCTGCTTTAAATTGAAATTGTTGATTTTTTATTTCCGTTTGACACGGTACAATGACGGTAAAAATTTGTGGTGAGAACGCTGGATCTGAATAGGTACTAAACGTAAGATTAGATATGATCACATCACAATTCTTAGTATAAATTACAATAGTTCCACAAAAATCGTTTTCAAACTTACTATAAAATTTTACAGGATCGTCAACTAGATATAAGGACGAACTGCCTATACCAAGAACAATTTCTCCAAGTTTAATTCCTTTTGCATCGTTAAAATCAAAATCACCATTTATACGAGTTAAAAGAGACGAGGTGAAGTAAATACCCAATGTAGCGGTGTTCGATAGACCCGAATTATGTTTAGTAATTATTGCATTGAACGATAGTTCGTGGGGGATATTAGCCGAACATGATATAAAATTGTTATCATATATTAGTGGAGTTACTGGTTCCGAATACGGAATATACGTTCCGTCTCTAGTACCAATGTATGTATCATTCTTAACAATGACATACTCTTCGTCTGATACACCGCCATTGTTAACAATTTTCATACCATCCATCAACTGACTTCCGTCTCTAGATATGACAATGTTGTTGGAACTTGTAAACCAATAGTTTGTTACAAATTTATTTTCACCAAGTGATCCTGAAGGAAATGACCCGAGTGATGCGTAGTAACTATTTTGACTGTTTGTATCTACTAATAAGTTAGTATTTGTTATTGGTGTGTCTGATAAAACTTGATATCCAACCGGAGAATTAAGACTTTTTCTATACAATTTGTGACGATATACATTACCACAGAACGTATCAATATCAGAATATTCAACGACCGCTATAGATTGTGAGTATTGAGGAATTTTTGTAGAATCATATGGTATGATACTTGCAGTCATACTGAACGTGCCCTGCGTAACATCGACCAGAGTTTTCTTATTTCTGGAGTCTATTACATAGATCGGATATTTTAAACGAATAGTAGTATCATTGATTATCTCTGATATTATATTGCGATCAGTAAATGTGGATATACTTGCATCATTAATTTGTGTAATTGTTAATGATATCTCCGAATCCACCATAGATGCCGCATTTTTAAATCCTGACACTGCATTTCCATCAATCGTATTAATTGTCAACTCCGCTCGATAATCAACATTTTGTTTGGTTGGATCGAATAGACCATAATCGCTTCCTTTGGCCGGTGTGACACAATAGGACTTGAATGTACCAGATAGGGTTCTTAGAATTTTGGCCGAAGACGTGTTACTTTGATTGCCACCGACCACAATAGTAGGCGTGACCGTCAACTGTGGTGGTTTATAAAATACAACCGTGGAAATATTTGGCACAGACGGGTTTATCTGAATGTTACCAACCCATCTTACTTTTTTACCATTAACTGTTGTTCCGACCAAATAAAGTTTTCCGACTCCGACCTTTGCAATGCTATACACATAAACAGATACTCTTAAAGCACCACCTTCGGTATACGCAATATTGTTTGATTTTGCAACCTCAACGTATAAAGAGTTATTTTCAGAATCCAAAACCTCAATTTCAATATTCGAATTTTTAGCTAAATACTGAGATCCATTGATCAAGAAGGTATTTTTTCCACCCGTAAACTTAGGATCATATTCGGACAATATGAAGTAATTGGATAAAAACCCGTTGTCTTCTATATCAACGGGTCGTTTACCCAAGTTAAGTGTTTGACCAGACTTTCGTATATTTGAAATAAGCGCCATATGTGTACTGTCAGTACATACATATGGTTTTATTGATAATTTATCTTCGAAAACCCACCATCTTTGTTTATTTCAATACGAGTGTCAACCATGTCTTTCATAACGTCCAAGTGACTAATGATCCAAATAAAGTCAAAATTGCTCTTCAGATATGAAAACAAAACACCCATCACAGCCAAATTATCAGAATCAGCACATCCAAACCCTTCATCTATGGCAATGAAATTTGGTCTGGGTAGATTTGAAACATTGATCAACGCAACTCGTATAGCAAGAGAACTTACAAACTGTTCCAATCCACTTGCTAGTTCTATCTTCCATTTCGAATCCTCGTATACAATATACGTGATTATGTTTTTACCATCTGTTTGAAGAGACAAGGTAAAGTCCACAATTTGATTTAGAATATTGTTTACTTCTTTTTCGATTTCTGGAAGGGATTTTGAGATCAACATATACTGCAATCCATCCCTAGACACAGCTTCTTCATATACAACGTATGATTTCCATTGTTTTTCCAATCGTTTTACCTCCTCATACAATTGTTCGGATTTGATTTTTTGTGCTTGCCAGCTAGCAATCTTACCAGACAGTTCAGTCAATGTTCTGTTGGTACTGGAGATTTTAAAGTCAACATTCTTCAAAGACTGTTTGATTTTGTCAATAACAGATTGAACCCGAACGTTTACTTCAATAGAGTCTTTGGATTCATAGTATTGTGTAATCTGCTGTTCGTATTTTTCCAGATTAGATGTTTCTATAGTTATGGTGTTTTCTCTACGGAGTTGTTCGTTATTCAGTCTGTTGATTGTATCATTCAGTTTGACCGACTGTTCTTTTGATGTTTTGTATTCTTGATATTGTGACACAACATCCGTGAGTTCGTCGATCTTGGATTTGATTTCTGAGATCTTCGACATGACAGATTTAACTTCAACCTTATCGTTCTCAAGATCTTCCTTGGTCTTGATTGCATCTTTGACAAATATGTTGTTGACGCAAAAATCACAATTAGGATCGTATTTGTGTTCTTGAAGTTTTTTGAGTTTGTCTAGCTTTCCAGTTACAACAACTTTTTTGTTTTCTAATGACATCTCAAACCGAGTCAGTTCATTTTTAAGCTGATTATGTAGTGTATATTTTGTTTCCACTTCGTTTTTTACAAACGCATCTATTTTTGCCTTCAACTCTGATTGCGCCACACTATACTGATCTATTTGAATTTTTACTTTTTCGACTTCCTCACGAGCAGAATTGATAGCTGTTTGACTTTTAATCTTGGATTTTTCCAAATTCGTGATGTCACCTACAAAAGTTGTTATTTTAACCAATTTTTTAGTCTCTTCTATGAGCGACTCGTTTAGTTCATCTCTTTGTTTTTTTGCCTCCTCCAATTCTAAAACCGTCGTATTTACAACTGATTGTGTTGTCTCAATATTGTTTGTCAATACAGACAATTCCGAGGGATAGTCGGTTTTGTTGAGATTTTTTAACAATGTCAGATATTCTGTTGCACGTTCTTTTGCCAAATCGTGCAATTTATCGAATGCATCCAATCCCATAAACTGCGCAAGCAAATCCTTTCGTTCGCTCTGCTTCATGTTAATGAATGAACCAGATTTTCCATTTTGGATGGATAACACTGTCAAGATGAAATCTTCATACGTTCCTAGATAGTCTCTAATAATGTCGTTCGTGTTTCTTCTAGCTTCACCGTTCAGGACAATTTCTTTTCCGTTTTCTGTTTTATAGAATTTGACATCGACCTTAACAGCACCTTTTTTGTCAGCTTTACCTTCTCGTTCAATAAAATAATCAACACCATTCACTTCAAAATTGAACTTACATCTGAAAGAAAATTTCTTACTATTCAATATGTCCGATGCTATATGTGATCGTTCACATTTATCAAAAACACAAAACGATAAAGCTGAAAGTATGGTTGATTTGCCGCTAGCGTTCGGAGCAAACAAACCCATAATACCATTCATTTTTGTGAAATCAACCACGTTTCCTTCTCCATACGAAAACATGTTGTCGAATTCGAATTTCTTTGGTTTCCAACGAATGTTACGAACGACGATTTCTTTTTTAATGTCCTTGTTCAACGATTTATTTATCTCGGCCACTGTAGTAAGCAATTCTTCATCTATATCTTTATTCAGTGATTTTAGATAATCACAAATGAGTTGATTCTGATAATCCACATCACCAAGCTTATGAATGTTTAGGTCGGATGTATCAGAAATATTCACAACAGTGTTTTCATCGGACTCCACCTTTGTAACAGTAACGTCGATGACTTCTGTAGTGTTTTTTAGATCGGAAAGTACCGATTTGATTTCAGAACCTACAGTCTCAACACATTTAACTCGCAGTGATGTTTTTTTAGGAATGTCACTAATATCGGTTGTCAACTGACCCTTGTTGATTTCAATTGTATAAAATCCATAATCGTTGGCTACCTCAAAATGTTTAAACGCCTTGGTTTTCAAATCCCAATAAACAAAGCCATGACCCTTTAATGTTTCACCATGATTTTGTTGAATCAAAGATCCGGCATACACAATTGCGGGCAAATTAGTTGTATCGTTATACTGTTGAAGAACTTGATATTTGTGAATATCACCCAACAAAACAATATGATGACCATCAAACAACGAGTTTGAGATTGCTCTATTTGACACACGAAATCCAATATCCGTGATAGCATCATTCACACCCCCATGATACAAACCAATAATATGATTTGCATTTCGTGTGTATATTTTTGGAATGTCTGATACCTTTACATATTTCTCAGGGGCATGTTCGTCAAATACAGAAAAATTGTTAAATAGTATATCTCCTAGAATATACGTTCCAGTATCTCTGAGATAGAACAAGTTATCATGTTGTAGCGCATTTACAATTGGACTCAAACTATCCATTCTGTTTTTGTTTGCAAGTGTAGCGTCATGATTTCCAGCGATCAATACCGTGGGACGACGATCCGCTAGATTTTTGAGAAAAGAAGACGCCACCTCTACACACTCTGGACTCAAGTCGCTTTTATTGTGAAATAAATCTCCCAATACACAAACAACAGTAGTTGATGGGGTTTTGTCGATTGATGTATACAATCTCTGAAATACTTCTTGATACTCATCGTGACGTTTAGTCAGACGAATATGAATGTCAGCAATATGAAAAATATTGCTGAAGTTTGAAACCGAACATTTTAATTGCGTCGTCATATTGATAATTTGATTTTCGATAGATATTCAAAATCTAATACTGGCGTTTTGTTTATAATCTCCCATGTTTTTGAAAAACCGAGAACCGATGGATCTTTTCCATCAAGTCGGATCAGCTTTGTTTTTATGTTATTCTTTACCAAGAAATCACATATTCTTATAGAGTCTTTTATAGCATCATTATCCAAAACAACATTTACTGATTTGACATTATTAACTACCAACGAAGTTTTTAGTTTCATCGATAAGGTTTTTCCAAATAAAGGAATAGCATTGTTTCTAACAGCAATAGCGTCAAAGGCTCCCTCTACTAATGTAAGAGGCTGATCATAATTCAGAAACAATTCAAATCCGATTATGTCTTTGGATACCATTGAATTAATATACTTCATTGAAACATTGTCATAAATACTTCTCGTCGAAAAGAAGTTCAACTGTCCATTCGAATCATAAGATGGTATTATGATTCGATCTTTATATTTTCCATCATCACAGTATCCTATATTGTAACGCAGAATATCATATTTAGAAATGTTTCTACTCTTGAGATAATTCAAAGCATGTTTGCCAGTTAGACTTATGTCAGCATTATAAAAAGATTTGTACTCGTTTGGCAAAAACAATTGTGGCTTTTGTTCTTGTACACCGACATTAAACAATTGTACAACCAAGTCTAAATCTTGAGTCGGCAGTTTTTTTAAGGATTGTGTATTGTTGTAAATCTGAGAAGCTAACTCAGAGGACAGCCCTAATTTTTTGAAAAGAGTTTTGAGTGAAGAGCCAGATAGACCACAGACCCAACAATGATATTTACCAGTAAGTGTATTAACTTCCAGTTTTCTTTTATAATGTTTACACGATGGACAAAAATATACTGCATCAACGCCCTTTCGGATACGGGCAGTTTGATTCAATGCTTTATTTAGAATCGTTATAACTTCTGTTTGATACAGTAACATCGGTGTACTATATCAATTCATAACCTATAACTCAAGTTATTCTATTTTTTGAACAACAACACACCCAAATAACTCGCATCAGATACATTTCCTGTAACAGTGTATCCAAGGTTTTCAAATCTCGTTTTTATTTTTACAACTTGATCGTGTTGACCATGAAAATCAAAAATAACACTGTTCACCGATTCAAAAAATCCATCGCTTGTGCAGTTAAAGAAATCAAACTCTCCACCTTCAATATCGATTTTTATTACCGTCGGTTTTTTCAAAGCATTGACTCGTACAAATGTTTCGAGATTAATAGCATCAACGGTGTAGTTGCCGTCATCAGAAATTCCACTCCCCAGTGAATAAAAATCCGGAGATCTAAATGATACTTTTTTGAAATCGTTGAATATGGCCTTTTCAAAACACATTATGTTTTTTCCATATCTATCACAATTTAATTTGAGATGTTTGAAACATTCTGGGTGTGGTTCAAATGCATAAATACTATCTACTCCAAAATTAGAACAATATAACGAAAAGATACCGATGTTTGCACCAAGATCATACACCACATCGTCGTATTTAAGTTCACAATTTTTTGAAAACCAATCGTTGTAGAAAAAATCGTAATATGGTGTATACGTAACTTCTTTGTAATTTGATGATAGAATCGGATACACGCTTTTTGAATTTTTTACAAAACGTTTTTTGTGAAGTAACGTATTAAAGTATTGATCATATATCTCCAATTCAAAACCCGGATGATCTTGGTGTTTCAATAAATCTATCTTGAAATTGTATATCCATGTATCATAATTTTTTAACGATTCATGGTAACATATAGCAGCTGATAGATTGCTATCTATACTTTTGATTACTGCTACAAAAATAACATCTCTGTTAATATCGGAATATATTTGAAGTCCTCCGTCTTGAAGAAAATCAAATTGAATCTCACCAAATTGTGGCAAATTTACAGTGTATAACATGTTACGGAATGTAAAGTGAACAAACTATTGCGTCATACATATCGCTGTTTCGTTCATCCCATCCGCCCTTCTTTTTTTTCTTATCATATTTGTCAACGTCAATATACTTTCCGATATTCATACGAACATAGTCTTTTGGTTTGACACCTTTTACTCGGCTTTTACCAAATAACTGTTTTCGCATAGTATTGACATTACACAAATTTACTTTCAAACCGGTTTCTTCCGAAATGATATATTCAAAAACAGCATTAAATCTAGCCAACTTGATAATGACTTGTTGACTGGTTCTGCCTCCTGCAAATCCACTCAACGCAGCCTCTAGATTGACCTCAGAAACGTATTTGAGATTTAATGTGGACCGAAGATAGTCCAAAACAAATAAAGACTTTTCCTTGTTGGTGTCTTGTGACGAAATGTCAATAAAACCGGCATCAATAATTTTACCGTTATCAGAAAAAGCCCATCCAACGGTAGATGTACTAGCATCTAACCCTAATATCATAACTTATTTTGTATTTTTACTTCTTGTATTTTTCGTTGCTAAATCCCTTTAAATACAATGAAAGTCCAGATTTGTTGTTTTTTACATCTTTGAAATCACTAACCATGATTTGATTTCTCTTATCGAGAACAAAACCATTAGCAGCGTCGTTTGGAAAGTTATCCACAGGATTGTTTTGTCCTCCCTGTATGCCTGCTGCTCGAGCATCAAACGCCCCGCCTACCTTGCTTTTTTGATATCTGGTAGTAAGATCCGTAGTCAACGATGGTCTGTCTGATGGATTAGGCATATGATTCTATCTTTTGTATAATAAATATGGTTAGATGTCCCATTTAATCAAAAAATTTAGTGGGTATTCACCACTATTCTTGATAGGGGAAGACAATTTTGCTATAGCAACCAAATCACACCCAGAATACAATCCAATGGACGTGATATATGGTGCTAAATATGAACCAGTAATATCCAATGACGAACTATAATTGTATTCGGAAAATACACTTTTAATTTGAGGAATCCCATCGGTTGTGGCGTATTTTGATGTCACAGAAGTTAAATACGCAACTACATCTGTTAATGTTTTACGGGTCGAAAACGGATTTACAAGCTTTTGATAAGAATCATCGTCCAGTTTTTTAACAAAATGTTTCCATAGTATTTTTGCATCGTTGATTGTTATTTTTCCATCACCATCAAAATCAAACTGGGACTCCAACGATCTTACCTGATCATAGAATTTTTGATATTCTAATTTTAGTGTATAACGACCGTATTCATAGTACGATTTGTAATATTCGAACAAACTACGTTCGGTATCATCTTCGATCACATAGTCATCCCAAATTGTGTCGTCCGTTGAAAACGTTGGAATTCCGGGCGTATTAATATCAACGATATACAGTAGTATTAGGTTGAGATCTCTAAAATCAAACTCACCGTCACCATGTAAATCAAATGTAGGATTGACATAATTTAATGCAGTTGGGTTAGAGCTCACATTAAATTCGCCAGGGTTTATCGTACATATGATCGATTTTTCATTGATTGTATAATAACCGTCATATGTGAGGTCATATTTGTATTCACCGGTGTCATTCGTTTTTAACATGTTTACGAATTGTGAACCACTGTTGGAGAACACAATTTCACCGTTACGATAAAATACATTACCCGCATGATAATTTGTTCGTAGAGAATCAAGCGTAGAAATATACACATGACCTCTCATGTTAATCAAATCAATCTGGGATACGGGCGGACTAACAACAAATGTAGCGCTAGAGGTAAAATCAGAAATGATATATGGGGAACCAACAAATATAGCTTTTTCGCTAATTGCAACATCGTACCCATACGACATATACGGATATCCTATTGATTTTTTCTTGTAATCATATGTAACCGGAGTTACTATCGATCCAGACTTTTCAAAAAATTCATATTGACCGACAATAATATCGGTATCGTCATACGACTGACTAATTGAACTAGATACGTCAGATCTTGTATTGTATAGATTTACCGAAGGTGTACATCCTGCAATTATTTTGTTTTGAAATACATCAACAGAACATCCTAGTTTGTTTGATTTGATCGTGTTTTTGTCTCCGATATATTTCAACTCCAAATCCCAATAAACTTGTCCGCCCTGAGCATAAATGCTATTCTCATTTGTGTAGTCTGTAGGACAATCTGTTTTGCTGTAAATATATACAGCTCCACGGTTATGCTGTGTTGTGGAACCACTATATTCATAGTAGCTAGCATCCGTTGGAGATCCAATCACAATGGTATCATTATTTATTTGAATGTCAGTTCCAAAACCGTCTATACTGTTCTTAACATAATTGTATGACTCGAAATCATCAAAAGGAACATTTTTAGAACCAGTTATAGAAGAAAATGTATGTGATAACGTCCACCCGGAAGAAGAACTATCATACAAATAAACTTTTGGATTTGAAATAGTAGGACTTTCCGAAACCAAAATAGAATTGCTACCGGATTTATCTATTCTTACAACAGTACCAAATTTACTTCCAGAACGTACAGCGTTTAACAATACCGGTGATCCAGAAACAGAAACGGAATTTGAACCAGTCGTATAAGTGTAAACATATACTTTGCCATTGCCACTTTCATTTGCACCAACAACAATGTGTTTATTGTTTACAGATACAGAATTACCAAAACTATTGTATGACGTGCCTAGAGGTGAGTTTAATTTTGTCGGATATTGTAAAGTAGAATTTAATGTCGATTGTGTCGATGATGTATAATTGAGCAAATATACATCCACCATACTGTTGTATGGATATGTGGTTCCATTGTACGAACCCGTAAAATAAGGATCTCCGATTACAAATACATTATTGTACAGATCAAAAGATTTTCCATACTGATCCGCGATCATTATTGCGCTACTACCACCCGTTCCACCTGTTCCAGACGATCCAGCCGTTCTTGATTGTGCAAGTCCATAGTATGAATATGTTCCCACAGAAGGATCATAACGATAAACTTCGATACTTCCTGTACCAATCAAAGATGCGTGTCGTGGATGTGGATTGCCCACAGCACCAAATCGTCCGTGTGCCTCCACTTTATATCCATACAATGTTACAGCACCTATTGTTCCATTCATAAAATCAATTTGTAATTACCGACCATCCTTTTGCAATCAAATTTGCCTTTGCTGTGAGTCCAGATCCGGATGGCACAGCATTTGTTCCACTACCAGGCGATCCTGTATCAGCCGAGTTAAATGTACCACCAGTCAACCCATTTGCATCAAGTTTGACTAATATGCTATTTATTTCAGATTGTGTCAGGCTCAATCCACCAATGCGTACAGTTCTTAGAGAAGGCACAGTTGAAGGCAAATTCAATGTGGTAATAGATATAGAATTCGTTGCATCAAGTGATTTAAGTTTTGTACATGATGTGAGATTTATAGAAGTCAACGATGTACCACCAACTCCAACCGTCTCCAAATTAATGTTAGAGGTAAGATTTATCGAAGGAATAGAACAATTGTACACATTCAATGTGACTAGATCGATCAATGAGGATAATCCTGTTATAGAAGACAATGAAGTATTCTGATAAGCAAGCAACGTTGTAAGTTTTGTATTGTTTGTCAAATTCAACGAAGTCAAAATATTTCCATTGATACCCAACGTTTTCAGTTCGGGGTTGTTTGTCAAATCAATAGAACTTATGTTGTCATCCTGACAGTACAAAAAGTCCAACAATGGATTATTTGTTACATCTATCGCTGACAAGTTAGGATTTCCACTTATTTGTATAGTTTTCAAATTGGAACATCCCGACAGATCCAATAATGATCCTGTAAAATTGCTATTCCAAAGTTGTAACGTTGTTACATTGGTGCATGTTGATAATCCTGTAATTGATGTGAGACTTGGATTAAGATATGCAAATATCACTGACAAACCAGTATTTCCTGTCACATCGATATTGGTTATATTTGGATTTTGAGAACAGTCCAACCAAAACAATGATGATTTTCCACTGACATCTAAACTACTCGTTAACGCACTATTATCTTTACAAACAATAGTTTTTAAATTTGGCAAATCGGACAAGTCCAAATTACTCAATAAATCATTGTTAGTAAGATCTATTTCTTCAAGATTAGGGATGCCTATACCCGTCAATGTTGTAAGATTTTGATTCTGAATTCTCAATGACTTTAACGGTGTATAATAAGCAGTGTTGCTTATTGTTGTTATTGGTATAGCAGAACTCGTAATTTCGATCACAGATACAAGTGTTGGATCTACGATGGTATCAAAACTTGCTAGAGTAACATTATTGTATACAGTGTTGTCAGATCCGACCCAATTCATCAATTGGCTAGAAGGACTGTATTGTAGACGCAGTGATGGATCATATAAAACAATTGATTGTGATACCACACTTGACCCACCAAGGTTTGTGGCTGTTAATGTTATTGTCTTGGTGCCAGCAGATGAACTATAAATATGTGTTGGATTTACATCTGTACTTGTATTGGTATCGCCAAAATCCCACAAATATGTTATGCTTCCGATACCAGTTGTATTGTTGGTAAATGAAGCGGTAATAGGAATGTCTCCGGTTGGTGGTGTGAATGTAAATGCAGCCACCGGCGCCGGTACAGCACTAATTGTGACATAGTTAGCTCTCGATGTTACACCAAATCCTCCTGCATTTGATGCGCTAAATTCCACATTATAAGTTCCGGGTGTATAGTATGTGTGGGTAGGATTTTGAACAGCGCTTGATGTATTATCTCCAAAATTCCAAGAATATCCAGTAATTCCGACACCACTAACAAGACCTGTGAATGATATTAATGTTAATCCAGCATAACCAGTTAATGGATTTCCATAGAATGTTACTGTAGGCACCGGTGTAGCCAGAGATGTAATATACGCTGATTTGGTAACAGTTGTGGATCCACCCGAACCAAATGCGGTAAGTGTGACATCATACACCCCGGATGTAGTATATACGTGAGTAGGATTTTCTAGACTGCTTGTCGATCCATCTCCGAAATTCCATTCATATACAGTTGCACCCGTTGTAAGATTAGTAAAGGATGCTGTAAACGGATAGTATTCGTTTGTTGGGGTTCCAATAAAATCCACTACTGGAGATGGAATTAATACAGTAGCCGAAATGTATGATTTGCGAACTGTAGTTGTTGTTCCTCCTATGCCTGTAGCTGTCAACCCTACTGTGTATTTTCCTGGGCTGCTATAAATATGTGTAAAAGCAGCAGATGATGTTCTAAATAGAGTATAACCATCGCCAAAATCCCACAGATATTCGGTAGCGTTTCCGGACTGTGATATAGAAAAAACAGTTGTTAATGGAGCAGAACCAGTGACAGGAGATGCTGTGAATGATATGGAAGGAGCGGAATACAAACGAGATGTTGTATCGGTATAATTAATGAAGTTTGTTCCGTCAACATACAGATTACCATATTTGTCATCGTAGATGGTATAGTCTTTGTCTTTGGAACTATCAATAATTACAACTGAGTCTGGTCTTATTTTTTCTCCAAAATAAACTCTTGGAAGAGTCATTCTTACCAATGAATTTTGAAGAATCTTTACTACTTTGTCCGAATCCAGTGTTTCTAAACCAAAAGAATTAACTACACTGTTGTTGTAGTACGCATTTTTTACTAAATTATATATCAGTCTTTTATAAGTACCATTAGGATTTTGTGGTTCTAATGGATAACCATATTCATAACTCGATGATGAATCATAGAAGTTATAACTACTACTTACAAAATAACCATCCTCAACCGTTAATATCGAATCATTGGATGTTAACTCCCACGACTTTTGTGATATGAACGGTGTATTGAATGTTTCATCTGATTGAATTGGCTTAATCATCTATTTAAAAGTCGAGTCTTACTTTTATCAACAATTCATTGGTGAATGTTTTTTGAGAAGGTCTACTTAATTTAGCCACAGCAACCAATTCATTGTTACTATTGTACAATCCAACAGACGTTGGATATACTTTAGGATCTGTCAAAAATTCTTGTTGAACGATATCACCTTTTTGATGAAATACGCCGTTTGCATCAGTTTGAGATGATTGATATGAGAACGTTGGATTATTACTGTAATTAAACTCACGGTTTTTTACACGTATAAAATAATGGCGTGAAGGAACATATTCAGATCGACGTATTCTCATTTGTTCGTCAGTATTAGTTCCTACACCTTGAACCATATTGTAAACTGCTCGTGCCGTTGGTCTATTTGGATCACCCGACGATGGTGCTGTGCTTCTATAGTTGCTTGCAGCACTCAACACCGGAATCGTATTTGCCATGTTGCTTGTGTATTGTGATACCAGTGCTAAAAAGTCGGGATTAAAAATAATCGTTCCTGTTTTTGGATAAAACAATCCAATTCCACCCGTTGTGGTGCCCGAAGCAAGTGTGTATGATGGAAAGTATTGTGTTTGTGAAAGACTGCCTGTATAATTTCCAGATGGATCCAGAGATCCTGTAGGATTAACAGATGGATTCCAATACTTCACGTTGCCATTTGCATCATACTCGCCCAAAATAAGATTATATACATCAAGAGAACCACTATTGAGTGTGGAATCATCGATAATACGCCAACACTTTCCTGCTGCATCATTTGTCAAAGTTAATTGAAATTGACCCGGATCCAATGTGTCTTTTGTTTTTTGAGAATTAAAGGATAAAGCAACAAAATCGGTTGAAAGAGATACAGACGAAATCGTTCCACCAACACCGGTTTGTGTTTTTACCGAAAACGTTTCACCGTTATTGAGAGAATTTACGTATTGTTTAAACACAGACTTAGTTGGACGAACCTGAATATTGGTATATTCGTCATAACTTGTTCCGTATCCATTTACATTTCCATATGCAATACTAAAGATTTGATCAGCAGATGAACTCTGTGCAGATGACGGAAATACATCAAGATAATAGTATCCATTGTATACGTCGTATCTGTTTGATCCGGAGATTGTAGCTTGTGTACTGCTTGTTACGAACAAAGACTGTGATGCGAATAACGTTCCTCCCTCAAAAAATCCGGTAGAAACTTTTACCGCTCTTCCCGCTACAATGTCGGCTTGTTCAAATGCTTTATAAATCATAGGTTTAAGAAATTCTTACTGTTACAGGAATCGAAACCGATCCACCACTTTCGTTACCTACAATTGTGATGGTAGTAGATGTTGTTGTGGTCAACGATGTATTAGGAACAAATCGGAAACGATTTCCAACAACAACTTGTGAAGTGGTCGAGATCAAATCGCCCGCAAATGAAGGAACTGTACTTGTAGAACTATTTACAGAATTTGTTTGATCTACAATCAAGGTTCCTACTTTTTTGTTCCCAAGAATTGCAGTATATCCGAGTGTCAGATTGTATGCTGGATTGGTACTCGGGGAAATGATAAAATCAGACTTGTTGTCTTTTTGTGTATCAATAGATGCAAGAGATACGCTGATCACAGGTATTGAAACCACGCCCTGTGCAAGAGTTATCAATTTGTATTTTAGAGATTGTGTTTCATCAGAAAGCGGCTGAAACACAGGTGTATTTCTGATGGCAATGTCGTAGTACGCGCTTCCTTGTGGATGATTTGGATTGTACAGAGAATAATCGATTTCATCGTCGGCCAAAGCAAACGATGTAATATTCAAATTTCCTGTTTGAGCAAGTAGTTCACGTCCTCTTTTGGTGAGAACCGCATCTACGGTAATAGTTTTATTGTCTACGTATGCCATATATCTTGTCTATAAGTATAGATTGTTGTGTCTTTTTTATTTATTTTTTCTTAGTTTACTGTCAAAACTCCACTGTTATTGGTAGTGATAGATGTGTTCGTCACTATCGTACTTTCAATCGGACTTGTCTGATCTGGATCTCCACATTTATCGACCGTATAAATCGATAACTGACTGTTTCTTTTGAAAAATCCATATCGCGTAGCATCATCAGACCATACCTTATATGTATTTGAACTGAAAACTGATGGTCTGTGACCCAAGTAGTTCAACGTACAGCCAGGATGTGGTGTACCAACTATATTTGGGTCCAAATATAAAGATGAACTAGGAGTGACAACGATTCGTTCAAACACCTTGTAATAACTATAAACCAATCCATCTGTATCATAAGCTTCTACAGAAGAACTGTACGGTACACTCCAAATGTAATGTGGAACGGAAGACAAATATGTGTTTGATCCACTGATATTTACATCCAAATATGTGATATATCTTCCAGAGCCATCTGATAGACCACACACAAATAATTCAGGATCCGAACTGATGTCACGAATATATGATCCATCAAAATTGTTATTTATAACATGTGTTACATATGATGGATTTGCTTGAATTGCTTGTTTTTCCGTATTAGTACCAAATGTACCAATTGTGGTTTGATCTTGAATAAGATCATTACTCCACGCGATAATTGATTCAGCCGATTCGTTTTTGATTACCGATCCATAATCTACATCCGTAACGATAGACTCTGCACCGATAGGCTTTGATGGAAATTTTAGTCGTTCCAATACGGTCGGTTCGATCAATATACCAGTCAGCAATTTATTTCTTGCAGCAACAACATTTCGAATCGATTCAAAAATACTAGCATCAAAGTATATTTTGTACACAGTGATGAACTCTTGATACAATACCTTACCACTGAATGGTGGGTTGCCGGACGAATAGTAAACGTCTCTAAAATGATCTAAAGGTGCATAACTTTGTGAAAATTGCAATCTTGGATCACCAAGTTCCTGAATAATAGCTTTGTCACCAAAAAATTTTAGAATTTCTGTATTTTTATTTGACGTTGGTGATGCGAAAATACCTATCAAATTAGAATCGATATTACTATCATACGGTGTCGATTTTTGGAAAGGTGTTATTGACGTAACGTCTGGTCTATCTTTTACAGAAATTTTGTTATTCCACAAAAGGTTTGGTCCGTAGTTAGAAAGTCTATACGACTGATTAACGTTGTATTCTGTGAAATTATATGGAAACGTTGAAGGTGTGTCAGTAACACATACATTAGCATATGGATATAACGAGCTAGTGTCGTATGTACCAGAATATTGTTTTCTTAGATCGAGCGTGTCCTGATACAAATCAACATTTTGAGTAATACTGTTGGTTGTTGTGTCCGGCGATGTTGTTACCGATGGAATATTGTACAAACTTGCGGTATATTGGCCATATGCAAAAGTTTCGTTGGTTGTACTTAATGGTCGAGGATAACTATACGACAATCTGAAAAACAAGTTGTTTCTTATGTTTTCATAATCATTGTCATAGTATGATTCAAAATTGTTAGAATGTTCAACAAAATTGTCATCAGAAATTGGAACGGTCCACACGTTGATTTTATCAATCGACCCACTAAATACGTTCGATCCAAATCGAAGTTTAGAAGATGTACTATTTGTGAAAGCAGTATTATAGCTATGACCCAAAACGGCTGAACTCTTGGAGTACAGTCGTGTTTGTCCCTCTTCGGTGACATCTACCAACAAATCGTATTGCGTAGGTATTAGATCTTCATTTGCACTAGAAGTGTACATGGATGAAGGTGATGATTTTCTAATCATCACGTTATACACACCCCCATCAAAAATAGGCAATGTTTTTGATTCAATTCGTTGATCGTCGAGTTCAAAAACGATACGACCATTGTTATTCAATGAAGTCTTATAAGCATATACGCGATAATCTAAAGTATTTGTATTCGAATACTTTTTCAACAAATCTATTTCGTCGCTTAGATTGTACTTTTTACTATACAAATTGCTAAACGCAACTTTAAATTCCACAGTGTTTACGGAGGATGTGTATGGAAGGTCTATACTTGACTGTGGTGTCATGGTCAACAAATATTCCAATTTGTCGAATGAATATAACGATTGTGATACGTCTGAATACGATCCAAACTCACGAACGTTCAGTATGTTTTCTGGAACCCCATAACACGCCAACAACAGTTTTACGGACTCGATTGTGCCTTTGGATTTTAATATTGCAGGCAGTGAGTTTAAAATACGATTGTTTATTACATTCGCTTTATCCGAAATCGATGTTGTGTTGGTTCCTTTTATATAGTTAGTAACCAACGACGTATCATTGACTAATGATTCCATCTTCCAACCAAATGATGCAAGCATTCCATCCAATACATTATTCGGTATTGAATTTTCAAGTCCTCCTTTGTTGTAGGTCAACATCGGAAACTTGTCGATGTAGATATAAATGTTGTCAAAATGATGACCTATCATCGAAAGGAATATCAAAAAGTCATCATTTCTTACATCATTCAATAGATATTGTGGCAAATTATTGATCAGCCCATCACGATTATTTGCATCATATTCATCCGCATCGTCTTCATATGATTTTGGAAAACGATCAAAACTATTGTAAAAATCATTCGTCCACAAATAATACTCATATCCATCAAAAGAAAGTTTGATATCATCAATTTCTTTTGTTAAGCTATCAATTTTTGCCAATGTATATGCATCAGAATATGAAAGTTGTTGAAGTTGAGTGATTGATGCATTTTTAATCTCAATCTGCTTAAGTTTGTTTTTATAGATCGTGATGCGTGTTTTTGCTGAAGAGTATACCACAAAATTTTCAAACTTAGAATAATCCACGTTTATGGTGGAGAACCGTTGTTTTAGAATCAAATCAACGTCTGTAGCATCCGACAAATCACTTGTAGAATTTAGTGTGATAGTATTGGAGGTACGCTTATCATTTATCTTCAGATTAAAATTAGCAGGCTTAATCGAGAATGTGTCGTATTTTGGAAGATCAACCAGTACCACCGTTTGGACAATCGGATTCAACGCTGTGTTTGTAATCCAAAACGTTGTATTGATTCCGAACGTCGTAGGCAAAGGTGATTGAAGTTTGATTACCAAACTTCCATCTGAAAATGGCTTGATTGATAAAATTTTTATCGATTGATTTTGTCCAAAATTTACGGAGTTTCTGAGAGGACCAACGTATTTGGATTGATAATCTTGGTTAACCAATGACAAATATGTTTGGATTTGTCCGTTAAATATGTCAAACAAATACGTTTTGCAAATCTCAGTATCAATATTGTTGGTATTTTGAATTGAATTCAATCTAAGAGCAATAGTCTCGTTGACAATCGCTTCTAGAATCTTAGAATATTGTTCATGAGTAAAACAATTGTTGTAGTTTTCATACAACATCAACATCACATATTGTGAAATTCCAATGAAATTTTGATTCTTCTGAACACCATTAACATCAGATGCAATCAATTGATACCCGTTGTATATTTCATTCAATAACTTCAACAATCCATCCGACCCATTGACGGCATATGCTCGCCCGAATGACGATTTTACTGCATCACTAGCAGTATTTACAAAATTCAACAGATATGTTTGTTTCAAATATGTTTCGAACGCGGGTAAAATATCCCGTGCTTCGATTTTGGATTGAACATAACAATCGAACTCGCTTTGAAATTCTCGCTTATCAGTATCGGTAAAGTTTTCTTTGTCAAGCAACAAAATTGCTTTAATTTCTTTTCTTGATGGCGAAATTTGTTTGATCAACAAACATTGTTTATCATAAGATCCAACAATATTGGAGTGAAATGCATATGCAAGTTTGTAACTACCATTTGTAATACCAAGATTGAGTAAATCAGATTTCGGATCCAATAAAATCTTAGTATTTTCATATACTACAAACGATGGTATAAACTCTTCATACGTCACTTTTAACGTATTGTTCTGCAAATCTTGATATTCTATGTTCCGAGTTTGATAGTTTGGAGGTTGAACAATTGGTTTCCAAACGTTCAAGTTGTCAGAAGAATCAAACACTGATAATTCGATATAATCATCTTCTTGTGATCCAAAAAACTTTTCTTGTGTAGGACCACGTTTCATCAACGATGAAATATCGGTAGTAAGATACGAAGCGTAATTTACTTGATCAGTATAGTTAGTTACCGTTGGATATGGAAATGACATAATTAAAGTCTTCTTGTATTGAATCTATCATTTGATTGTCGAGTTCTAAGTCTAGAAGCAGAATCATCTACTAATATAATAGGAGATGCTGACGATGGACAACATACTTGATATAACTCAAACTTATAGTTGTCTTCACCGCCTTCTCGATCAGTGATATCAATGATGGCTGTATAATTGTTTGTTGATAATGGTTGTTGAGAAATAGTTGCTGATCCACGTCCACTGATCATTTTTAACGTCAATCCCGGTTCAATAGTGTCCAATCCATCATTGAAAAAGGTAGATGTCTTTCTCAAAATACCATGGTTAGCTTCATTGCTATATGATACAGTCTTTCCTTTAAGAGTAATTTTCAACGTAGCATCGACGTTTCCTTCAAAACTATATACTTTAGTTGATGATGGGTTACTACAACTAAACTTTGATGGAGATTCGACACTACCACGACACTCTTTATAGTCTTTAGCATTATATGCCTGTCTTGAAGTCCAAATCAAACGCCCTTGATATGATATGGTCGCCGCAACCGAGTGTGGTCCGCCCCAGTTTTTGTAAAACAAATTTACAGTTTTCCAACCGGCAGTCAATGGTTTAGTAACAGAATGATCATCCAAATAAGCAGAAACTTGTGTATTGTATGGTGATGCACTCGTCACATTACTCAAATCAATCATACGTACACCATCAATATCTATATATCCAGAATTATCGGCTGAGAACTTAATAGTATAGTCGCCATCATTTGGAATGTAGACTTGATATGAAAGTGTATCTGACGATTCTTGCGTATAAGATTCAGTAACTTTTGTACTATAAACACCATAGATTGATATCAAAGGACTAGTTGGTAGTCCAAGAGACTCCCATATACCATTGTATTTTCCATATTGATAGAATTTTTCTGCACATGGTTCTTCTGTGGCTGGAGAAACAGATTGTACAGCCATTTGATGTATAGGCATTTGTACAACTGTTGGTTGTGCCATTGGCTTCGGAAGATCCGGTGCTTTTGGAAGAACTGGTAAAGGGCCGGGCGTTTTATATTCAGTTGGTGGAACAAGTTGCAAATCAATCTGTTTTGGACACGCATCACCAACCACCAAATCAGATGTCACAGAATTTGATACGGATGAAACAGTCTGTGTTGTATTTTGTGTAGATGATGTTTGTTGTTCTGGTGACGAGTTAATTCCTGATGCATCTGAACTTTTTGCCTCATTTGAATACAACGGCAAATATGGGAAAGAAGAATTAAAATCCTCTGGAAATTGCCCTTCTCCGGCTTTTATACGAAGGGATATAATCACATTTTTGCTAGCATTAACCAATGCCTCTTTTTCCGAAGGATTTGATTTTGAAAGTTGTGACGTTAAATCGGAAATTTTCTTTTGTAATAAAGACTTTTCGGATTCAAGTGCAACAACTTTAGGATTTGGTGTAGAAACCACATCTTTAAACTCTTCAATATCAACCGTAAAAATATTTGAAACCGAATTGTTATCAAATACCTCGTCGGTCAACACAACAGCAAGATATTTTTCGGATCCCTCAATTATGATTAAGTTTCCGAATTCGTCAAACTGATTGTTATATTCACCTGTATTTGTAAAATTACTTTGTGTTGCATTCATTATCGAACAACTTTGAAATAAGTATTGTTATCTGTCACTTCGACGGCTCCATTTATGACAGTCTTTATGAGAATCTTGAAATATCTTTCTTGTGGAAGACCCGTCATGTCTAACATAAAATAGTTACCATTTGAATCACAGCTTAATTTAGTACCTTCGTCGAAATCAATAATGACTTCTTCTGTTTCTGTATCTCGTATAGAATAATAAGTAGTTTCTGGTAGATATTTTGGTGTTAGATGTGCAGATTGTTGTGTTGCTTTAACAAAATTCTTGAGTGGAAATTTGTCTCTAGCAAAAACATTTATTCTGACAACACTATCGTGTTGATATTCTTTTTTAAGATTTTTGACGGTGACAACATAAGGAACATCGGTGTCCAATGGTTGTAAACTGCTTGTAACAAATGTACTGTCGTCCCATACTACATCAATATGAGGGGAATAAATTGTATTGGTTTCTTTGCTGTAGAATCCCAACATTCCGTTTGACGACGTATTTACGGTGAGTTCTTCGGATGTAAGCAAAATCAGTCCTTCGTTTGGAATTGCCCCTGCAATCCACGATTTTACGATAGGAGTAATATCCATCTTAATATCAGATGATTCATAATCAAAACTTTGAGAGGTTATCAATGACCCACCTGCTACAATTGAATCATAAAATGGCGCCGTGAATGATTGTGTCAGTGACCCGGAAACACTTGATGATGTTTGTGTCTCAACGATAGATATTTGATTGTTGATATATTCAATTAGACTCGATGAAAATGCATCTGTAGCACTAGAAGAAAACTGTGCGTTCAATAAACTTAACGAACTGGTAACTAACGACGGTGACATACTCTGACTCACATAAATCAAATAAGGATCCGTGGTCCCTAACATATCTGATAGACTCGATGAAAAATCCAAATATGTGTTATTAACATTTGTAGCATACAAACTAGCAGAATCAGCATTTGCTACCCATCCGTTTAGTATTGTGTATACTTGATTAAATGTCGTCGGTGAAGATCCATACATACTACTTGACAGTTGCAAATAATACGTTGATGCCAAATCACCATATGATTTTGCTGAAGAAGAATCGTGAAGAATAGTTTGAATACTAGCACTCAAGTGGTTTACAAATAATGTGCTTGAACTGTATTCTTGTTGATACAATGAACAGCTATTACATGGGACCGACGCGGTTGTATTGACAGTGAGTAAATAATCAGCAATACTGCTTGAGGTATTTTGATATGTAGGATCTGCAATCGATGTCAATAAATCATATGCATTGTCTACATTTGTTTGATATGCATTTGATTCTGAAATAACAGAATACAAACTCGATGACAATATGTTATTGAAACTAGATGACAGATTTGAAGATAAACTTGAGGAATACTGTTGTTCGAATGTAGGCGACGACGATTCTACGGTAAAAAATGATGTAGATATACTTGATGTTGGTTCTACAAATGTATTTGGAATACTGTAATACCAAGTAGCCCCGCCATTATTGAATACTTGTTCTTTGTATGCAGAACTGGTTAAATAATTACCCGTAATAGTGGTCGGATTCAATCCATGCCACAATTGACCACCACTTACGTTTCTGTAGTTCCAACTTGCACCCAAATCCGATCCATATTCAGCGAATCTTCCATCGCCCATTTCCCAACTTTGACTGATCGGATATGCATAAACGGTGTATTCGAATGGAAGTTCTTGTTGTTCCAAAACATTTAGTCTCAGAACAAATTTAGGATCTTGAATATCACCATTTCGTATCGAACTTGATATTGATGTGATATTAAACTTTAACATCGTTCGTGATAAAGAGGATTTTGTTGTTGTCTTAAATCTTGGGTTGTAATATGAATACGACCCGACAACCGATCCTAATAACGTTCCTGATACCAAATTCATGCTACCAGAAAATTCATGAACAACTCCGGTCAAACTACCAGAAATTTGTCCTAAAATTGCTGATCCTGAAAGACTTCCCGACAATTGTGTGACACTGCCGCTAACATTATTAAGTGTGGACACCAATTGATTTGTGTACGTTGTACCATTTATTGTAGCCGATGATACATAACCATACAAACTACCAGTAAAAGTTCCGGTAAAGTTGGATGTAGTAAAGTTAGAATGAGAGATTTCTGTGGGATTTACATATCCAATAACCGTACCATTAACAACGGTAGTTTCAGTGGAAATATCAGAAATGATAGTATTTACCGTACTGCCCGAAAAATATGCATCAACGGACCCTGTGAAGTTTATCAGATTTTCCAAAAACGTACCAGATGATGAAATACTAGCCGACTGATATTTGGTTATAGAATTGATTGTATATGACTGACCGGCCACAGTTAGTATTTCATCAATACCAAAGTTTTTATTTTCCAATCCGTTGAGATTGGTTATGTAGGTGTCTTTTGATGGAAATATGAAATGGTGCATATTATACTGCTGTTGCTTTTATGTCTACGTCTGGATATTTCAATTCAAATACACACGGATCCAACGATGGATAAACAATTTTATTTACCGTTGCTGCATCAATGTTGTATTCAATAGGAGAATATTCGCCATCTTTTGTAGTCAAATTAGACAATTTGAGATAAGCAACTGACTGAACTCCTTCAACCTTTGCAATCTCAAGCTCCAACTGACTCAAATTGATTGGTTGTGAAAAACCCCACAAATCAATATTAAAAAATTGTTTGACAGCGTTTACACAATTAACTAATACTTCTTTTTTGTTAAAGTTATTGTATGTTACAATTCTAAACTCAACCCCCACATTAACAACATAACCTTCTATTAAATTGATACCATCGGTCATCATTCTATATAAGCTAAGATATTGTCTAACATTGTTTAACAATGCTACGTTTGGTTTGGTCAAGTTTTTGTTTTGATCGTATGAAAGCAAATATATGTTAATTGAAAATGGATTTTTCAAATTACCACTGATTACACGATCAGATTTAACCGTATTTTCTTGCGTCAACACACCACTTACGATTGAATTTGCATTCAAATTATTATCAGATATGACAGTGGCTTTAGCTATAGAACCAAATTTGGCAGGCATTGCATATACGCGAGAAATATAATCATCCGCTGTAACCACACGATTTTGTGCAGAGAAAAATGCTGTGGCATTTTGTTTGATTTCATCAGATGATTCTGGTCCGTCGCCTCCGACAGCTGGAACATTATTTTCCACAGCCAAAGAGTTCTTCACCACCTGAAACAAGTTTTGTTCAGCGGTGGTCAATAAAGTTAAATCGTTTTCGTATTCAACACTAACAATGTTTTTAATATCTCCTGTTTGACTATTGGATTCGATGCCTCCGCCTACCAAATATCTGACAATAAATTGTGTGTCTTTTTTTGGATATATTCCGAATGAATCTGAATTGATAATATTTGTTGGATCAACGGAAACATTTAGTGTTCTTAGATTACTAAGACTAACACCTAGTATTTCAGCCGATGGAACAATCACTTCATCGTTTACTCCTTCATTGCCCGGTCCAAACTCCAAATACGTAAGATCATCGGAATTAATGTTGGTTGTAAATTTTCTTTGCGTACGCAAAAGTTTTAGTATATTTGGAACCGACGACTGATACTGAATATAACGGTCGTCATTTAGTGATGAATTTTCATATGATGTCAACACCACATCTTGAGCCAAGTAATCAACTTCATACCATTTTGTATTGTCTTGATCACGAACGTCTAGTATCTCCAATACATTCTTTTCATCCAAGTATAACTTGTAGTATGGTTTATTTTCTGCCACAATAAAAGTTTTTTGTACGATTTTTCCGGATATGCCATTGACGGTCTTTTTGATCAAAAAGAATTGTGGAATTCCATAGTCGTCTCTAGCACTTACAGACACTTCTCTTGATGAATTGACACTATCTACAGCAAAGTCGATCAAATCAGTTGTAACAAAGTATGATCCCGCGCTATTAACCAACTGCATACCCTCCTTGATGCGTAGAGCATATTTATTGTCTGGAACATAATTACCAGAGTTGTCTTTTATTGATGGTATAATCTGATATACATCAAAATTTGTAAGAGAAGGTCGTGATACTTTTGGTTTGTATCCTAAAAACTTAGCCAGAGCAATTACATTTTTCTTTTCTTCTGTATATGGAAACAAACTTTCCTTGAACTGTTGATCCAAATAAAAACCAAGTACATCACCTACATATGATGCCATGTCGATAAAAATCGTTCCCGGTGAAGAATCTGAAAAATCCTGATAGTTTTTTGGAAAGTATGACTTGGTATAATCAATGAGGTTCTTCTTGAACTGTGAAAAATCACGATTCAAATAAGACACGTCCTTGTTAGTCAAGGGTTTGAACGTTTTTTGTGTAGTAGACGCCATAATTAGTTATTTTCCAAAAACATCTCAATTGAGGCTTGATCATTATTTACAGATATGGTCAAATTGATGTATAGTCTATAAATATCCACATCTTCCTTTTTTAGGACTTTTATCTCGATATTATCTATATTAGCAACAGGTACCCAATAGTTTATATCGTTGGTAAGTGATTGTTTTACACGTTGTGGCAAAGTAGCATCATTTTGATCAAATACAAACTTGTTAAGAGAATGACCAAACGTAGGCTGCATACGTCTTTCTCCCTTTCGGGTATTCAACAGATTGATTATGTTGGTCTTTACCTGTTCCAGTGTATATGTTGTTTGAGCAAAAAATCCACCAGACCCGTTTTGAATAGGTAAAGTCAACCCGAGTGGATACAAGTTAGCCATATTACATCATTCCGACTAGGTTACTACCAGATGTAGACCCTCGTTTCCTATCCATTGCCTTAAGCAACGACGAATAGTTTCTGGTTAATGCCTTTGATACGGGTTCTGGTACTTTATCAACGTGGTCCATAACGGATACTGTAGATTGACCCATCCCCGATGCTACTAAAGAACCTTCTTGAGGAACACCACCCACAGTTTCATTCAAAACCTTGTTAAGAATTTCATTTTTTGTATATACTTTTAATTCCTTCTTCGGCTTCTCAACAACAGTATTTGTTGTTTGTTGCTTTTTAACTTCATTCTTTAACGTGGAAGTCGTCTGTTGACCCTTACCAGTGAAGATTTCAGCCATAATCTGTGGAAGAACTGTCGGAAGAGTTTGTTTAATTTCTTCTTGGACAATCTCTCTGATCAATTGTTTTAAAGATTCTTTGGTCATAGTAATTGATAAATATGAAAATACGACGTAGAAACACTAGTTATGTTGTACTGTTGACATTCAATTCTCCAGTTTCTTGTCGCCCTCTTCGATCCGCACCGTTGAATCCACCCGGAACACCTTCACCTGTAATAGTGTTGATTACCGTAGGATCGGATCCATCAGTGATTGGGACACCATCTTGACCCGGAGCATATCCACCGCCAGTAAGAAATACTCGTCGGCTTAACAATATATCTAATCGGTTTTCTAAATCTTGTAAATCAAGTAACTGAACTGGAACTTGTGTAAAATTAGGATCTGCACCACCAGCATCAGGATGACTGTGGATGTACCAATGAACATGTGTTTTAAGCCATTCACACAAATCAAACAACCAATCTACAGTGGTTTGACCCAGCAAAGCGGGCTCTCCGGTTTGATTATATTCTCCCAAGAAAATTACAGGCGCATTAATAACTGCTTTTTTGTGAGTGGTAATTACCACTTGATCATGAGCATCTAGAGTATATTCCGAATCAGTAACAATTGCATATCGTCGTTTTGAAAAATGAAATGTCTCTCCAAATCTACTACTGAGTATGATTCTATCTGTATTCAATACAAACTGATCTTTGTTGAGTATCGGATATTTAAACTCCGTAGCATTGGGTGGACAAAACGCATCAACTTCTTCACCAGTATCAGATCCGATGACACCAAACATTCGTTTGTAACACGTAGTAACAAATTTAGAAATGGTACATCCTGATGTAATGTGTATGGATGTTCCATCATTATTAATGTCTTCTAACAGATACCCTCCAACGTTTTTTTCCGGATTATCGTTGTCATCCTCGTCGATTTTGTGTATAATTGGAAGACGTGGGTGTAATTGAATATCTCTGTTCTTTTTTAATGGTCTCTGGCGGTTTCGAAACAACATCATTGGATTTCCACCACCAACATAAAACTTACCTTTATAGAAGTTGTTTTTCTTACCTTTACCTATGTTATAATCATCATATCCGTTGAAATTTTCTTCGGGTACATTGCTGTATCCTTTGTCATTTTCACGGTTATCATCATACGCACCCAGTCGTATTGATTGTCCAAATCGACTTTCATATACGGTATCACCTTCAAATCGTTTTAGTGACCGAATATTTGGATTATGTAAAAAGTACCGACCCAATGCACCCTCAAATCCATAACCCCCGTCGTCCGTTAATTTACTCACCGGTCCTTTGTAGTCTACAAATTGTGGGTCTTTTTCATCAGACAATTCCTCACGATTTCCCATTCCGCCACCATATGTCAATTCAAAACCTATGTCAGCGTTATTGTTGATGAAATTTCTGTAATTAATTTTTCGTGTATAATAGAGATTTCCCTGATACTCAATTACACCTACAATTTCGTTTACCAAAGGATACTCTGATATACCAATTTCTAAAGGCATGGCCCATGACAATCCTTCTTTTGGCAAACTTGTTTGTGAATTCAAAAGTCGTATTTTGGCACGGCCAACCCATGTATAGTCGATATCATCTACATTTGCTTTTTGACCAATATAGTTTTCTGGCCATTGTCCGGTATCAATGTAATGTCCTTTATCGGTTAATTCTGGATGGTCCTGATCCAAAATAATATCCAAAACCACCGCTGGTTCATATTGAACGCATGCTCGTTGATCTTGTAAGAGAAACTTAACATCTTTTTTTGTTGCCAATAGATTTGTATCTTTTGACAAATCCATTGGTAAAGGATTATTATTTGTCATTTTACTTTAGTGGGTTTTACCGGCTTTTCTGCTTCTATTTTAATTCCTTCGATCTCTTGCATAATCTGTCGTTTCTCTTCTTCCGTAATAACAAATCCTTCCATCGATCCGTCAACATTAACGGATTGACGTGTTATGATTTTTTGAATCACAGCAGCAAGTTTTACCAAATGTTCGTCGTTTCTTACTCTTACATCTAAATAGTCTCGGATTAGTGGTACAATCAACAACGCATCATTTGGAGTTTTAACCAATAATCGTAGGTCGCTGATTAATATATCCAATTGATCACGACTGCTTTCAGAGTTGGATACAATATCCTTGCATAGATCCGAAAACTTTTTGTTTTTATATATCTCAATGTCGTTGTCCATATCAACAATTCATGGTATAAATAGAAAAACCACTCAAAACTGAGTGGTTTTCCTTATTTTATTTTGTAGATTGTGTATTAGATACTTCCTTCATCCGCATACATTCTGGTAATATTTGCCTGATAGTTTTTCATTTTGTTGATAACTTTGGTGATTTGTTGAGTCTTACATGAAGAAATCTCCCTAATATACAAATACAATGCTTTTTTATTGAAAGCATCTATTCGATCACTATTTCTAAACAACTCAATTACAGCATTTGCAATGTTAATGTCTCGTTGTTTGGTGAAAATTTTAGAGATATTCTTTTCCCAAAATGTCACCATAAGATCAATAAACTCTCGACTTTGTTCTTCCTTATAGTGGGAGTCTTCCTGTTGAAGTTTATACGTATTTTCTCCGTTGTCTTCGCCAATCTCAACATGTTGGTTGAACCGTTTATAGTTAGTGTTATTTTGAAAAATTAGATAGTTCTTTGCAATGATGCTAAAATAACTAAATGCTTTTCCTTTTCCTTTTTCAAACTTGTGCATATTTGCGACCAAGTGAGCTACGGTTTCTTTTTGAACTTCAATAGGACTTGTTTCAAAGTAACAGAATTTGAATGTGTTGAAAACGTTTTCCACCAATTTTTCAAATGCAAATTTTATCTGTGTATTGTAAATTTCATCACGAACACTGGCATCTTCTTCTTGATTGTATTGAATAATAGCATCCTCTGTTACAGATGTGAAGTACATCTTTTCTTTGATGAGTTTCTTTTTCTTGGGCGAGGATGTAGTTTCAAGATCAACATCTTCTATATTTTCTACTTCCAGAATTGGAAGTTCCTCAATTTTCAGATTGCAGTCTTCCTTGAGTTTTTTTGATTTCTTCTCCAATTTAGTTTTTGGTTGTGTGACTTTCTTTTTGAGAATGTTACTCAGTCCTTTATTCGTTTTCTTGGATTTCTTTTTTAGTGTTGACATCGGTTTTAATTCTGGTATTTAATTTATCAATCAAGGTGGACATTTCTGAAAAAATGACTCCAACATCATCATCTTTTTCAAATAAGTTTTTATCATCAATATTTTTCAATTGTCGATAAACACCATTGACATCATTCTTGAATTCTAATATCCATTCCTCATAAATGTCAATTTTATTTTGTGCAATGGTAAGAAGATATGTTAATACGCCCGACAAAACACATAGCAACACCAATCCAATAATACATAACCAAATAATCATAATCACTCCTCTTCTATATCTTCATCATAGTCTGGGCAATAGTCTTTAATATACATTAAAGCTTCATCAACCAATTCCCAATCTTTGGTTTTTATTGCGTCAGCTAACATGTCAACTATTTCACAAATTTCTTGTTGATTCATACTAAGGGGAATGCCGATGATGTGTATCTCATTTAGATGTACTTAAATAGTGATTCGTTTTAGAAACCTACAAAATTTTTTACCGATGTGCAAAATTGAGCTTAAAAAACTCGTCCTGTTTTGATTTTTCTGTAGGAGTGGATGCAATCGGTTGTTGAGATTCAATCGTCGATTGGGATTCCACCGAAGGTTGGACTGGTGGTGTAGACGGTTCTGTTTGAGTAGATGTATTTTCTTGTGGTTTTATATCCATGGCTGAAGATGAAACGGTTGACGGAATTTCACCATCATCTGTATCACTATATATAGCATATTCTTTAGCCATAGCAACATTGTAAGCCAAAACTAATGCCACCGCCAAAGGATCAAATACAAAAATCAAAATCAAAATAAACCATTTTACTACAGTATTTAGATCCACGTTCATAGCATCAGCAACAAACTTAAATGTCTGAATATCTTTGGCAGAAGAAGACGATAATTTAACATCATTGATTTTCTTATCTATTGCTTCTATCTCAGATAGGAAATTTTGTGATTTGTCATTTTCTGTTTTGATGTTCTTATCTGTTTGATCAATCAACTCCATTGTTTGATCTTGAACTTGACGAAATTGAATAATATTTCGAGCCAATAACGTATTTGTATTTACTTGACTCAATCGATCTTCCTGATTTTTACGCAACACAGAAAGAGATTCGATTCTCTTTTTAACATCATCTATTTTTTCAACATATGATTTTTTTTGAGATTCCAAAGTAATAATTTGATCTTGCATCATTGAATATTGAACTGATGATTGTTGATATGCGCTTGTAAGGTATCCAAAAATACCAAGAGATGTAATTCCCATCAATACAACAACAGCAATACACAAATATGTTTTCAACAACGACTGTGTTCGTTTCCAGAACCTATACAAAAACGATGTCGCCACTAATTTACCCAACTCCAAAGACGATGCCATAATCATCGATGATATAGACGCCCCTGAAAACAATAGACCAATACCCCATATGGAGAAAAAAGCTGCGCATGCTGCAACGAACAACGCAGAAAACCCCAACAGATTATTGAAATTCAATAGATATTTTTTCATACCAATAAATATATACAAAAAGGAAAAACCCCACCTTTTAGGGTGGGGTTTCGGAATATAACTTTATTTAGTTGATTTACTTGATTTCAATTTTTCGAACATCTGGTTTGGAAGGAACCACTTTTTTGAGCGTGACCTTCAAAATACCATTATCAAACGCTGCATCAATATTTTCCGTATCAATATTCTCCCCCAACGAGAAACTACGTTTAAATGAAGAATGCTTCAATTCACGTAAAATATACAATCCTTCTTCTTTTCCGGAATTAGTCTTTGTACCCGAAATAGTCAACGTATTTCCTTGAACATTAACGGTTACATTATCCTTAGACAATCCGGGAATTTCCGCCACAATCTCAATGTGATTCTTATAATCGATCACGTTTACCTTCGGATATGATCCCTTTTGGAAAAAGTCGGGACCGAATTCCTTGGAGAAACTAGGAATCTGTGATCCAAACACTCTATCAAACAAACTATCGAATGGAGTCAAAAACTCATCTCTATCAAACGAATATCTTTCAATGTTATTCATATTTTATTCCTTTTGTTAATAGTCTTTATAGACCTATTCATCTACCTCATAATGAGCGTAAATGGATGACATATTCATCACCGGTAATATATATTGTTCAAACGGAAAAATCAAGCATCAAAATTTTTTTTAATCGACATAACAGTTCTGTTAGAAATGTCATAACCGACTAGTTCGTATGTCAATTCTTGATTATTGGATAATACATCAATCGTCTCAAAATAAGAAATTGGATTCTTTGATAGTCTCCAAACGTTTATTATTTGTGAATTGAACATTTTCGTTGTGATCAATCGATTTTGTTTATCATACACATTAACAGTTATTTTTTGTAATATACTGTTATGAAGAATATTGAGATCTATTGTTACTTCTTTGTTGATTGTAACAATTTGCAATGATTGTGGATCTTCACCCGGTACATAATTTTCGTTATACGGTGTAGGTGCGGGCTTACCCATCAATGTATAAACACTCACTTCTTTATTTTTGAAGTTTACCCCAGCATATCTTTCATAGTCTTGCAGAGTACGTGACGTTCCAAAATTATATCTTTCTTTGATTTTTATGTCATCGTCTTGTTCCATACCAAACAACACACGATTTCTTTTCTGACTGTGATGATCTCTTTCCCACCAAGATTTTTTTATACCCTTCATGTCTTGTTTAGATTTATCATGGTCATCCCAGTGTTTGAACCTCGCGGATCGAGTATATTCATGCCAACATATCACTTTGTGAGGGTGATATAAATCATATCCATGAGTAAACGCTCTAACTGCTATGCTAATTTCTTCTCCGTAGAAATAAAATTCAGGATCGTGTCGCACTTCCTCAGCAAATTTACCATCAGCAAATGCAAAATGTGCTGAATAAAATCTAGCAGGAATGGGCGCGTCCAACAGTTCGTGGTCATCTATAGGAGATGGAACAAAAAACACTGGTCCGTCTGGTAAAAACTTATGAAAGTTCATTTTCCATGGAATTGTTTCATACGAGTCTTTATCATCAAACGGATTAAAAGCGGGAATATAGGCAGTAATTAAAGGTTTTTCACTGCCCATACTCTTACATTGGTTATACATCGACTTCAGTATAGTATCCCATCCGTTAACAAACCTATGATGTGAATCCAACTGAAGCGTATATCGTTCGCCATCATAACGACGTTGAATTTGGTTTCGTGCCCAACATGCTCCTTTACTTTCATAGTAAGGAACATCAATGATTTCAATATTTGAATACGATTTTAAAACATCAAGATTTTCAGAGTCGTCGTGTTGCCAACAGATACAAACGTGTAACAATTCTGGATTGTCTGCTGACGCAAACATATCCATTATGGTTGGCACTAACTCAGGGTCCCTATAAGATGCTATTTGTACAAATATTGATTCGTCTTCCATATTTTAATCGTTTTGAATCTTCCACTGATCCCATTCACACCTACAACTGATATAGTCTCCGATATGAACAATTCTAGGAAGATTTGTCTTCAGTTCGTGTTCTGGATTATATGACTTTAAGTATGAAGTGTTGGCCTCATGATACAATCCATCAGATAATTTAATTGCTAATGTCTCCTTCCAAGTACATACAACACCATACTGTTGTAGAATAAACAATGCTCTGTCTGTGACATCCATATACTGCAAGGATGGATTAAACTTGTAAATTTCACCCTTGTTTTTACGATGCCAATCACTGTCTTGTGGAAGGTAGTATTCACCTTGCTCCTTGTCACCCAACTTTCCAAGATCGTGATGAATTGCTGCAAATGCTAACTCTTCATCTGTGAAGTCGATTGTTCCTCCACGGACTTCGTATAACTTTTTAACACCGAAACACGTTGTCAACACATTGTTGATGTGGTCAAGATATCCGCCGGGATATGCGTTGTGAAAATGCTCACGAGCACTTGCTGGTGCCATGATAAGTCTATATCCAAACTCATCTTCGCTATAAAGATGTTGTAGTTTTGCAAGTCTTTCTCCACTAAAATATGTAGAAAGTTGCTTTATAAACTTTTCGTAATTATCCGCTAGTTGTTTTTCTGTGTAGGTTTTTGTCATATCCCATACACTCTAATATGGGATACGACATTAGTCAATTTTGTTTAAACAGAATGTGTGACGGATCCATATGGTGTTTGAATGACAACAGAAGTCACGGTTAATGAAATGTCCTTTCGAGCGCCACATATTGATGGAGCATCAACCGATGCAGTAAAAGGTTGTTCGTCAATTGTAATTGTGGTGTTGTTCCAAACAAAGTTATCTCCTATCACACCAACCCAATCTGTATCCACATCGATATATACGGAATCTATGATCGGTGGTTGTGTTATAGTGGCTAGAGAAAATGTCATCGAACTGACAACTTCATTTAGCCCATCAACAATCTTAATGTTACAGGTCGAAGGACATCCATCAGGAACCATCGCGGCAATCGTACTTGTTGATGTTATGACGTATACCACACATTGTACGGTTCCAAAATAGACCTGAGTATTTGTTAAATCAAAATCAGATCCTTGAATGTAAATCCATTGACCACCAACAGCGGTGGACGGGGAGATATCTGTTATAGTCATGATTTGTGTATTTGTTTAAGTTTCTTGATTATGAACTTGACAAGTTCGCTTCTAACGATGTCGTCCTCTGTAAATTCAAAAACATGAATTCCATTGGCACGACTTTCTTCATCGTCGAAATTACTTATCATTTTAACAAATCCGCTTTTCAAATTGATATCACTTTGTTCAGGATCTCCAATCACAAAGACTTTGCTGAACTCTCCAACACGGGTTACAAGAGTGACAAGTTCTTTGTAAGTCATATTTTGTGCTTCATCTGCAACAATACACCTTGCATTCCAGTTTAATCCTCTCAAAAAACCAATAGGAATGCTTTCAATACGTTCTTCTTTTTGCAACCAATCTATAGTGGCTTTGTTTGTAAGTTCGGTAAGTTTCTCTATAAGAGGTTGAATGTATGGTGCCATTTTTTCATTAGCCTCTCCCGGAAGAAATCCAATCTTGCTATCCGAACTCTCTACAGCACTTCTTAAATACAACAAATCACTTACCTTTTTTTCATTCATCAACTTTAACGCTGACAAAATCGCCATGTACGTTTTTGATGTTCCAGCCGGACCACTTACAAACATCAGTTTTGTTTTTTTATCCAGCGTGAGTTCTAAAAATTGTTTTTGTTTTTCGTTTAATTCTCGTTCATGTATGTCGATTTCATTTTTGATTTTGTGTTTCTGAGGGACTGTTGGACTCGTATCCGCACGATTTTTATTTTTTTTCATCGGTTTTTAAGTTTGGTATCCAATAACGATTCAACTTTCTTAACTCTTCCACACAATTCATACCATTCGTTTTGAATGTAAAAATTGTATATATGAGTTATGTTGTTGCGGAATTCGCTTTGTGAAATCGCTACAACAAAATCTGAGTTTGTAAACCCGAAGACCTCTACAACCGGAATATTTTTTTCTAGAGCAAATTCAATTGACGAGATCACCTTTTCCATCAATTCCTTTTTATGATCAACAACATACGTATTTAATTCTTTGAAATCAGATGGAAGAACAAACGGTTTTGGTTTTGCTTTTCTAGGCATATTAACAGTATCGAACATAAATATTGTCTTAACTACTGTTGCTTAAATAAAAAAAAACGTCACCGTTGGGTGACGTTTTTCAAATCGTAGTATTTTGATTGATTACTTGTTCTTTTTCTTGGAACTCTTCTTAGAAGAAGAAGTAGCTTCTGCTGAAGCCTCTTGTGCGATGTCCGAAGAAGTCAATTGTGCAATTCGATATTTTGCAGTAGACTTCCATGACCGTTTGGTTCGCTCGGAAGCAAACTTATATTTTTGAGCAGCCTTAAGAAGGGCTACAATTTGTTCTTCCGATTCCGTTTGTTTAATTTGTTCTCGTAGACCCATATTTTTAGTATACGCGGTGCTTCTTTTCGTCCTTCTCTACAACCTCAATGACCGACCCATCTGGCCATCGCTTGATAATAGACTTCCAATGTTCTGCTTCAGTGGCTGCATCACTCGGAGTATCATACTCCAAATCAGAAACCCTAAGCCCGCTACGGACAACTACATACTTTTTGTTTTTTGTATCAGACATAACTTTTGTATTGTGTTATAGTTAATGTTGTTACTACGATTTATACTTACAGTATACCACGAATGTTTTGAATGTCAACTTCATTCTCACCAAAATCTATGATTTTCTCGAATGACCTCAAATCCCATAGTATCACTCATATGCCAGTGACGCACTCTACGTCCTTCATCATCCTTAGTTTCTAATTCATCTGGCACTTCAATGATTCTTAGATCAGCAGTATCACCATTAGCACGTTCTTGTAAAAACTCAACGATCTTAATCAGATCAGGATTAGTTCGGTCTTCTTGTAGATAAAAACTGTAAGGATCTTTAACGCCCAACATATCACATGCTTCTTGTGAAAGTTTGTATCCCATTTTTTCTCCCTTTGATCGATTTACTACTATTTTCATGAATATAATTATTTGGAATTTATGTGTTCATCGATAAATCGTGCTAGTTTTTTGGCACTGTCATCCGAAATCATCACATAATCGGTCCAAAGAGTTCCTTTGGTAAGTATTTGCCAAATCCATCGTAACCTTTCTAAGTATGACAATTTTTTGGTGGATAAACCTAGATTCCACGTCGTTATTTGGAATCCTTTGTCACTATCGGTATAATAATATCTTTCAATTTCTAACAAATGACCAGAACAGTCACATTTAGAATAATGATTTGGAAATTCTTTCATATGAAAATAATAAAGCCACAAATTTTCATTTGTGGCATACAATCAATTGTCTATTTGAATCTCGTCAAATTCATATCTTACCTCTCGGTGTAAGACACCTTACTCGACTTTCAAAACAACTTAAGTTTTTACTTTTTTTGTCAAGTTGCGCCCATGTATCCATACTTAGGGCCATTTGTTGAGACAATCAATCGTTAAAATTAACTTGATGTAGTAGAAGTTGGTGATGTTGATTCAGCCTCTTCAACCAACGCTTTAATTTCGTTTTCTAACTCTTTGATTTTTTCTTTGTAACCAGATGCTACATCCTTAAAATCTTTTTTTGTGAAAATGAGTTTTTCTGTCAACTCATACACCTTTTTTTGTATATCCGCTTTGGAACTTGCCATAGTTAATAACCTTTCTAGATATAACTAGTATAACCAAAACAGAAAATAAAGAAAATTGGTGGACGTGGCGAGAGTCGAACTCGCGTCTTCAAAACTTAAAGTATACCAGACTACACGCTTAGTTGTTTTTTGTTACATCAACACAAATCTAAAACAACAAACTTTATGTTGATGGTGTCTGGTAGAAGATCAACAACAATCCCAAACAAATTGTTATCTAGCCTGATGTTTATCATCTTTTACAATTATCAGACATCATCATAAAAGATGTGCAGCAACTTAGGCTGCGAGAGCAACGGCCTCACGGGAAGTGAAGTCGTAGCTTACTACTTTGCTCTTCTTGTTAGCAGTTATATTTTGATAGATGATTAAAGAGGCCAACTATCGTCCTCTACGTGCCTAGCACACCTACATTTTTGAATCGAAACCAGTACACGCCCATATTGTAAAAGAACCGTTAATAACTATTATCACATATTTGGATCGTATTCAAATTCTATCTTACACTTTTGTTGTGTGATGTCAAGATCGTTCATTCCATTGAATTTTATGTGTAAAACTGCTTACACCTATGAAAAATTCTGTCTGACAAATTCAAATCCTTTGTTCGTTCTGCATAATCTATACCCCAGTATCTTGATTTGCAATGAAAGGGGACCTGAAACGATACAATCATGTCATGATACCATACTTTTTGTGCAGATTCACATAAATGTTTAAAATCGTATGCACGGGTTTTAAACAATTGCCATTCATGTAATATTTTGTCCGTTATATTCTTGTTGTAAATGTCGCCTCCCCCACCCATTATTTTGTCAAATAGCTGTTCGCTATAAACGTTGTTATTTTTGTAGTAGTTCAAAACATTATCAATGATTGAAGATCGTAGAATGTCTTTTCCCTCAAAGTAATATAACCACTGTACAGTTGGATCTTGGTTGATGATGAAATCATAATCCTCATATGGTATCGTTATTTTTCCTGTTACCAAACAATCTGGCTCAAGGTTTATGAAGTATTTTTCTGATATCAATTGTGACGCCAATAATAACCTACGAAAATATTCGATTGGAATTTCAATATCATGACTGGCTGGATAACCCAATTGATTGTGATTGATCACCGCTGAACACGAATATTCTTTACATATATCGTCAATCTCATCAACCAATCCATCCGTACATAACACTATCGTAGATGATTGATTGTTTTGTCGAAATGATTTTATCATTTCGATACTAGACTGTACTTGTTTTTGATAAACTATCGCTACTGCGCCAACATCGCATGTCATAACATTTTACATAAAAAAAAGGCCTGTGTAATACAGGCCTTGTTAAGTTTGGAGCGGGTAGCCGGAATCGAACCGGCACATCGACCTTGGCAAGGTTGCAGGCTACCACTACATCATACCCGCGCTCTAAAATTGGTGGACCGGAGGAGAATCGAACTCCTAACCACTCGGTGCAAACGAGTTGTGTTACCATTAGCACCACCAGCCCATAAAAACAACATACACCAATATATAGTGTTTGTCAAAAGAAAACATTCACAAACCGTGCTATTATACGCTAAAAAGCTGTGCGGCACATGCGCCCAAACCCTTAAGGAATCCTCCAATCGGGTGTTTGTGAAATTGGATGACCGTGACTTGCGAATATACGGGGATTTCACGAAACGTTCCTGATAATGTCTAACCCGTCAACTTCGATCTCCTCTACCCTCTCAACGTGTAGCGTGCTATAATTCTATACACCAACGATCACATCTTTTCAACGATGATATTGTCTGTCATCGGTTTACCCAAACAAATTCGGGTATTACAAATCATACAAATTAAATTGTTTGTAACTACGGTTATAATTGCACCACGAATAATGCCAAGTTCTTTTAACCGTTGACTATCAATGTTAACTTCAACAATTCGCCCTTTTTCTCCGGCTTTAAGCTCTGTTAACTTGTATGTTTTCATCAAAATTCAACCCTACCCTTACGGGTCGTTTCGTCCGGGTCAGACATACAGGGGTGTATCGTGTCCCTCACGCCGTGGTCAAACCACCACAAGATTTTTGACACAGCCATAGCCGCTGTTCTGTTTTATCCCTACATTTCTCTCAGTATTACTACTGGTTGTTCGTTAAAAACAACTGCTCCAACCTCACCCTTCAACGTGCAGCACTACACTCGGGTTATTTAGGATTACTGCTAATTTGTGGTTTTAACGGACTGAGGTTAACCGGATTGCTCCTTGCTTCCACGGAATTGCAATCTTTTAATCGTTGTGGGCAATTTGAAGTTAACTTATGTCCTCCCAATCATCTGCTGTGCAGCAGCGAACTTCCTCTAGTGTTATTTACACCAGCGTAGAGTCACTTGTGTCAAATTCAATTATATTTGACAGCCATAGCTTTTGCTCTCGGCTCCAAATATGTTTTTTGAAAATATATGTAGTTGTTATATTCAACTATTTTGTCATAGTTATCCAACACCAGTTTAATCTTCTCTTCATACTCAGACTTTTGAATCAAAAATTTCACAACCGCATCATCAACTTTTTCTTTCTTTAATTCAATTATATTCTGAGCAGATAACTTAATCAACAATGGTTTCGTCTTGATATAATCAACAATGATTTCATTTGAAATTTTCTCTTTGGTCAAATCTATAACCTCACTCAACAATGTTTTTTCTGATGCCATTACTGATATGGACAATAACATACTTGTTAAGATTGCTTTTATCATATTGTATAAATAGTAACAAAATTGGCTGGGGATGATGGTAATGCTCCACCTTCTTCTGATTCAGAGTCAGTTATAATGCTTTTATACTAATCCCCAATAAATTACTTTTTGAACAGATGAACATTGTTTTCTTTCAACTGTTCAATTTGTTGACGAAGAATTTTCTTCTTTTCAACGTTTTTTTCTTTCTTCCATTTAGAAACCAACGATGTATAATTTTTTCTATACGTCTCAATTGATTTTTCCGTTTGAAATCCGGCAGCGGTTAATGTCAACAAACATAAATTTGTGACTACAAACATTTTTATTGCGTTTTTGATATTCATAATTGAACTCCTACGCAATAAATAGTTTTGATTTTAAATAAATGGTCAGCGTAGTGGGATTTTCACCTGTCACATAGACATCTCTTTCAAGCCACACTCATTGTTCCCTTGTGGGAATTGACTCTTTAATGTTGGTCTACACGCTGATTATTAATTTGGCTGGGGTTGATGGTAATGCTCCACCGTCCTCTCGTTCAAAGCGAGCCATAATACTTTTATACTAAACCCCAATAAATGGTCGGGCGTCCGGGTATTGCTCCCGGTGTCTCGCCGTCCCAAACGGCGCGGATTAGCTATCTTCCTCACGCCCGATTTTACTTGGTAGATATGCAACCGTTATTTTCGGCGAGACAAATTAAAATGGTCGGAGTGGAGAATTTCGCAATCTCAACCTCCTGTCTCCAAAACAGGCCGTCTACTTTTGACATTACACTCCGATAAAAACGTTACGATAAAGTTTGCTATAGCGACATGCGATCTTGGTGGTATTTATCGTCCTATATTTATTAGACGATTATTTTGATTCCACGAACACTTAACTGTGTTTACCATGTATCTATCGTAACAAAATTTCAGTCAGTGTTTGATCAACGTGCCTTTCGACAACTAGAATTTACTTTTGTAACATATGATCACTAGTTACAATTTCTCTAAAGTTAGACCCTTAACTGACATATATAAATGTTGGCAGGGGATGAAGGAATCGAACCTTCACTAAGAGATCCAAAGTCTCCTGCACTACCATTATGCAAATCCCCAGTCATAAACTTGGAGCGGGTAGCGGGAATTGAACCCGCATAATCAGTTTGGAAGACTGACACTCTACCATTGAGCTATACCCGCAAAATTGGCGGTGAGGGAGGGATTCGAACCCTCGGTACGGGGTTAACCGTACAACAGTTTAGCAAACTGTCTCTTTAGACCACTCAGACACCTCACCATAAAATCTTTTGACAATCTCCGATTTCTTCAAGGAACGATATCAATCTATCAGTTCTCGGTTCCAATGTCAAGTGGAGTGTTATTAAATGGAGGAGAGCAGAGTATTCGAAACTCACACCTTTCAAGGTGCGTGCTGATTTCCAATCAACCCCAGTACCTAACTGGTTTACTCTCCATTGGCGGAACACAGAGGACTTCAACCCCACACACATAGTGCAATCTGATTTCGAATCAGTTCCGGCACGGCTGTCCGGTTTATGTTCCACAAATTGGCGGATGATGTGGGTGCTGCCCCCACAGTGGTTTTTTAGGCCACGTCTGTTTAGCAAACAGATACGACTAACTAACTATTCGTCTACCATCCATAAATTGGAGGAAGGAGAGGGATTCGAACCCCCGGAGGTTTTGAGGCCCCTTCGGTTTTCAAGACCGACGCCTTAAGCCACTCAGCCACCCTTCCATAAAATGTGTACCGTTTGAAGCCGTCTTACCACTAAGAACAAATCTTCTTAGTGCGTCTAAGCGGGGTCGTCCCCTCGTCCACATGAATATGTGGTTACGTTCAAACTAGCAAAAAAATTGGTGGACCAGATGAGAATCGAACTCACAACAGATTGTTTGCAAAACAGTCTCGCTCCCTTAGAACATGCCAGCCCATAAATTGGTAGGTGTGGTGAGATTCGAACTCACAAGGACTTCTCGTTTTAAATGAGACGCTTCTTCCAGTTTCGCCGTGTCCACACACCCATTATAAATTGGTAGCTACGACTGGATTCGAACCAGCACTATTCTATTTTTGAGATAGACGACTCCTTCCGGTTGGTCTACGTAGCCATTAAATTGGTCGGCATAGAGGGACTTGCACCCCCACGGATTTCTCCACGAGCTTCTAAGACTCGCATGGCTTCTATTACATCATATGCCGAATTGGTGGTGATAACAGGATTCGAACCTGCACTATTTACTCTCTCAAAGTAACGACTCCTTCCAGTTGGTCTATATCACCGTAAAATGGTCGGAGTGACAGGATTTGAACCTGCAACTTCTTGCTCCCAAAGCAAGCGCTCTAGCCAAGTTGAGCTACACTCCGATAAAAATGGTAGGCGGTAAAGGATTTGAACCTCTGACCTTATCCGTGTAAAGGATCTGCTCTTCCACTGAGCTAACCGCCCGTTAAATTTGTACCAATTTATCGCCATACTGGTTCTCTACTAGGATAACACCAGTTGACCGATCAAGTGTTTTATCTTACGAAGGGCACACCAGATAGAGTTTCAAGCCCAAAATTTTTTTACTCAATATTCAACAATTTCAAATACTTGTATTCCGGTTCAGGAAAAATACTATCAGCAACTTGCTTAATTGCCATGTAGTATTGGTATGTTGGATACCGTTCATTCAACATCTTGTTTCTAAGGTAATCCAACTGCGTTGTATTGTCAATGTCGTTTTCCATATTGTCGTTCTTTATTGTCCATTCACTATACCACGTCTCTTTGAAAAGTCAAGCCTTGCTCAAAAACAAAAAACCGTTGGTTTTGTGGACCAACGGTTTGTTCTTTAGCAAATTTACCGTTAGTCAGTTCTAGCTTAAGCTAGGCAATAGCGCTGGACTTGATTGTCCGGCGACTACACTTGACTGTACGGATTGATTCTTCATTCTGTCAATACATATTGGCAAATTTCAAAAACGTACAGAATTTTTGAACCAATAGTAAGTTTTTTCCAATCCCTCTCGTAACTGAACTTTTGGTTTCCACCCCATGTTTTGAATTCTTGTGCTATCCATTATCTTTCGTGGCGTTCCATCTGGCTTTGTAGTGTCCCATACAATTTCTCCTTCATAACCAACAACATCACGGACGGTTTCAACTGCTTGTTTGATTGTAATGTCTTCACCGAATCCAACATTGATGTGTTGATCTTCATCGTAACTCTCTAACAAAAATACACAGGCGTCCGCCAAATCATCTACGTAAAGGAACTCTCTCATAGGCGTACCCGTTCCCCAGCAAACGACTTGTGGCTTGTTGTAGACTTTGGCTTCGTGAAACTTTCGAATCAACGCTGGCAAAACATGTGAAGTATTCAAATCGAAATTATCACGTTCTCCATACAAGTTACACGGCATAGCACTTATGAAGTTACACCCGTATTGTTTGCGATATGCCTGACACATCTTGATTCCTGCAATTTTTGCCAGAGCATACCATTCATTTGTAGGTTCAAGAGTGCCTGTCAACAAATGTTCTTCACGAATCGGCTGTGGAGCATACTTAGGATAGATACAACTGCTTCCCAAAAACAACAATTTTTTTACACCATATCGTCGAGATGATTCAATTAAGTTGTTTTGAATCTGAAGGTTGTTGTAAATAAATTCCGCTGGATATGTACTGTTGGCAACAATACCACCAACTTTTGCAGCAGCAACCACAACATACTCCGGATTTGTGATTTCAAAAAAATTGTTGACCTTTTGCTGATCTTTCAAATCCAAATCCCTACTGGATGCTCCCATCAAATTGTCATATCCTTTCGATAATAATGATCTCCAGATGGCAGAGCCTACCATACCATTATGTCCAGCAACGTAAATTTTTGAGTTAGATTTCATGCAATTTTAAGTAGTAAATAAAACAATCAATTCGATTTTTTTAATGATATATTAAATCATGGCATATTTCGATGACTATAAAAAGCAACAACAATCAACCATTAACAATTCTTCAAAACGACATTCTGAGTATTTTGAAATATACACAGGGTTGTCACATCGATTTAGTACGTTCAAAAAAATATTTGGGTATTTAGATACGATTCCAAACCCAGTGATCATTGAAACTGGTATTAGTCGATCTATTAACAATTATACGGGTGATGGTCATAGTACGTTATTGATCGATGAATACCTACACTTTTTTAAACGGTCTGGTTCGTTTACCACAATTGATATAAACCATGACGCGTGTGAATTAACCAAACCAATGTTGTCTTCCAAATCAACAGTTATTTGTGCCGATAGCGTAACTACGCTTCATAATTTTAGCAACTCTCCTACATTTCCCTTAGTTGATTTTTTGTACTTAGATTCGTATGATGTGGATTGGAATAATCCGCATAATAGTTCGTTACATCATTTTAAAGAACTATTAGCAATATTTCCAAAAATTAAAAAGGGAACACTAATTGTTGTAGATGATAATGATCATGGAAAAGGTAAAGGGAAATATATCAACGATTATATGAACCATATAAACAAAAGCCCATATTTCGACGAATATCAAATCGGATGGATATGGTGACTCAATTATATTTCCGGAAAAAATTCACGCATACATTTATCATACAAATTGTATTACACCCGATCATAAAAAATCCGCCCGGTGGGCGGAAAACCTTTATCCATTGATCTTTGTTTTTTCGTTACAGTTCTTACTAAGAGAAAGAATTTCATCCAACGACTCTTTAACCCTGATTGGTTGTTGGTTGTTTTTTACAAAAACCAAACTGTGAACTTTAGACGGTTCAACAGATACTACCATATCTAGGTTAATCAATTGTGGAATGTATTCTCGTTTGTTACTATTAACATCGTGCGACGGATCCAACACGTTTAACTTGATAAAATGTGCCATATAGTTATCTCCTTACAAAAAAATACCGACAGCAATGTTTTACCACTGCTGTCGGTTTGAGTCAACCTAATTTTTCAGATTAGAAATTAAGCTTCAATCCAGCAGTGTAAACAACTGTTCCCGAAAATTCACGGGTTGCCCAATTATACTTGGCAGTGTCAAAGTTGTTATCAAACCACCCGACCTCAACAAACGGAGTCACTGTTCCAATAGGAGTAGTGAATGGACGAGCGAGAGTGCCCTTCACATTAATAGTCTCATAGTCATTAACATAACCATACTCGACAATAGGAGTAACGGTAAAACCGTAAAACAACGGCTGAACACGTTGGGCACCAACAAACACGCCGTTCTGGTGCAAATCGATATCGAATGCTCCTCGGACATAAGGTGTCACATATGGATTATTCAATGCCAACTTAACTCCAAACTCAGTCGAGTTAGGAATACCAAATCCACCGGCTTGATGACGTGTAACGTCGGTAGTCAACCGAGCAGACCATTCCTTATTGAAGTCCACCGTCTTTCCAAGACCAACGACCCAGTGAGACTGATCATCGTCGCCAGTCGGAAGTAGGGTGCCGCCAACATAAACGTCGGCATACTTAAGTGACTTGACAGCATTGAATCCGACAAATGCAGCGTTTTCAGCACGGGAGACACCATTAACAGTATAGTGGTTGTTGTAACCAGCCTCAATACCAATGTTGGCGATGTCAGCTGCGTGGATAGAGACGGAAGCAATAAGAGCCGTCAGCATTACTAGTAGTTTCTTCATATTTTATTTATTCTCGTTTTGTTTTAGTGATTGTAACAAATCCATCAACACATATTGATTTCTTTGCCGTCCTTAGTGTCAAAAAACACAATCGGACATTCAGACTAAACTATACCATAACAGTTCCGTGAGGTCAATCACTTTGTAGGAACAAATACATAGTAATTATAAATCGAAAACACATTTGGCTTATGCACAAAAAAACCCAGAAACAAAGTTTCTGGGCAAAATTGGAGCCTCATTACAGACTTGCACTGTACTTTATAGTTTACGAAACTATCACATCGCTATCTATGTTTATGAGGCATAAGAAATTTGGTACCACCGGCCGGACTTGAACCGGCATGACCTTGCGGTCGAGGGATTTTAAGTCCCATGTGTCTGCCAATTTCACCACGGTGGCAACATCAAAACCAATCCCAATCAGCATTATGTTTATACATTGGAAACTCGTATTCGTCAATATCTTCGTTGTGAAGTTTAGAAACATTCCGAACTTTTTGATTCACGATGTGACGTTCGCGTCGTTCAATGTATTGACGAAACCATTTTGGTGCGTGAAAAGCACCGCGTCGATTACCATTAAGAAAAGATCGAACCCAATGAGTCTCGATATATTCGATGTGATCTTTCAATTGTTCTTCGTGTGAATAGTCTTTACAGCCAGGCCAAAAACAATATGGCATATAGCTTCGATAGGCAAATTCGCCTCCGTTAATAGAAAAAGCACGACGGCGTGCGTTTTTCTTTGCGTTTTTGTTTCTGTAATATTTGTTTGGATTTCTCATGTTTTCATGTGGCATCCAAGCGTTATTGCTTGAATTTACCTACATAAAAAACGAGTAGAAGTATATTCGCATGTTGTCATATAAATTGGTGGGTATGGAGGGAGTCGAACCCCCACGCCTTTCGGCGGTTGATTTTGAGTCAACTACGTCTGCCATTCCGTCACATACCCGTAAATTGTGGACCGTGATAGGATTGGCTACCTATAACTAGTTTCAAGGCTGGTCAGGCTATATCTAGCACCCGTCTGACAGACATGGTTTTATTCAACTGTACTCTGGAACCACCCAGAGCCTCGTACTCCATGCTACCTGTCATCCGTATGTCTAATTCCATTACACGGTCAAATTGTTATCAAACTCATTATGCTTCCTACCTACACCACGTCTCCTCATTGATTTGAGAGAGCGACGGACCTTGAACCCGTCCCTATGTGTTTGAAAGTGGTAGTCCCGCCCGGATTCGAACCGAGAATTTACGCCAATCTAGCGATTACCATATCATAAGTATGGGGTTTTACCGATTAAACTACAGGACCATAAATTGGTTGCGGGGGCTGGATTTGAACCAGCGACCTCTACGTTATGAGCGTAGCGAGCTACCAGGCTGCTCCACCCCGCAATTAAATTTCAAAAAGAACTAACAAAAAATCCGTGTGGTTTAGCCGTTAAACCACAAAACCGGTGATTGATCTCCCATCACTGGACAAGTTTTTTTTGGCGTGTAACTTGTAAACTGCCGTTGAGTTTTTAATCTAAGGTATCGGACTCAACTAACCTAAAACCATGTTAACACAACCTTTCGTTTTGTCAACATCTAAAATCGTCGCCGGTACTTTACAAGTTTCGCTTTTGGCGAGGTTTCTTATCAGTCCTCCTATTTATCGGATATGCTCCGGGCGTAAATTACATTCAATGTTATTGTCGAACAGTAAACAAATCATAAAACACGACAATTCCCAAGGTCGTCCATCAATTTGTTTTGGTAGGTTAGCAACCCAACATTGAATTGTGCTCTGAAATGGTAGCTGGTATGGGTGCTGCCCCCACTTAACAAACCTTATGAGGATTCGTCGTTTGCTGAAACCCCAGCCATTAAATTTGGGTGCAGAGGTTGGAGTTGCACCAACCATAGCTTTCGCCTACGTTATGAGCGTAGATAGCGTCCTTCGGCTTGTCCCTGCAATTGAGTTTTAAAGAACAGTAAAATTGGATCGTCTGTGGTTATTGAACACTCTATCCAGACGATACAACAGAGTATACCATGCGCTAACCCCGCAACCAAGAAGTTTTTTAAGAGACTTCCAACTCTGGAGGACACAGAGTTTTACTTCTGTAAGTCCCCTCCGCCATCAAGTTTTTGTAGAGAACTTACAAACTCTAGGGGCGTAGTTTTCTACTACCCTCCACCAATCAGTTTTTAACTGAGTTACTGATAAACTCTTTATACCTCTGTACCCGCATTTCGTTTCGAGTCTCTTTCAATGATTCGATGTCATTGTTTTTGACAAGAGTTGTTAGGGCAACAAGTGACACGAAATAACTCCATCACTTAGAGGCAAATTTGGTAGAGCCAAGGGGAATCGAACCCCTCTTCCCGCCTTGAAAGGGCAGTGTCCTAGCCGATAGACGATGACTCCATTAAAATTTCAATTATCATGTTCGTCGTTTGGATAGTCTGACAATCCACAGAATCGGCCAACCATAACAACAAACACTGCGTAGATAATTAGTCCACTCAGTATGATAAATAGTATCTTCATCATGATTTAATCATAGAACATTCAACTCTTTTTGTCAACCCGAAAAATCGATAACAAGCGTCATTTGTGGTCTTACATATTGATTGAGCGAATGAAAAACAATATTAGGATTGGTTATGAACCGATTGTTGTGATCAATAATAAGTATTTTGGTATTCAAATTTCTATAAAAATCAATGAGTTCGTTGGTGACAGATGTGCCAAACACTTCTGGTGTTGGATATTGATGTACAAATGGCCCTACTACTCTCCTAACATCATCGCACATTTTATTGAATTCGGGTGATGTCCCACAATTACACAAATCGGTGATCTTGTAGAAAAACTGATACAGCTCAACTAACTTGGCTTTAGTGACAGACGCATCCGATTCGCCAATTATTTGGTTGTACAATGATTTTATATGAATATTGTCTGGATGATTGCTATAGTCACAATAATTGAAAAATCGTTTAAGACCAAATGTGACATATCGAAAATTGTTTATTGATTGAATGTTAACGTTGGTTCCAAACCTTATAGCTTCATTTGGCTCTTTGATTCTTTTTACTTCATAATGTTCATTTTTGAATTTCAGATCTCCTTTGTTTACTCTCACCGCGTCTGTAAAAAGAAGAAATAAGGCAAATTCACCTTCACCAACTTGAACTTTTTGGTATTCCAACAATTTAGGATTACGTCTTATAAAATCAAAACCAGACTGTATCGATTGATCGGTCTGTCTAAACTCGTCTACATATTTTACTAACAGTCTATGATCCTCGTCCGAAAGTTTGGTTCCAAAAAACAGTGTCCATTTTATGGTAACATACTCTTCTATCGACAATAGTAGAGGTGTCGAAGTTAGAATTTCGAGTTGTTCTTTTGATACAAATAACTTTGTCTTTTTTGGCTTTACGTCACAAACCACATCGGTCATGACAATAACTACCAAAGTCAAATCAATTAACAAACATTTTTTGGTATTTGATCGATATTGTAATAGAACAAATCTTATTTTCTACTTCCAGAAATAGATCATTGACTGATACATTCGAATTAATACAGCGTAATTTGTAAATCCCTTTGATACAAACTTGTCAACAAACTTCGATCTATTGAAATTTTTTTGTTCAAATGATTGTGACTCGTCTTCGTGATATTCTATTGCCATCGATTCGATCTTATCCATAGTGGATTGACTTACAGTATCAAACACATGATTTTCATTACCCTCAATATCAACTTTCATGAAATTAACATACGAAAGATTGTGTTGTGCAAAATACTGATCCAATGTTATTGCACGTACATCGACGGTTGTTTGATATGGCCACTCACCAACCTTAACTGTTCCACTTGAAGAACTTATGGCGAAATTATCTACGATCCAATTTTTGTTTTTATTCAACAACAAAGTTTCGTAACTTCTACGATCAGGTTCGACGCAATAGATTTTGTCTGCTTTCTTTCGTTCCATATTTAACGCCGACATTCCTATATTAGCTCCCAAATCTATTACTACATCTCCTTCTCTTACACCTCGACCAATCATGTTGATATCATCATGAACAAGGTTGGTAAAAGCCATTGCGGCTTCCCACCCATATTTCTGTTCAATATCCAACAAATTATTGTTCCAATCTACAGTATTTAGATCGAAAATTTTTCCGTCGTGTGTATAAAATTGTTGATATCGATTTGTTATTATGGCCATACTGAAGATAAGTACGAAATACTTTGAAAGGAGGATATTTTTATTCTAGGAAGAATAAGCTGTTGTGGATTTCACAAACGTTCCGAATGTCTATCACATTGCTTATTTATTTGATTGGCGTGAGATTACCGCTTTATCTGTTGACCTTTAGTTAGATTATACCAATCTTGCGGATCGGCTTCCCAACATATCCACGGTTACGACTTGCGTCTATAACTGTATTCAACATGACTGCCTTTTTAGGGTTGTGGCTTTTCAACCTTAACCTAAGACTATTCAACCTTCATCCAACCGTCTGCCTTGCGAGCAGTTAAGTCTTGCGGACTCCGTTCAGACTCCAATTAACAACTAGCATCTTGCGGATGTTTCGTTGTCTGTGTTACCTTTCGGTCACAGAGTTAAGTCACTTTCATCTTAGACAAACAACGACTTTGCGTTTTTAATATAATACTGGATTTGAACCAATAACATATTCCGTACAAAGGAATTGCTCTACCATTGAGCTAATTATGCACCTAACCGTGATGTGCGTTGTTTGTCGTTTCATACCCTTTTGGGATACAATATGCGACACACCACATGTGTTTCTCTTGCGGATACTTCACCGATTTTCAAGATTGTGTTCTGGTTACCCTGCCCACTTTCTATCAATCTACATACGAGCATTTGATTGCGGTCTCACACCCGTATCTTTGGCTTGTGTCTTATTCGTGGCTGTTCCACTTAAGGAATCAACAGTGCTCGGCGGTACCGTTAGTAGACAACTTACAGTGTTACCCTCAGTTATCATTTGTCGATCCAGCGTCGGATATACTTCCACCTTTTGGATGAAAGTCACAGACATTGCCAGTTGCTTGACTGTCCTTCTTGCGAAGGCGAGGATCCGTTAGGGGATTACCTCTTTCATGAGTATTACTACTCACTATCTTATATGGAGTTCAAGCACCCCAAATCTTGTTTCTTACAAAGAACGATTTGATGGATTCGGTTCCTAGTCACTCTTTTAAGTTGAGCTACAGTCTCAACTCCATCGAATTCTTATTGTTCGTATATCTTACCACCGTTTTCCGGTTTCGTCAACAACTTTTTGAAACTTTCTTCTTCTCGGTTTCAAGCCGTTATCGAAATATACGAACTTTATTGTCTTACTACTCTACATCAAAAACTCGATCTTGTCAACTAGTTTCTGATATCGTAAAATTGGTGCGCCTGATGGGATTCGAACCCATATTGGTCGTTTTAGAGACGACTGCTTTATACCGTTAAGCTACAGCCGCAGAAATTGTTGCCTCGTTCTGTTCATCAATAATCACATCGACATTCTTAAACTTAAGACTGCCTTTGGTATGATTATTATCAGGTGTTTCTTTTGTAGACCACCCAACATTAGCAATCACATGATTGACATAATGTGTCTCGCCTTTTGTTTTTAAAACCCACATCGGAATATTATTATCATTCAGATGTGCCTTGTTGAAGTGAAACACCACTTCTTTACAGTTCTACAGTTTTTTCATAAAATTGGAGGTCTGGGATGGACTCTAACCACCGTAAAGGAGTTTTGCAAACTCCTACCTAATTCTCTCGGCTACCAGACCATAAAAAATCTTAATACAGAGTATCACCTATAGTTCGTTTTGTCAACCGTTATCTTCTTGTTTCTGTTTTAACCACCCATATCGGTGTTTGGTTATCCATTCTATCAATGCTATTTCAAATCCAATATCCCGTCCACACTTTTCACTTTCAATCCACTTATGTTTTTCAATTTCACGTTTCATGTCAAGAAACGATGTGTATAGGCTTTTATTTGGCATAAACAATAAGTAGTTATGATTAAGAGGATTTCACGGGGGATAATTACTCCCAAACGGCTGTACAGCCTTACCGTTCCACATTTTATACTCCTTCACCAGAGGGAATCGAACCCATAGAGATGTGTCTATCTCAATCATGTGCTTTCACTGCAATGAAATTGGAGTCCCGTATTGGATTTGCACCAATCTAATACTGTTTTGCAGACAGTCGCCTAACTACTCGACCAACGAGACATAAATTGGAGCCTCCAACAGGTAATGCTCCTGTGTTTCATCATTACCAATGACGTGTAATACTTTTATACTATGGAGGCAAAAATTGAAGGTTCAACAACATGTTTTTGGAACCATGTCATCGTATCTCCCCACAACGGCATTTTCAGTGCTCATACGTCCAAATTGACGCCCCAAAGCCGTTGTTCACCTTCACGGGAAATTGTTTGAACACAGTTGGATTTACACCAACATGGTATCAATTCTTAGAGCCGGAGACGATTCAGAGTCGATCCGTGGATACCTCACTCGGCTGTTATGCTGGATACGTTTTCCAGTCGTCTTAGCGACAAGTATTCGCCTTGTGTTCAAAAATGGTAGGCATGTCCGGATTCGAACCGAAATTTCAAGTTTCGAAGACTTGCACTCTATCCAGTTGAGTTACACGCCCATTAAATTTTCAAAGAAAGTGTGACTATTTGAGTTTTAAAGATGCTACGGTCAGTCACAACCGAGGTTATTCCCTTCATCTGTCATCATCATACCATAAGGTCCCACGATGTCAACCGATTTTTAATTGTGAACAAACAAAACCTTGTCAATGTACTCGGGAATCAATTTGGCTTTCATTTCCATAATCAAATCACCATCCGAGTCTGCTTTGCTTGTAAATCGATGGTTTTTAATGATGTCTTTTTTAACGGCATACTGCCCGACATCGATCATAGAATGTTGAATTTGAGGAATTAACAATCCATAATCTTTTTTGTTGTGGTTGAGAATGTTTTTATGACTTAATACCATGTCGTAATAAACAAAATTGCACTGTGGCTTTTCCTGAATCACTCTGTTCATTTCCTCAAGCCAAATAGGAACATAGTAATTGTCATCGTTTGTGTTTATTATGAATTCACCCTTGGCAAGTTCAATTCCCATATTTCTCAACGAGTGTCCATAATCGTTGTAACGAACATTTGTTTGACCATATCGAATTCTACCATCATGTAAGAATGGTGACATTATCTCAGCGTGTTTGTTGTCTTCACCATCGTGTAAAACAATTACTTCAAAGTCATCAAATGTTTGAGCCATCAATGAATGAATCAAACATGGAATTTGAGTGTATCGCTGATACGCAACAACAACTATACTAAATAACATAACTTATGGTACTGCCGGCAGGAGTCGAACCTGCAACCTTCTGCTTCGTAGGCAGACGCTCTAATCCAATTGAGCTACGGCAGCATTATTTTACAAAACATTACTGATCGTAACGGTCATAGTCATAACGGTCATAGTCATAATCATCAGCACGATCTTTAATCATGTCGAAAATTTCGTTTTCAATACGTTCTAATTCGGACTTGGAAAGTTCATATTCTGTACCCTGATCGTCCACTACAGAATAAATTTCTACACTAGCTGGGTAGTCAGGCTCAAGCTGTAATCCAGTTCCTCGTTCTCTAGAACCTCTTTCAGCAGGAGTATACTCATACTGTACCGTAACAGCAATTTCTTCATCTGTTTCAGGATGATTGATCGTGGTGTCATACGTTGGCAAAGAAGATTCTTTCAACTTAAACTTATGTCCACCGATATGTTCAAATATTTTTTTCTTCATAATGTGATGAAATGTCTAAAATAAATATCATTCCGATTCAAATTACTGTAAAAAATGGCACATCCGGCAGGACTTGAACCTACAATCTTCTCGTTAGAACCGAGTTGCTTTATTCCAATTTAGCTACGGATGCATTAAATTTATTTCTTCAATAAATAGATGGACTAGCCAAACGTTATAACTGTCCACCGGAATTATGAGTTCCCACCTTCCAAACGCTTTAAGTTATTTACTGATTCATTAGATGCGTTATATCAACTTTACAGTTAAATATATTTACCGACATCTCTAATTAGAAAATGGTTGCCCGTGTTGGTAACGCTCCAACTTCTACACAGTGTCAGTGTGTCATTCTACTTTTATACTAACGGGCAATGAAATTGGTGCCAGCTATTCTGCTCATGAGGCAGAAACCTTCGAAGGATTTTCACTGGCATAAAGTGGTAGGCAATCACGGTTCAGATTATTCTCGTATTAACCTTTTAGGAAATTTTGTTGATACCAAATATCTAAGTCTTTCATTCCTTCTTTTTTAAGAAGGATCAGAGGATGATGAAATTGTTTCCATTTTTCAATATCTTGATTTGTTTGATATCCTTTTACTTCAATATATTTTCCAAGAACGTAAAAGTCGGGATAATATTTTCTATTTTTATTTTCAAATCTATATGGAAATCCTTTTTTATTCTTGGTCCACTCAACATTTTTTTCATCAAGAAAAGATGCCAGTTTTAACTCCCAAGAACCTTGTAACCACACTTTACTACCGTCTTTTTTAATGTAAAGATATTTTTTGCATCTACCAGATTTTTCTTTCAATCCCCCAAATTTTGATTTTTTCTTTCTATATTCTTCTGTTTGATATATTTCTGGTTTTTGTTTTCCAACTCTCCAAGCTAATTTTGCGGCCTCAGAACTAGTTCTCAGTTTTAAGAATCCATTTTTTACAGCCCAGTTTATAGAATTAGACGGATATCTTTTTTGCAAATCCCGCCAAGTCAAACCACCATCGTAAAGTGATTGACATTCAGACCAATCTATTACTGAATATTTTCGTTTTTTGTTGGTTTTAAGCAAATACTTTTTAAGATAGTATCTAACTGTTGTTTTTCCCAAATTATACTTTTTGGAAATTTCACTGATTGAAAGTCCATTATTTATTTCATTTTCAAGTTTACATTTATCCATACGAATAAATAGTAAGTTATAGCTCAAAAGTATAGCATTATATTAAAATTTGGTTGTCCCGGTCGGACTTGAACCGACGACCCATGCGTTATCAACACATTGCTCTAAACCAACTGAGCTACGGGACAATTGAAATTAATTTTGAAACTCAGGTCGCTATCAGCCAATACCTTATTCGTATTAATCTTTGGCTCATGGTAATTACTCCACTACCCGAACTGATCTATGCACTGACCCCTCAATGATTTCAAAAAATCAGTGGTGTTAACGGGATTCGAACCCGTAATAGGAAGATTTTCGTCCCCCGACTATCCCGAATGTTCTAGTCCATAACACCATCAAAATTGTTTGCGTTAAGGATTTCACGATACGTTCATTTATATCTATCTCGACTTGTAGTTTTCCCTGACTTTGACGGTTTTTAACTACCAAACCCCTCTATTAAAATTGGTGCTGTACTCTCCAAGCTGTCTCTGTGTTTTACCGAATGTACCGGTCGGCAGTCACTTTCGGGGCCAGTTACCCGTTGAAATTGGTGGAGCCGGTGGGTAATGCTCCCACACGAATATTCCGGTTAAAAGCCGGGTGCCCGTCTATTGTGGCTTCGACTCCATAAATTGGTACTCCTACGTGGACTTGAACCACGACACTGCGCTAATCAGGCACAGGGACTACATTATCGTATAGGAGCATTGAAAATCTGGTGGGACTCCACGGTACTGCCCCGTGTTCTGAAGGTTAAAAGCCTACTGCATCACTCTTAATGCTTGAATCCCATAAAATTGGTGCAAGTGGTGGGTAATGCTCCCACACGAATCGTCCGGTTAAGAGCCGGGTGCCCGTCTATTGTGGCTTCACTTGCATAAATGGTTTCCCTAGGATTTCACCTTCGTTCTCTTGTTTCGTGCCCTACTCCAAGATCTATCTAGTTCCGCCAGGTGCACCGCAAATATTGATGTCACCTTTTTAAAAACTTTGTGTCATATTTCAATGAACTGTACTCATATTACCATCATCATCAGATTTGTCAATTTTTTTCTTCGTCAAATCATGAATGATTGTCATTGCTCTATAAAAGTCTGGGTGATTTCTGTTTCTTACAGCAAGATTTCTCTTCAACCATCCCAGATCATGTTTCCTTAATATAGGAACATCCATGGTGTTCAGTATGTCTATTAAAGTGTTCATATCACTTCACATTGTACAACCTTTGGTCAATCCACTCTATAACATCGTGTTGTGGATAAAACTTGAGCAATCGTTTTGCCAAATCAATATTTGCCAATGTTCCTTTTGACTCTCCGTCTCTAGCAGGTAAATATACTTGGTTAGAACTAATCAAATCGGCAATCTGTTGTACAGAATAATTGATACCAGACCCAATGTTGAATATTTTTCCAAAACATTCTGACTCCGTGGTATTCATCGCCAACATATTGGCAGAAACTATGTCGTGTACATTTACAAAATCTCTACGTTGCTCTCCATCACCAACTATTGTAAGTGGTTGATTGGATTTCAACTGTCTCATAAAAATACTGATCACCGGAGCATATTGTCCCTTAGTAGGTTGTCTATCACCATAGACATTAAAATATCTAAATGATATCGTGGGTAATTTGTACAGATCATAGTACATCTTACACAACTCTTCCCCCGCAACTTTTGTAACCGAATACGGATTCAAACAATTAGTTGTCATCGTTTCTACTTGAGGCGAAGTATTATTGCCATAAGCAGATGATGTAGAAGAATATATGAACCTCTTCACACCGTTCAATTTTGCTGATTGTAACAAGTTGCACGTGCCCAACACATTTGTTTTTGTAGCAAGTATTGGATTTTCAATACATGGTCCAATTCTCGATTCTGCCGCCAGGTGAAATATACATTCCACTCCTTTTGTCAGTTCAAACACATGATCATAATCGTTTATATCACAATTAAAATACTTAGCATTAGAATTGATATAAAACACGTCATTGTTTGCACTTTGATTGTCAATCACTAATACTTCATGATTTCCATTGACAAGTTCATCAACAATGTGTGACCCAATAAATCCACAACCTCCTGTAACTATAATCTTCATAATTAGTATTAAAATGGCCCGGACTGTCGGTTACGCTCCGACTCATTCTGCTCTTCAGGCAGACGCTTCTACTAAGTTAGCTTAGTCCGGATAAAACTCTTTGAATTGGTGTAGCCTCAACTACACTTGGCCATTACTATGTTGACCGAGTTCACTCGCTCCAAGTTTATTTCAACACAATTCAAAAATGGTGGGTACGGTAGGACTCGCACCTACGTAGGCCGTTAGGCCGGGAGATTTACAGTCTCCTGCAATTGCTGCTATGCGACACACCCAAAAAAGTGGTGGTCGGTGTTGGATTCGAACCAACTCGCTGTGCGAAATCGGCATTTCTCAATACATGATAACATTGACTATGGTTATTAGTTTGTTACCAATGGGTTCGCACCTTGCGGTGAGCCACGACCCAATGAGTCAACAGTTGCTCCTCTAGCACCGACCATAAAAATCAAATCGTTTTTTGATACTTTACCGTAGCTAACGAAGAAAAACTACGGGGCTCTCTGAACATACGGTTTCAGAAATTGGTGGTGAGTGGAGGAGTTGAACCACTTGCCGTCCGCCCTATTTATTGATGGCAACTGTTTTACAGACAGCCATAGGGAACACTCACCGTAAATTGGCAGGGCCTTTCATCTAAACATACACTAGGATCTCACAATGGTCAAGCAATTTCGAACTTGCTTATCTATCTAGTTTGTTTTTTTACGATTACTCATCCCTATTGAAAAGTTTTACGTCATATGTCTATTTCACCACATGACGGTGACTGAGGGTACTTCTTTCACAACATATTTCTAGCGTACCTTACCGTTGCGCATTGGTTATGTCGCTTTAGTCACGTCAGAAGATGTATAAGTTGGCTCCAGAGGTAGGACTTGAACCTACAACATTTCGGTTAACAGCCGAACGCATCTACCATTGAGCTACTCTGGAATTAAAATGTGGGGGCATTCTTGGGACTTGTACCCCTATTTTAGACTGGCGCCGATACCCCCGAAGCGAGTCAAGTTTTCTTTGTATACACTTAAATTATCGTTCTAACAAAGGTTTCATTTTTTCAAGGAACATTTTTGGAGTAATTGTTTTGCTACACTCAAACATACGATCTGTATTTTTATGGTGTGGACAAAATACCCAATCATCTAGATCAGCCACTTGTGTGTCCATATGATTAAGACATCCATGACATACAAATTCGTTATTTACACAAATCATGTTTTTTGTAAACTCAAACCAATTTTCGGTTACACTTTTCATTACCACGACAGGTTTGTCCATCGCGTGTGAAATCCACGAAAATCCACTACTCAATCCTATGTGAAATTCAGCATGATGAATATAGTTTATTGCATCTTGTAATTCAATTCCACATCGATCTATAGCATTTTTTGGAACAAAATTTCTCCACTTACCATCACCAAAATCTCGGTACTTGTCAATACAAACTACGCTCAACTTGTGTTTGGTTTTCAACTCTTTGATTAGAATATCCCACCCATTTTTATAGTTCCAATATCGCCCTTGGTGCGTAGATTGCATCGATAATGTCACATACTTTTGTTTGATATATCGTGGACCAACAACAACGTCAATCTTAGGATGTAATTCAACGTATGTCAATCCAAGACATTCGGCAGCAGATTGTCTCATTGGACGATCCCACTTAAACCCAATGGTCTTTATTTCATCACACTTTGTTGGCTCTCCAAACAATATGTTCGGATATGAATTTTTAAACAGATGTGAAATGTTGTGTTTCATGTCGAACCATACTTCGTTGTTCGTCATTTGACGATACATTTCAACGTAAGGCAAAACACTGACAATATCACCTATGCCACAAGACTTGTTGTTAACATCAATTTTTGTAATCATAACAGTTAGAAATTGGCGGCCATACGGGGTTACGCTCCCCGGACTTCCCTTAGACAGAGGGTTAGGTTACTATTACTTTATATGGCCATGAAAATCAGTTGATATAGTGATCAATCTATTCAACTAACTTATCGCTTACTATTCCACAACAGATACTCCGTTGGTTCGTGTCTTACTTATGCTAGCTTCTTCAGACCTTATCAGCTATTCAAAAATTGTTTACTGGATTTCACGTTTGTTCCAATCATAGAAACTATGTTCCGGATTCACTTATTCTATGGTCGTCTTTCAGGATCCCACACAGTTACTACTTCGTTGCATCATACACTCTCTTGGAGTCGAACCAAGAACCCCGCCCGGGTAAAAGGATTGGGGCGAACCACTCAAAATATACTAGCTTGTCGCCTTCATCTGTATGGTAAAAAAATGGCTGTGGAGGTAGGTTCCGCCCCTACATATTACTAGTTAACAGCTAGTCTCATTACTGTTATGATACTCCACAATTAAAATGGCGAGGTATATGGGTGCTGCCCCCACTATCTTTTCCGTGACAGGGAAATGAGTCTGCTGTTCCTCTTATACCCCAAAAAATTGGAGCGATATGAGGGTAATGCACCCCCTACTCAAGTTTGGAAAACTCGCGTGTATCTATAAACACCTATATCGCATTTGTAAATTGGCATGGACGGTGGGTAACGCACCCATAATTAAAATGTGTATTTTCTAAATTATCTACTATTTATAAGTAGTGTGATTATACACCACAACGATTGTATTACTTATGAACCAAAAAAACATAATAAAAAACATGAACGACGATGATTTTATCAAATTGTTTTATTCTAGCAATTCATTTAATGATATCATATTCAAACTTAAACTAAATGTGTGTGGTGCTCAATACAAAAATATCAAAGATAAATGTAAAAAATTGAATTTGACCACATCACACTTTGATTCTTCAAAATACAGACTTAATGCGCAAAACGTTATAAGACAAGATATGAAAACGATTCTCATACAGAATTCACAATACAAATCAATGAATCGTCTTAAACTCCGACTAATTTCTGAAAAATATCTAAAAAACGAATGTTCTGTTTGTAAAATTACATCGTGGTGTGACAAACCATTATCATTACAATTGGATCATATCAATGGAATCCGAAACGATAATCGTATAGAAAACCTTCGAATATTATGTCCGAATTGTCATAGTCAATCGGATACCTATGCTGGTAAAAACAAAAGAAAAATGGCATCCACCGTAGGAATCGAACCTACCCACTGAGATTTGGAGTCTCTGTCGCCAGCCTTGGTACATGGGCGGATATATGTAAATTGGTAGTCTATGTGGGTGCCGCCCCCACTTCTCCAGTTTGAAAAACTAGCGACCTAGCTGGTAGTCGAATAGACCATTGTAAATTGGCCACCTTACTTGGTATCAAACCAAAATTTCCCACTCGAGCACTGGGCGTCCTATGTTAGACGATAAGGTGATTGTAAATTGGCAGTCCCACTCGGAGTCGAACCGAGTTCTCCAGATTGAGAATCTAGAATCCTTTCCTATTAGACGATGGGACCATAATGTGAGAGTTCTGATGGATCGCATCAACTTCGGTCATCAACCGTTACTCTCGAAATTTGGGGTGTACGACGGGATTTGAACCCGCATCTGCCAGACTCACAATCTGGGGCATTAAACCAATTATGCTACATACACCATTATAAATTGGAGCCAACAGTCGGACTTGAACCGACAAAGAGTTTTACCTCATACCTGTTTACAAAACAGGGCCCTTAGCCATTCGGGTCATGTTGGCACTTACATTTATTTTTCAATGTTCACAGCAATAACCTCGGTTATGCCGTCATCGCCCTACGGGTTCTCTACGAGGATAACACCCAAGGACCAATCAATTGATTTTTCCAGACTTTACCTATCGTCGATTTTCATCGACTCACTGGCGGCGGTTCAACAGATGGAGTTTCAAACCGTCTTTAATCTTCACTCAGTATATCAGAAACTTTCGTTTCGTCAACTGCTTTTTAAATCTTTCGTAGATCGAGTTTTCAAACTCGTTGTCTACTGTCCACTTACACTATCACCACCATCTCGTTTCGTCAATGCCAAAAAACAAAAAACCGTCACTCATTTCTGGGTGACGGTCGATGTTGTTTGAGATTTTCTATACAAGACTTCACAACACCAGCCGCCAACGCCCTTCACAATTTGTAAAGGTATCCCAGCGTTTAATGTGTGTATATCTAATCATTTACACCAATAAGTATTTAACAATTGTGAAAAACTCAAATTTTTTTTGATATTTATCATCATATGAATCAAATTGGCACAACAGAGGGTATCGGCATAAACCCAAAAACCAAACAAATGGACTTGGACGTTAACAACGAAAGACCATATGATGTCATACACCCTCTGTTTGGCAATACCACAATGAAAGTCATTAGCAAAAATCCAAGAAACAACATACCAGTACATGTGTTTTATGGCTTTCAATTGCAACAATCCAAAATCGATTTGATTTTTTCACAATACGCTGATAGCCAAAAAGAACAACGTGTCATAGCAAACAGATCCAGAGACGCAGTAAGAACCGCGTTGAAAAATCCAAACTCAGACCAATCATCACGCATTATTATAGACTTCCTCGTAGAACACACAGTCAAAACATTCAACAACAAATTTCCAATAGATCAATACGATGCCATCATCTCGATGCCAACTTCAGCAACACTCAACACCGTTTTGGTAAACGAATTCAAAAAATACGCAAAACGTGACGTGTTCATATCAAACGACGCATTTGTAAAACAATTGAGAAAAGACGTAACCATCAACCAAGATATGATTGATCGAGAAAAAAGCGAAAAAACAAAAGACGCTTTAAAAAAATTGCTAGCTGCAATACAACGATCTCATCCAGACAAACCTTTCAGTATCAAAAAAATTCCAGCCAGCTATCGTCGCTATTTCAAGTTTCTCAAATTCACAGATCCAGAAACTCAAGAAATCGTCAAAACATACGTAGAAAACAAAAAAATACTTTTGATAGATGATACCTTCGGCGAATTCACTACATTCGGCAACGCAATCAATAACTTAACAGACTTTAACCCACAATCAGTAGACTGCTTCGCCTTGCTCAAAGACTATTAACATATACTATGAACGAACCCACCACAAAAATCACAGAACACAACGAACTAATCGCCACCAGAGTCCCACCCGGTGATAGATGGATTCTTGTTAACGACCCACGTAAAGTAATATACGCAAGTATCACCGAAACATTAGAAGCATATTTCAATGTATGCCAATTCAAAGGCGAATATCGACTCGCTCCTCTGGAAAGCAAACTCTACGCAATCAAACAAATCGAACAAGAAATAAAACCAGAACCTCCAAAAAAACTAAATCTCTACGGAGATCGTTAGTTCAAACTTATCACAAAAAGTTGACGGTCGTCACTACCACCTTCAATCGTTACGTCGCTATCATCAACTTCACACAACTGCACCAAAGCAAGCTTGATGTAATCAACATCGCCTCCTAAACAATATACCTCAACAGTACAATTGTCACTTCGTTCATTAACAACACACTCAGTAACTCCATAATGTGATTTCAAAACATTTTCTATTTGATCAATCATTATAATAATCTACCACACAAAAATTTACTTGTCAAGTTTTGTGTGCAACTTTTTATATTTCAACGTATCTTCACAATCTTCTTTTTGCTGCCTCTGTCACGCATATATCTTGTAAACTCCAACGACATCTCAGCAGCACCACTACGAGCATCTTGCTCCCACGGATACTTCATATAATCAGATCTCGTATACCCAGTAGGATATGTAACTCCATCCCACTTGTTGCCATATACATCAAATCGCCCACTCTCAACTTGTTCAATATGCTTTACCTCATGCGCCAAATGACGTATCTGCTCGTCAACACTCATAGGATTGTTGCTACGCATCGTAATAGTATACTTGTGTGGCTTGCTCTCACTCACCTTAACACTAGCCTGTGTAGGTAGTTGACTCTCAGGATCAACATCCAAATATCCATACTTCAAACTGATTCGATTAGACGCACTCGTCAATTTCAAAAGTTTGATGAAAAACGCCAACGCAACCTTGATTCGGTTTTTGTCAACGTCACCCTCACACAACATCGTGTCTATCTTATTCTTCATACTTTATTTCAAATTGTTTGTTCTTGCTAACAACATCACTCAACTTCTCACCCATATCATCATAAACACTTTCATCCAATTTGGTCTTCAAATATCCACTCAACGCAACCAAATGTTTACATAAACTTGGCTTCAATCGAGGATTGGTCTTGCCAGGTACACTGCCATTACACCTATTCAAACTGTCTTTGCCCAAACTGCCCGCATCTCTATAATAATTGGCATACGCCCATCGATACATATAGTCAGGACAACTACAATCTACCTTACACTCTACCTCGTTCATACTACGCTTGCCCTTGTTACGATTGTACGCATCCTTATCAAATGATATTCGACCCTCATGTGATCCATTCGTAGTGTTATGATCACTAGCACTCTTATACCCAAAATTCCACTGCTCACTATCCTCATTAGCACTGCCTGCCAAACTACGAACTCTCATTCGCCCACCCTTGTTTCTACGCACACCATCAGTTTGTGACAATAACTGACTGTATGTCATTGCCTCACTCAATATGCTGCTCAACAGTTGCTTCAATAATATCATATATACGTTACAATAAATATACCGACAACTCGTATATCACCGACTCATTTTCAAAATACTCCAACGGTCATTCATATATACATTCTTATAGTACACCCCGCTAGGCTCTATAACAGAATCAACAAACTCATATTTGTGCCCGGTCATACAAAAACTCAAAAAATTATAGGTCTTGGTAGGATAAGGATTCCAATAATCAGGTATATTCAATAGCCGGTTGCCAATATCATTCACCAATAACCCAGATATAGACTGATCATGCCGATGCCCTATCTTGCCATGCACACTCGCCTCTTCTCCCCAATAATCCTCACCAGTATCTATATTCTTTAACCCACAACACTCATCCACCAAATTATACTTCATCCACCTATCCACATACTCAATACTACGCACACTCTTTCTAAATACCATCATTCCAGAAGCATGCTGCAAACAATGCCGATACCTCTCCATTTCCATATACCTCATACACCTCTCACTCGTAAAATTCTCATGCGTATGATTCGCAAATACCCCATCAGGTGCCTGCCAACTCACCCTACAACTCAATATATCACCATTGCTGCTACACAACCGCTTGATAACATCCAACTGATAACCATCCGTTATCTCAAAATCCTCGCCAACCTCCCACCACTCCGGCGATACATCATTGTATATAACATAATCCCCATCATTCATCTCTCTCAACGCCCTCATTATAACATACGGCTTGTAACACCGACCATTCACCGCAGGATCCGCATTGCTCAATAATACCCTATTGCCACTATACAAATCACTGCTCTCTATATCTCTCCAATTCCAAAACATCAGCCTGCCTATGCCAAATTGATCATTGTTTTCAATTATACGACGCACCTTGTTCTGTGTAATACCATACGCTCCTCCTTTTCGCCCATATCTGTCGTCAGATACACTAACCAATGCAACTGTTTCACTCATATCTTTTTATCATAACTATAACCATATATACAAAACTCCCCAAACTTTTTCTGCACCCACCGCGTGCGCATCACTTTTTCACCCTCTTATCAAAAATCTATGCCACAAAAACACACCATTATGTTAACCATATATACGGTTTTTCCCATGATATTTTTTTGCTTGTGTGTTGCGCAACTCTGCGCGGGTGGGAGGGGTAGCGCTACCCCCTGTTCAGAAGTAGCGCAGGGTGGGGGGTGGATACCACCCTGCCCCTTGTTTTTTGGGTTATTTTGGGTAGGGGTGGGTACCAGGCATGCTGGTCAAAAAGGTAGTGTTTTGGGTGGGGTGGAGTGGGGTGTATATGGCTATGGTGAACCACAATGTAGTTGACAAGTGGTGGGGTTTATGGATGACCCCGAACCGATTGTGATGTTAGAGGTTGTCCCAGTTCTTGACAGTGAGGTCACCCATGGATTCACGAAGATGTGCGTAGTCACGGGCGACACGGGTGACATGAGAGCGGCGAAGGCGAGTGTCGAGGCTGATGCGGAGGTTCATGGGAGTTTGGAGGTTTTTGGTGACGTTGTAGCGGACGATGTTCTTATTCATGTCGGAGAACAGAGTATCAGGTGTTGGCGTATATACAAGGCATATTTTGAACAAAGTGTATGTTTGAGCATACGCGGAAACTGAAGAAAGGTATTGACAAGGTGATATGGATGTGTATGGGGATTGGTGGGTGGTGGTATATGTCAAGGCATTTATGTGGCACCCGGCGGCTTTTATTTGTTGAAAGATGGACATCATCTGGTAGTCTTTTACCCGTGAAGACGATCACTATCAAAGACAACAGCGAATTGGTTACCTTCCTCCGTATTCTCGGCACTGAGTGTCAGTTTGTGACGCTCGAGACTGAGACCGAAGTGAAGATGCGCAAGACTGGCAATCCTTTTGTGGGTGCTGTGAAGGTTACCCGGCGCAATGGTTTGGTGAATGTGAACCATGAGGCTCGAGTGAATCGTCGGATGAAGGAGGCTGGTGTTGAGGCGAACTACGAGGGTGGCGAGACGTGGTATCTGCATGAGACCACCAACGATGGCAAGGTCACTCCGCTGTGTTTTTCCAAGAAGAACCCGGACCAGAAATACCTTCAGTTCTTTCCTCATCGGACCAAGGGAACCAAGTATGTTCTGAATGGTCGGGAGCTGACTGAGGAGGAAGTTACCAAGATGAAGGCCTTTATTCCTGAGAAGGATTGGGGTGACTTCAAGCAGCCGGTTATCACTCTCAAGATGGATTCGATTCGTGCCATCAAGTTCAGGAAGTTGAACTTTGCCAAGTAAAAGATTGACAACCCGGAGTAAAATCCGGGTCTTTTTATGCATCAACCAGCCGCGGAAAACCATGGCAATAGTGAAAAAGGGAGCTTGACAGCTCCCGGTGGTTTAGGTGGGCATTAGCATGCCCAGTGTGAAGGTGACGGGTGTGAAGTAGGTGCGTTTCTTTTGCACCCAAGCCCGTTGACGAGCACGACGTAGTTTGCGGGCCAGGCGGGCCCATTGCACCTGTTGCTTACGGTGGAGGATGGCTTCGGCGGACAACTCACGACCCCACTTGTCAAGCTCCTCGTAAGTGAGCATGGACCAGTCGGGGCGAGGACGAAACCCATTGATTTCCTTGTAGATATCGGAGATGTAGCCGATCAGATCGTCACGGGTGGGAACAAAGCGGGTGGGAACAAAGGGTGTCACGGTGTCGTTCATCGTGGCAATACTCTATACCGGCAGAGTGGCAAACACAAGAACTTTCTATAAAAAGCAGCAACACCAGGCGCGGAAAACCATTATGTGGTTGACGTAGCGAGGTGTTTTTGATTGAATAGCAGTTCTTATTGTCGCGACACTACTATTTGTAGTGGTGTTGTTGAGGGTTTTGACGGATCACCCACAACCGATTGTGTGTTAGTCTGCCATGGTTTTGAATGCGTGTTTGTGTTGTAGCACGTAACGAATGGCGTTGGTGGTGTGTGCGTTCCACTTGTAGAGTGAGGCATCCATTTCGAGGTTCATGGAAGCTTCCATAGACAGTTCGTTGTAGCCCATGGTGAAGTTTTCGACTGCGATCTTTTTGGCCTTGGGGAACTTCTTGAGGGCCTTAGCGATCAGTTCGTTATTCATTAGGAGACTAGGTTACCGAAGTTTTAGAGAAAGTCAACCGGATTTTTGAACTGAATTACTTGGAAATGGGAGTGACCCAGTGATCTTTCATTTGCAGCACTTGACCATTGTCAAAGGTAACGTTGAACTCATAACCGGGCGTAAATCGCTTGGTGACGGTGCCTGCGACGTTGTTGGTCATCAATTGATAAACGATGTTAACGTAGTTATCGTCTGGATATGCGTGAATACTGCGATTGCTGTTGCGAATGGTCAACCAGTTGTCTTTGGTGAGGATGATGCGTTGACCGACCGTGTAGTTCGTAGGATTCATTGTGGGTACAGTGTATATCGGTTTTAGAGAAAGTCAAGTGGCATCCGGCGACAAAAGCGGCTGGTGGGCAGCGCAGATGCCCTGTATATATGGGTGGGGTTTTGTTGAAAGGATGACCCACAACCTTGTGAATTGATTATCGGCTGGTCACTCGGAAATTCCGCTCAACGTATTGCAGCGAGAAAAGTGAATGAGCACCAACGCGGGGTCGGATTCAATGACACACTTTGCGTCAGCGAGTCCCAAACCCCGGACTCGGTCTCGAATCGCCTTGATGGCTGGAATCTTGTTCGTATTGTGCCTAGAACCGCCATATTCCCGGACGACTACGGCGTAAGCTTCCAAAGGATGTTGATCGGTGGTATTGGTGTCTTGTGCACCAATGGGGTTTTGTGGGTATGTTACTTCAACCGACAAATCTTGAATGTGGTTGAGTGCCTTGGCACGTTCGGTGAGGATGGTGAGTGCTTCTGCGATTGAGTATGTGATTTTCATAACAACAATAGGTTATCAGGGTTTTAGAAAATGTCAAACGGAAAATGGTTGACTGGGAAGGATTTGAACCTTCATTCGTGCAATGCCAATGCTTCTGTCTGCCGACATACAACATTGGAGAATCGGATGCCTCCGTGCGTTTGCCGTTTCGCCACCAGTCAATTGAAAGTCAATGATCGACTATGGTAATTGTATAGTCCTCGCAAAATCCAACAAATCCACAATCACGGCGATTGACCCACATGATTCCGCCGGGACCCGCCTCAATTCTTTCACATTCAATGATTTGGGTTTTTTGCGTAGCAGGATAATACACCAAGATTTTCATTGTGCGAATATCCTATCAGTGGTTTACTGAAAGTCAACTAGTTTGGTGGAAAGATTGGACCGTTGTATTCTACGACGAACGTCTTCTGGTCAAGATTGGCAAATTCATCTGTTAGCTGTTGGTTACCGCTTTCAATCAGCATGTCCAAAGTATTCTGACGAATGACAGACCAGTGTTCGGGGTATTGACCATAGTATGGAAAATACTCCACACTACATTCTTTCTTGCGTCTTACCCAATACCACCCCGGCGTATTTGGCGGTGTATCTGTCCAGTTCGTATTTGACATATACACGCTTTTATTTTCCATCAGGTTCGACGCGGTCTCTGTCAAGCCTTACTTCGTGAAGAATAAACGTAGCATCAAATCCTTTGTTACGAACAGTGAGAACATCACCCACCATGGTCACACCAAAGCCTGCCTTGCTAAGGGCATTGACAACAGATTCATATGCATGTTGTCTGTCATCGGCAACAAAAGTTCTCTTGGATTCAAGAATGTTTTGACAGTTTCTAAGATCCGGATCGTATGCCATGATGATTATCCTATCAGTGGTTTACTGAAAGTCAATCGAAGAAGTATTGTCTACCAACGATTTTTTTGAATGAACAATGCACACACTTGACTTCACGATCTAGTGCCAAAGGGTTGTTGGTAGGCACATAACCAGACACCAATTCGTGGTTTCCACGACTACATTTCCATTGTCTGTACCAACGAAAGATCATGAAGTCAACAACTTTTTAATTGCCGCCCATATATTGACCAATCTCATTGTCAGTCAACAATTCGATTTGTTCTGTGTCATGTGGAATGAGGATGTGAAACAACATACCATCTTCAATCCAAATGTTGCTGAGAAGTGACAACTTTGTCAACGGATTACGGATAATCTCAATCATTGTGAATCTACCTTATCAGAGTTTTAGAGAAAGTCAATAGCAAGTTTCAGGATTTCACCGACTCTCCATTTAAGGATGGCCGTATGTTCCCTACGAACCTACCACGAATTGAACGTGGACCCCCGCGACGGCGGTGTGCGTCACCTTTTACAACCAACAGGTTCGGCGTCTATCTGTTATCTTGCTATGCTTTCAAAAATACAACCAAGCAAAAAAGTCATTGTTCATCTGTTTCCGTTTGCGTACATTATTTTACAGGCCGCCTGCAACGCTGTTATCAGTACAACTTTTGACTGTTTTCGAGTAGCTAATCTCTATTGCTTGGTTAAAAGTGATCCAGTTTTCATTCTTTGAACAGCAGGTCTGGTTCTCCATTTCCTCAGCGGCATTACCAGTCGCCCCATGCTCGGCATCTATTGACTGGCACTCTCTGAGTTAGCTGTCAGTGGATACACGATGACTACGTATCTCACCTCCTTGTGGAGGCCCGGTACATTACTTCCGGTTATTTTCCACTGAAAATTATAGGTTGATGGCAGAGTCCCGTCATTTCTCTGCTTTATTTCCCAACGGATTGTCTATAGCCTCATCAACTGAAAATATCTTATCAGACTTTTCTGACTTGTAAAGAACTTCTGTGAAGAAAGTCAAGCGGTTTTGATTAGGATCACCGCAAACCTTAACAGATTGTTGTCGATTTGGGGCCGCCTCGCTTCGTGAGTCCACGTTCGTACCATATCCACGCGGACAACAATCTGTAAATCAAGAATTCATCAGACTCATCGTCCTTTCAGATTAAGCCTCGTATTCGGCAACCTGATGAATTCTAAAAGTGGTGGGACCGGTGGGACTTGAACCCACGACCAATGGTTTAAAAGACCACTGCTCTACCACTGAGCTACGATCCCGAAATCTGAAATCAATGTATCACAGTTTTATCGAAAGTCAACTAGAACCCAGCTTCTTTGTTAAGTTTCTTGAACATCCGATACGATACATTCTCAAAACTGTCAAACAGATGTTTGCGTACATAGTGGTCTTTATAGTCGTCTTTATCATCCCTTCGAATTACCACATAGTCGTATTCGTCAAACAAATCCTTACATTCACCACGAACCAAGTAATACTGTCCGGTGATGATGTTCCGACAGATACGAACCACATCTTCGTTTTTCATTGTGGATACAGTGTATCAGCAATTTAGAGAATGTCAAGCAGCTTCAATACTTTCCACTTCTTCAACACATTGCACAATCGGTTCATCACCATCATTGTAGATAACACCAATCACCGGTCGTCCGTATACAAGATAAAAAACAACTCGCTTGACAACAACAGTTGACGAATCAGTGAATGTAATCTTAATCATTGTGGAACTATCCTATCAGCAGTTTAGAGAAAGTCAAACAATCTTTTTGAAAGGAGCGATAAATGTTGTACCGTATTTGGTTACGGTGCCTGACAACAACACTTTTGTGGCGATCAATTCACCACGGGTGAGAAACACTTTGTTGATACCTAATTTGGAACTGCGACGGCCGGTTTCGTAGACTGTAACTCCGTTGACATCAACCCACTTTTCGTGTTTCATCGTGAAATCAGTATGTCAGAACTTTACAGAAAGTCAAGGGGCTTTTTATCCTCACCCCAAGGCTTCTTCAGCGGTTACACAGCAACCAGCTTGTACCGCACTCCATCCACTTCAACCGTTCTGCCTTCACACGGTGCCTTGGCCTTGGTTCGCTTCAAAAACTCAGCTTCTGTCAGCTCACGGTCTTCAATGAACCAAAACTTGTTTCCGTTAACATACTCAATAGCAGGACCATCGTCACGATGACGTTTGCCGTTGAGATACCAACGCTTGGTGCCATCGGCATACTCCGCCGCTGGACCATCAGTGCGGTGACGTTTGTCATTTTGATACCAAATCTTGGTGCCATCAGCATATTCCACAGCTGGACCATCAGTGCGGTGAAGTTGGTCGAATTCGTTGTACCAACGCCGGTCGCCACTGCTGTCTACGGTTACGATGTACTTTGTCATATGTTGTGATTTCAAGATAACAGACAATTGAAGAAAGTCAATCGGTTTTCTGCGAAGGATCACCGCAAACCTTGTAAGTTGTTACATCTTGCTGATCACCGAGTAAGGATAAACCTTGACACCCATCTTTATCCAAGTATCGCCCGGGTACACACTGGTCATCACAGCATCAGGCGAATACGAAACTTCATGTCCGTAAATCTTAGGCATATCGGTTCCGTAGTCATCACTGTACATCGAACTCCATCGGTCGCCACAGCACTCACAGTCGTATCCCTCGTCCACACCGTTGAAGTAGATACCGATACGTTCAGCCAATTGGTTCGCGGTATCAGCATCAGGTGCCTGAATAATCACATATGCATCCACCTTGTCATCCACAGTGAACCGTCCACCGCTATTGTTTTGACTAAAGGTGAACCACGTCAAATTGGAAGGAATCAAACACACAGCAAGATCGTTAGCGTTCATTGTGAGTAAAGGTTATCAGGAGTTTAGAGAAAGTCAAGCATCTTCCGGACAACCACCACGGATTGCTGCACAGTCCCAACAATAACTTGGATGATCGCAACCACAACCTTCCGGTTCAACTGGTTCACACCGATAAACAACCTTCGGATTGACAATGTTCTCCAGCAGTTCAATTCGTTCGCTCAATTCATCGGTGATTGGTTCGCCATCACCAATGCGTTCGTAGATCGAATTTAATTCTTCAGCGGGAGTCATTGTGTATATAATCTACACTTTTTTTAGAAAAAGTCAAGCCCCATCATACATCGTCAGCCGCGGAAAACCACGATTCAAACGGTTTTTAGGATTACCGTAAACCTTGTCAACATCAAACCAACTGAGCCTTTTGACGAGCATACATCACTTCACTCAATCCAAACCAAGGACCATGAAGCGAAGTCATAGGAGCGTTAGCCACATCCTTTTCCAACTGAGTCACATACTCGGGTGACACTTCATTCCAACCAACCGGAGCACATTGAAAATAACGCCCGTTCACACACACAATGTCGTTGACACTCAACGAACGAATCTTGGACTTGAGAAACAGTTCAGTCTCTTGACACGAACCGTGGTTGAACATTCCAAACACCAACTCCAGAATCGTTTCCACCGTTTCATCACACTCATGAACAAAAGCAATCGTCGTCTGAGCAGGATAAATAACGTGAATGATGTTCTTCTTCATGTGGTCAATAATTTATCAAAGTTTTACAGAAAGTCAAGCCTCACCAGCCATTTGATTGAGCATCATGTCCAAATCCTGCTTCGCTTCCAACTCAGCAAGATACTGATCATATCCTTCCAGTTCTTCAACCGTCACCGTAGCAAGAAACATGATTTCGTCGTTCATTGTGAAAACAGTTTCTCACATTTTTGGCAAAAGTCAAGCCCCACTTGTTTTTTTCCGCGGTGTTGTTGACTGCAAACAAAAAACCCACACAGACTTTCGTCCATGTGGGCATCTTGTTGTCTTGTAATCACTTACCCTTGTCGGGCTTCACTTCCTCCACACTCACCACATCGTAACTGGTGCTTCGACTCAGACCGGGAAAACTCTGGTGATACTTGACAACCACTTCCTTGCCAAGCAAATCCTCAAGCTGTCTGGCAATTCGGGCATCCGAACAACTAAACTGCCAGGTGTTGGCAACCATCGAACTGCGACCTTCACTGTCAGTATGATTTCGAACCCCACCCATGTTCAGTTCACCTTCGTAACTCTTGATGAACACTCCCCGGTGACTAAACTTGGTTAGAACACCCACACGCTTGCCGTCACTGGTTCCGAACAACGATCCTACCGTTCCAGCAATGATACCAAACAGAATAAACACGATGACAACCACCACCAACAGTTCAACGATTGTAAATCCCGACTTTCGATTGATACGATTCATAATTTTAGTTCGATTACGTTGTTACTTCGATTACTTTGTTACTTTACTAGTTGTTTTGAAGAAAGTCAACCCCAATTTTCGACCAGTCCGATAGACCAGCTGTGGAAATTATCGTGGTCTTCATCGTTATAAATCGTTCCATCGTTTACAAACTCAGCAACTTCACTCTCCGTCATGTCACGGCCAATGACAAACTTAAATCGATCCTTGACCAATTCCAAGGCGTGTGATTCGTCTGCACAAGCGATACATGTACCAAGGACGTTGTTGTGAATGTAAGCAAGAAACATATTCATTGTGAATACAGAGTATCAGACTTTCTTGAAATGTCAAGCGGTCTGTGATTCAGCATTACCAAATCGAGGCAGTTCCTTACGAACACTTGACAGCAGCCGTTCACAGTCCAATGGAGTGCAGTTGTCAATACAATTCCACAGATCACGTTCAGAGTAAAGTCCCAGCTGAACTGCCCGAAGCACAGTCACCACATTCAAGATGCTCTGGTCACACACGTTCTTGAACAACACCCAAATGTTGGAACCATAGATGCCGTGGGAGTCGAGACTCAGCAGTTTACCAAATCCGCCAGCCCAATCGTCGGGATCATTCTTGTCAGAAATCAACCGCGTGATAACTGTGAGTGCACCCGGATTGCCGTCAGCCATCTTCATGACGACATCCATCATACTGTCGTCGAGGGTGATACGTTCCTTGTGATTCTTGTTCTTAGGCATAATTTATTGTTGTGGACGTTAGTCTAACTGAGTTTTAGAGAAAGTCAAGTGTTACTTAGACTTGTTGTTGTTGGAATAGGAGGAACTCTTGAAGATGAATCCACACAGCACGTTAAGACCCCATGCGTGAAGAAAGTCAATCTCTTTCAAACCAAACTGATGAGGAACCACATAGTTCCACAGCCACATAACTGGCAGAGCAAACAGTGCTGAAAGAAGAATGACGAATGCGATGACACCGAAGACGGTAACGATAGCGGTAACGAATGTTTTCATTTATGTATTATTGTTGTTGTTAGTCTAGTGATTATTTAGAAGAAGTCAACCGGCTTTTGAGAATTTCTTGAAGAGTATACAGTCGTGAATAGGAGTGCTGGGCGTTTTTGGGAAACGGATTAGGATGTTTCATTGACCACAGCGAATCTAGGTAGTTGATTTCTTCTTGCAATTCCTCATTCGTTTTACCAGTCGCCCAGCACTCTGCTTCGTACTTTGCTGTGGAAAGTATCATTGTTCAACTACTGTATTCGATTTGTTGAAAAAGTCAAGCGGTTTTATAGGATCACCGCAAACCTTTTCAACTTCAACCCAACACCAAGAAGTTGCGTCTTCCCAGTTCAGCAATCTCATTCAAAGCCTCAGAATCCCATTGCCCGTTGAATTGAAGCGCTTGCCATCTGATGGTCTTCGCAACTGCTTCCAACGTCGTATGCACCGGCTTGAACTCGGGCAAACCATATCCAAACAGAATGCTGTTATCCACCTCCGACAAATCACGGTTGAAATCTTTGGCGATTGCGAAAGCATCTTGAAACTGTTGAAGTGTCATAACGAAGATCAATCTACCACACTTTCACAAAACGTCAAGCGACTTTTTATACTTTTGCCATATTGCAGCGCTTGTTTTCGCTTGCTTTTGCTTATGGTTGTTATTGATATTGAAGAGGTTGTTTTGCTTGTGGTGCTTGCTTTTGCTGCAGCAGCTTGCTTTTGCTTATGGCAAATAAATATATTTAGTAGAAAACCTTGCGCTTAATTTTAATTCGCCATTGACATACAAAAAAAAGAGGAACTGACGTTCCTCTTGTGTTGTTAGTCTTCCCAGTTTTTGCCCCACTTCTCTTTGCGATTGTAGGATTTCTTGTTTTCAACTCGCCGAGTAACTGGATTGGTAACTCCCCAACTCTTGCGAATCTTAACCTGCGGTTTCATATTGAAATAAGTATCTCACAACTTTAGAAAAAGTCAAGCCTCAGAAAGGCAAATCAGCTGGAAGTTTTGATTCAGCAACTTCCTGTGCAACAACCACATCCGATTCAGTTGCCATGCGATACATCAAACTAGGCTTGCCACGTCCAATCTGCACCGAACCACAAACAATCACCTTGCCTTCACTCTGAAGATACTTGACACGATGATAAACACTTGCATGACACACACTTGGATTCAGTGCATGTGCCTGTTTCATCGTCCATGTATCAGCAGGCAAAACAATGCTTGCACCTGCTTTGTTGCGTTTCTTCTTGGTTTCAGTTTCCATTACGTAGAAGTGTATCGAAGTTTTAGAAAAAGTCAAGATGCATTTCTATTTGAACCTTAAGGGGATCGGTGTTTTCTTACACTAGAAAGCGGTTAGCCCCGCAGACAGAACTAGGCATCTTGACTGAAAGTCAATTCAAATCAATGCTGTAAACTAAGTTTCAGCATATCCAAAAAACAACCAATTGCATCCAAACTGGTACTTTCGTAAATAGGGGTGTTGTTATCCAGTACCACTCTTGTGGTTTCACCGCTGGGAAACACTACCACATAACAACGAATTGTAGCAATTCCTTTGCCACTACTCTTCAAACTATCGCTTCTAGCATATTCTGTGGTATGTGTGTCAAAGTACCACTTCACACCCGTATCGCTTACAAAGTCAGGTTGCTTACTTGAAATGTCCATGTGTTACAGAATATCCACATTTTACAGAAAGTCAAGCGGTTTTGATTAGGATCACCGCAAACCTATAACCTTCATCTCACACCGTAATTCAAACCACGAACACCACCAACACAAAAACTCTCAAGCAATCGCTGGGCATCCGCTTTGGACCACCGATGACCAACAAACTTGTTGCGATCACCCACACCAAGATGAACACGCCATGCGTTACGATCTGTCTTGGTATCCTTGGGCTTTTCAATAAACCCAGCTTCCTTGCCATCAACCATCAACACGTTCAGGTTGGGCAACGACGAATTCATTCGAATCCACTTGTGTCTCATGTCGAATAACTTTATCAGTCTTTTAGAGAAAGTCAAGCCTTCACCAAATCTCGACAAAAGTTGATTTCATCAACCACTCCTGATTCGCTGTCAGCAACTTCACCCGATGCGTTGGTTTCCATGGCATTGGTTTTCAACCAATCGATAGCTTCATTCAAACTCAAATTGCCACCACCCAAATTGGAAGCAGCCACAATAGCAAGCTGTTCATAGTATTTGTTGGTTCGTGCCAGATTCGCCAACTCACTGATGGTCTTAATCTTCTTCAGTTTCATGGTGAAGACAGTGTATCTTGGTTTTAGAGAAAGTCAATACTTAGTTTTCGTATTGTCCAGCTCGCATCCACATATTATCGTTTTCGTCGTTCACTTCATATGACGACCGAACCTTGCGATTCTTGTCAATCTTCTTGTTGCTCTTTCGTGCACCACGATACTTGTTTCCGTATTCGTCGTTGCGTCGATAACTCTTGCCCATACTCTATCAGTTTATTGTATTTTGTTGTTGTTGTCAATAAGCAGAACCACCAGACAATCGATATGCCTGAAACGGTTCAACATACTTGAAATCCATGCTGTCATCATGATCCCACTCAATCGGCTTGGGAGGTCCAAACACTTCAATATGAATGTCATCCAGCATTTTCATCTTGTCAGCATACCGCTGCATGTCCTCGCTCGAGGATCCCGGCAAAGTTGCCACCATATCAGTCAATTCTCGATGAAACTGTTCATCATCAAGAGCTTCCAGATCAAGATCGTCGATGTTAGATGTTGCTACAGTAGATTCAATCATGGTTAGAGAATATCAGGTTTCTACAAACTGTCAAGAGGTCAAATCGTGGTATAAACAAATTCCAGCCGGTAAAGTTGTGCAAACCACACCGTGCCATATGGTTTCATGTATACCTTTCCATAGGTGTTTTTGGCATGAACACTGGTCCACCAGTTGAACATCAATCCACCCACGCGGAAAATAACGAACAGTTCGTCGTTTTCACGATGCAAAACACTGATAATAGGTTGACACTTCATAAAGAAATAGAGTGGTGTTTTCGAAGAAGGATAACACCCAACCTTATTGTTTGGAGTTAGTAGTCGAAACCGTCGGCTTCATACCCACAACCGTTACGGTCCTCATACTCCATTTCGAGGTGACTATCCTCAGCACCTTCGTGGCGATAGTCGTCTGCCTCGTTCTGATTGTAGTCAGCAAGGTCATCCTCGCCGCTACCGTCACCAGGCCATCCGTGACTCTGGTAATCGTCTGTTTCGGAACTCACACTGTCCTCGTAACAAACGTCTTCGTAGTCGTTCATAACAAAGACACTCTATCACGGTTTTCCAAAAAGTCAACGGTCAATCTTCATCTTTGTCATCATCTTGTTGTTGTTGCTGCAAACCCTGCACACTTTGGCCGCGGGAAATCATGATGATGGTCACCACAACTCCGGCGATCTTTTCAGCAAGATGCGTCAGCAGACCTACAGCAAGCACTCCCAACAAAAACAAAAGGAATATGGTACTAACATAGTTGACAACACTGTCAAGAGCAAACTTCAACAATTCATTCAGATTTAGTAATATCATGATTCAACTATATCACCCAACGCGGAAAACGTCAACACTGAAGAAAATGGTTGACTTTTGTCAACCACTGTGTTAGGCCGTCGCCACTTCACTCTTGACAACTTGAGCCTCAATCTCGGCCAACTTCTCAGCAGGAATGAATCCAATCACTTGTCGGCTATACTTGGGCAGTTTCTTGAAAGCAATGGCCAACTGCTTGGGACTGAGCGTGCGACCACGATTGATTTGTTCAGCAAAACTGCTCAGGATAGTAGCATCAGTGCCGTTGAAACCAACACCGTTGCTTTCTTTGGTCGTCTGGCTGTTCTGCTCATCGAAGGTCTGCATTTGGTGCAACTTGACGATAGCCCTAGCAGCCCAAGCGGGGTTGGTGGCCAGTTGGTTCTTGATGTAGGCAACAACGTTCTTGTTCATGTGGACAGTCTAGTAGCATCGTGGCATATTTCAAGCCCCAAAATAAACTTTCTGATTTACCGCGGCTATCCAACTGCTACGCCGCATGCTGATTTGTATCAAATGTCAAGTAAAAAGATTTCTCTAAAAAGTGGTTGAAAACTGCGCAGTCTAGCCTATACTCATTTTCGTAATGAATAACACATCGATTCGTCGTAACGACTTCATCACCCTCAACGCTGACGTGAAGATGGCATACAGCAACAAATGTGTTCCTGCCGGAACCAAGTGCCGTGTTTGGAAGGCATCGCGTGATGGTACGCTCAGTGTGTCGCCCGAAGGACATTACGGGTCGCTTCACATCAACAAAAACCTGGCCACCAAGGTTGCTGCTCCCAGGGCGGAAGTGAAGGTTGGTGACATCTTTGTGTGCTCGTGGGGTTACGAGCAGACCAACATCGACTTCTACAAGATCACGGCTGTCACGGGTGCAAGTGTCAAGTACGTTTCGATTGGTGCTGACCGCAAGTATACCGGCCCCATGTGCGGCGAAACCACTCCCAATCTCAACAGTGTGGGAACCAACGAGTCGATTGCTCGTATTCGGGTTGACGGCACCGGCAAGGTGAGTTTCCGAATCAACAGTTACTCGTTCGCATATCCTTGGGGCGGTGAGGCTTGCTTCTTCAGTGAGTGGCACTGATTGAATCAAAAAACCTTGGGGTTAGGTTAAAAAGCCCCTTGACTTTCTCCAAAACTCTGATAAAGTATAAACCGTAAGTTTGAGATTTAAGTAAGAACTAACAACTAACAACTAACAGAATAAAAAAATGAGCGCTAACACTAACTCCGTCATTGGTTCCACTATCACCATCGGCCGCACCGACATTCGTATTCGGTCGCTGGCTCAGGACATTCAGTTCACCAACGAGATGAACGAGTTTCGTCTCAAGAACGGTCTGGCCAAGATTCGCAACTCCCTCCCGTGGTGGAAGGCGGTTCTGGTCGCTGCCACCTACTTCGACAAGTCGTTCACCTTCCTCGACATTCGTAACAAGCTCGCTGAGGTGGATTTCCACATCGCTGCCACTGGTGCTACCCTGCTCAAGAACGCGGCACAGGGTGTGACCCCTTCCCGTGTCCAGCGGGAGTATACCAACACTCTGCCCGCCGTCGCCCAGTTCACCAAGTTGTCGTTTGTCGGCACCGCTCCGTCTGCCAGTGGCCGTGGTCGCCCTGTCAATCAGTTTCAGTTTGCTGATGCTGACAAGGCTCGTGCCTGGCTGATTCAGACCTTCCCTGAGACGGCGGGTCTGTTTGCCACCCTCGACCGCACCCTCTAATACCATAGAGTGTCAATCACAATCCATCCTAACGGGTGGATTTTTTTATGCACCCGTATGGTTTTCCGCGGCTGAATGATGAAACCAAGGCTTGATTTTATCTAAAACTCTGATAGCATTTTACACATGACTATTAGAGCCAAAGATCTCGCTATTGATGATGTTTTTGTCATGAAAGACATCAGCGTATTGAACGGGTTCAAATGTAAAGTGGTTAGTGTTGATGTTACTCGTAAAAGTGTAAGAATCGGTTATCTGATTGATGGATGGGATATTCAGCCACGACAGACTGGATTTCACCACGATCAGAAAATTGAACTTGTTTCACTTAAGTGATTGACTTTCTACAAAACGTCGATATGCTATGTGAAGATGAAACTTGTAATCAAGAAGTGTGTTATTGCATCGGGATTTTCATCAAAAAATGATGCAGAAACTGCATTGACATCAATGCAAAATGCGTTAATGTTGTGTTCAAACGACCCAACAACTCAGCAAGAAATCCTAAAAGGTTGGAAAAAATTGTCTGTTGACTTTCGATAAAAGCATGATAGGATATTTTCAGTTGATTCGGTAGAACCCATAGCCTAGTGGGTGGAAGACGGAAAACCTGTCCCAAAGCATTGCAGAATACATTAGGTGTGATGCAACCGAATCAATTCAAAAGTTAGTTGATCTACTATGAAAATTTCTGATTTATCTGATATTGAATTGGCAACATTTTACGCTCAAGCGAATTCATATCATGCTGTAAAGCGGTTTCGTGTTGCAAATCGTGAAGTAGAAATTCAGAATATAAATGAGATTGAAACTGAAATGGGCAGGAGATCCAATGAATACTGGCGCAACAAGATAACGGAAGCAAAAGTTGTTGAATGTCTGTCAATCAGTGATAAACTGTATCCACTATGAAACATCCGTTTTTTCTGATCTTGGCATCAATTTACTGCACGGTCTATATTGTCAGCCTGATTTGTTGCTTCTTAACCAATGTCAAAGAATATTCCAAGGGCACGATGCTTTTGTTTTTTGTCGCTGTGTCATATCTCGTCTATTATCTGTTTTTCTGAAATGGGTCTTTACTTTTTCTAAAACACTGATACAGTAGTTTCAACATGACACCTTGGAAACATGCAGAATCCTCTGCCCGTAAGTGGGGCGGTTCACCTTCGGACTACATTGCAATCCACGATTGGTTTGATGAAACAAAGCAATATACCGGCGATTGGACACATCGTGCTCTTCGTCATCATAGTGCTGGTATTCAGTGGGCGATTGAAAAGTTCGGTCACACGGTTGTCAACAGCAAAGGTCAACACATTGCTACCAAGATGATTGCTGAACAACACGTCGAAGAAGATTGTGGTTGGATTCCTACACCCGCTGACTATTTGAAGCTTCTTCACAACGATCCAGAAGATTGGATGCTCAAGGTGGGTAGACGTAGCACCACCACCGGATTGGAACTTGCCCCTTGACTTTCAAACAAACTCTGATACAGTAACAAACGTAACAGTAACAAACGTAACAACAACAGATACTACACAAAACTATGGAAACTCCGATGCCGTTGAACAAGGCCATTTACGACCGGGCCAAGCAGTTGGGTATCAAGAAGATCACTCTTCATTTCTCTGGTGGAAACGATGAGGGATTTTTGAACGTCGATCTGGTTCCACATCCCAAGGACGACGACGACTTTGCAAATGATGTCGAAGACTGGGCGTGGGGAGCGTATGGTTACAGCGGTGCTGGTGACGGCTCCGACTACGGTGATGACATTGTGTATGACCTTGAAAAGGGCACCGTCACCGCAAGTGATTGGTATATGTCCCGCACCGAGGGTGATGAAGAGGAAGTCGAGCTCCAAGTTGAAGACGAGTCGTAAGTGATTTACAAGGTTTGCGGTGATCCTTCGCAGAAAACCGCTTGACTTTCTCTAAAAAGGTGATAACATCTGTATATGCATGTAAACATCTACTTTACCACAGAGACTCCCGCCTTCGATCACACCTTCATCAACGAAACTGCCAGAGCATTGCGTAACGCACGTGCAGCAGTGCTTGACAGCGAAAATACCACCGAGATTCGCAGACCCATCAAGGACAAAGACGGCAAACGTATCGGCATGGTGCATGTAAGTCGAGACACTCCACTGGATCTGCTTTGACAATGACGGCTTGACTTTCTCTAAAACTCTGATATTGTTTCTTCAACATGAACATTGAGATTCATCAGCGGATTCAAGACAAGATCAACCAGTGCAGTGACATTGTGTTCCAACAAACTGGTCAACGAGTGGTTCCTACGCTAGACTACAACCTCCGAGGAACGGCTGCTGGTCGAGGTGGTACTCGTTTCGGAGAACCGTTCATCAGCCTCAACAAAGTGTTGCTCATGGAAAATGTTGACACCATGATCAACCAAACGGTGCCTCATGAGTTTGCACACGTAGTTCAATACACCGTGTTCAAGAACAATCCAGGCACGGGTCACGGCCACGTTTGGAAGCAAGTAATGAGTTGGTTCAATGTTCCTGCCACTCGTTGTCACAGTTATGATGTCACCAACGCACGTGTTCGCAACGTTACTCGTTATGGCTATGTGTGTGGTTGTCAAGGCAAAAAGCATCAAATCACCGTCACCCGTGTTCGTCGGATGCAGGCTGGAACTCATACCTATCGGTGCAACGTCTGCTATCAGAAAATCACTCCAATGGTTGCGGTGACGGCTTGACTTTCTCTAAAACCCTGATAGAGTATCTTCAACATGAACGTTACCTACGACTTCATTAGCGATCCCGGACACGGTTGGCTCAAGGTTCCCATGATGGATCTGATTGGATCTGGAATCACCAGCGAAATTAGCGGTTTCAGCTATTACACTCAAAGTCATGCCTATCTTGAGGAAGATTGTGATGCTCCCACCTTCATCAAGGCGATTGAACAACAGGGCAAGCAAGTCAAGTTGAATATGGTAGATATTCAGGACTTTGACACATATCTTACTCGACTGGGCCGTGTGGTTCGATTCACGGGCCGGTAATCTTTCGGGCCCTTAGCTCAACGGTTAGAGCAGCGGACTCATAATCCGTTGGTTGTAGGTTCAAATCCTACAGGGCCCACCATTTCAACCACCTGTAACAAGGTGGTTTTTTGGTGAATCATTCATACGCGGAAAATCAAGTGAGGCTTGACTTTCTCTAAAAAGCTGTTAGGATATATCCACAATGAACAACAAAGAGTTGATCACCAAGTTGATGTGGCTGTTTGAGTCTCAAAAGTTCGCCAATTGGTTTGCCGATGGTGGACAATTTGGCCGATACATCAGCGGTGACATGCAATTTGAAGAAGGTTTGTCTCAGGAAGAGTGTGTCAAGATCATTCGTAACAACATTGCTAATTTTCTTCAAATTGAAGACAAGGCTTGATTTTCTCTAAAACTCTGATAATCTGATTGTGTAATGAATACGAACTTCAGCGTGGTTTCTTCGGACATCAAGAAGGTTAGCGTCACTATCACCCGCAGAGCTTTGTGGGACAACTTTGTGACGTGTTGGAAAGACACCGCATGGGACGAATACACTGGTCTTTCGATGGTTGATGACGTTGCAAAGGTGTTGCTCAACGGTGAAAAACTCGACATTCAGAAGCTTCGCGGGTTGTTTCGTGTCGGACTGACCTGTATGCTCATGGACGATGGCATGAAATTTCTGGACATCGGAACCGAAATTCATCGTGAGATTATTGTTGACGACGATGGTGAAAAGCATGTGATTCGCCACCAAGACATCAATTTCTAACCCAACAAAAGGTTGTGGGTAATCCTAAAAAACCCATTGACTTTCTCTAAAACTCTGATAGACTCTTAACCGTAATAGATACTACATATGCCAAATCACACTGCTAATAACTTCACCGTCACTGGTCCCCTCAATGATGTTCGCAGGTTCGTTGAAGCTGTCAAGACCAAGGACACCAACCTCGACTTCAATGGTGTGGTTCCCATGCCCGATGAGATCCTGAATACAACCAGTCCGGTTCGTATTCAAACCCAAGATGAAATTGACAAGATCTGGGCTGACTGGAACAAGAAGAAGGAGGCTGGTGAACTCAATGAATGGCAGTTGAAGGAAGGAAAGCCATGGGGTCTTGGTATCACGCAAGAGAAGAGTGACGAACTTCTTGCCAAGTATGGGTTCAACAACTGGTATAACTGGGCTAATGCCAACTGGGGCACCAAGTGGAACGCCTATGACGTAGGAGAGTGGTCGATTGACGAAGGCGGCAATGGTCACGGTCGTGCCACTATTTACTACGAAACCGCATGGAATCCTGTGACTCGGTTGTGGCTCAAGGTTTCCAAGGATTATCCCACCCTTGAATTCTTCCATGAGTTTGCTGACGAGGGTGGTGGGTTTTTGGGAGACGAAACCATCGTGAATGGTGAGATCACCAACACCAACGAGTATGACTGGCACAGCGACGACGGTATCACTCTTCGTGAAGGTCTTGGCAGGTATCATCCCGAGGATGAGGAATATACCGATGAAGTAGAGGCTTAATGCCAAACACCTTGGGGTCAGGTCAAAAAGCCCCTCTCTGGTATGTAAGAGAGTAGCTTGACAAATCAAGAAAGTGTGATAAAGTAGTTTCAGATTTTGAAAGTGATGGTGTGACGCGTAACACTAAAACTTTCCGGAACGTGGAAAAGACTGAATACTCCCGAGCCTCCGTAAGAGCCAAAATGACACGTCCATTGTTGTTCAGCACATGTCTTCAAGGTAGCGAAGAAATATGCCATGTTGTAACACCGGATAAACTTCAAGGTAGTGAACGTACCTCCGGTCATGTTCGTGAATGGGCCTAACCTTCAAAGTAGTGAAGTGTTCGTGCTCATGACAATGGAGAAAGATCCATACAGTTGATATTGGTGTAGCTAACCGATAAACTACCTGTGAAACCGATTTGCAAGTCGGTTTTGAAAATAAACGGAGACATTGGTCTAACCAACCGGTGTCTCCGTTTTTCTTTGCACTCATGTCAACCAACCGCGGAAAATCATAAACTTTCAGAAAATGACAGCGAGGCTTGACTTTCTCTAAATGTCTGATAATCTATTTCCAGTTGAAGGACACAAGTTCTTCCGATAACAAAAACAAAAACAGTAACACTACACTAGATATGAATCCCTCCTATCTGAACGCCTCCGCCACCTCCACCGTCACCCCGACCGCTGATGTTGCTTCTGTGGGTGAGACTGGTGTCGATCTTCATCCTGCCACCGAAACCAAGTCGAAGCGCCGCCTCAAGTATGGCACCGGCATCAAGGTGAAGCGGGTGGTGCTCATCGACGGTGTGCCGGTTGGTCGTGGTCGCCCCACCCGTGGAACCATCAAGAACCGCACCTACGTTTACATTCCTGTTGACGCTACCTACGACGTGAATGTCTACGGCACCGGCTCCACCTACAACGCCTATCGTGGCACCGCCCCCATCAAGACCATCAAGAAGGAAACCTACCTCGCCAACTATCCGATGGCCGTCAAGGATGTGGAGAAGACCGAGGCCGTCGCCTAAGTAGTTGGCATTCATCAAGATGAAGTTGGGTCCAATCCCCAACTTCTCTGTTGACACAGTATACAAAATGTGGTATGCTGTGTACAATGAAAGAAACCAATCGAATTACAGGAAGTTTTACAGGAACCATTGATGCATTGTTGACTCACTGTGCATCACTCGACGTGGATGTTTTTGACCAAGATTATCCAGAAGATCATGAACTGCCACAAGAAATTCAGCAGTTCATGCAAGAAAACGATATGAGTCAAGAACAATTGGTTGAGTTTGCCAAACAGCAAATGATTCAACAGGAACTTGACAATTTGATCGAAGAAGGTAAGGTTGAGATTATCGGATATAATCCCGCGGGCGATCCCATCTATAAGTCCGTAGACGAGTAACATCCAATGAACCATTACACACTTAAAGAACGTTGGCGACTACAAACGCCACTACAAAAGCAATTGCTAATTGTTGCTGCATTTTTTGCAGTATTAGGCTTTGGTCTACACATTGTTTGGTTTTTCGTGTAACATCCCACAAATACCCCACCCTATGTGGTGGGTCTTTTTATGCGCGGAAAACACTGCATAGGTGCATAAAAATGGAGTGGTGCCACAGTTATGAACTGGACCTCCTATCGGGATGATAGGCGTGCTACTTACACCAACACCACATTGTATTAAAGACGAATTCGAAGCAACTGATCACCTTGACCAATAGGCTTTCCACCACTGTAAGTCACATTGGTCTTGCTATTGTAAGTTCCAACAGTTCGATTGTTGACATCAGTAAGACGTGTAACATTTCCTTGAGTGCGAAGTGTTCCAACCGTCTTGTTGTTCATATCTCTGATAACTTTGTTACTCATGATATATACGTTACCACCAACACATCAGTTTGTCAACTCTTTTTCTTTTTAGATTTGTTGGACTTTTTTGCCGCTAACTCTTTGAATGACTTGACTTTATCCGGTTCCAAAGCTTCTGCTTGCATTGCCAATTTGAAGTTGACTGGTTGACCAGCATTGGCAAACAAAAGGCTGGTTAGATACACACGCAACGTTGTTTCGTTTTCCTTACGAACACCAGTCACCACACTAAACATTGGCGGTGGCAACTCTTCTACATTGGTATCAAGATCAAAATAGTCTTGACCCTTAGCATCCATCAAACATACAAACTCACACTTTTCACCTAGGGGCCTACTACCAAATACACCCTCTATGGCACGTGTAGCGGCTTCCAAATATGAATACTCATCTCCATAGTCTTCAGCGACAATTCGTATCTTCCAATTACCGCTTTCAACAATATAAGTAGATGTAGTAGTCATAATATAAATTGGTAGCCCCGGAGGGACTTGAACCCCCAACCATACGGATAGAAGCCGTGCGCTCTAGTCCAATTGAGCTACGGGGCCATTACGCGGAAAATCATAGTCCGGGGTGGTATATAAACCACCATATATACGGTAGTCTATACCCACTCGTTTGTCAAGTCAGACTTTGATGCGGATGGTAATTGATTTGAACCTTGTCATATCGTTTGTTCTCAACGTCAACAGGTTCACAAATATACATCTTGCCACCCCACCGAGTCAAAACATAATTGACTCGATCCTGTTCACGTTCATTGAACAACAGTTCATTAATCATGCCACTCAACTTCGTTGAATCATCCGTTTCAACGATCACCGGGGCAACGTCTCGTTTGTTTGAAACGTCGTAGTAGCTCGGATATCGAATTCCAACCAGCTTGTAACTCATAGGTTATAGAAACTATACCATCACCAGATCTTGATGTCACCAACCAAATCGCCGTCATTCAACATATCCAGATTGTCAAGCTTTGATTGAACACGTTGACAGCACCGCTCTTCAATCGTTCCAGCAGCAAACACAATCTTCTGCAAACAAGGACTTTTGCCTTCAGCACGATGAATTCGACCCAACGCTTGAACCAAGTTAATGGCACTAAACGAAGGACACACAATGCTGTGTCGAGGAAACTTGCCATCCAAATCATGAAGACTGATACCAGCATTGCCAGCAGCCAAGTTCACCAGCATAATTCGCCGGGTATTGGCCTGAAATTCATCAATGTGAAGCTGACGTTCCTTGGCACTCTGTCCACCCTTGATCACTCCAACAACGTCTCCATAAGACGCCAGTCGCTTCTGCAATGCCGCCATGGTGTCTTCAAAGTTCACAAACACCACCGGACTGATACCCTCTTCATACAGATCTTCGATCATTTCGACCAAAGTAGGAACCTTGAGGATTTCAGCCATACGACGTGCCTTCATGATCTCCGCAAACACATGAGCACGATAATCTTTGGAACGTTCATCCAATCGAGCAATCTCAGCCTCCATATGGTCGTATACCGCCTGAATCTTGGCAGTATTGGTTCCCATATCAAAACACTCGGCCAACACCCGATTGTCCGGAAACATAGCCTTCATCTGTTCACGCGTCAATCGACTGGCAATACCCTGCACATTGAACAATTGATCATGAATCCACTTCATTCCTTCTTGCACCCGCTGACTCTTCATGTCAATAGACATGCCACCATACTGAGCATTAAACTCAGCACCAATATTGCCACACCACTTGTTGAAGTTGAACCAGTTGTGAAGATTGGTAGCATACCCAAAATGACGCATCTCCAATGGATTGGTAGCAGCAGTAGCACTCATCACCAACAACTTGTAGCCATATGACTTACAAGCTGTAAGAAAAGCACCATTCAAACTCTTGGCACCCTTACACTTGTGAACTTCATCCAAAATGATCAAACAGTTTTTGGGAAGATTCACAATCATGCTCTGCCACGTCGGCGTGTTGGGAATCTTCAACTTGGCTTCATCATACGTCAAATACTTGGTATTGCCACGCATCAACTTTTCATAGTTGATCGACACCATGGCACCAATACCAGCACTCGCCATAACCCGCTTCCAAACAGGAATCACCGCCTTGGGACAAATAACCACGACAGGAACATTCATGGTTTTTGCCACATACGTAGCAACATACGTCTTGCCACATCCAGTCTCACTCAAATCAGCAGCAATGCCATTCAAATAAAGACTGTTGAGCAAGTTCTCCGAATGAGGAATTTGAGGATCAAGTAGTTTCATCGTTCAAAGACTATACCAGCGGTTTACAAAAAGTCAAACGATTTCAGAAAGAATCGCAAAAAGAATTGTACTGGTTTTGAACATAAACAGCACGCATCCTCAACAACTCGTTGTCTCTCTTCAAGTCGTTTACCATGCGTTGTAGCCGTTCACGTTCACTGTTAGACGTGCGAAGTTCGTTCTTGAGGTCATTAACCTCTTTCTGCAACTTTGTTAGATCATTCATAAAATACCAGCGGGTTTTCCAAAAATCAATGCTTTTTCAACGAATCTTTCATCACAAGTCCATTGGGATGAAAATAAAACCAAATAGGACTGGAAATTCCATACTTAATGTTGCTTCTAGCACGCTCAACATGCCGTTGACAATACTCTGTCGGCGTTACACCAGCTTCAATCAGTGTCACAATTTCCATGTCTGTAAGATACCCTACCCACTCCTTTGTGTCACTAAACCTACTACACTTGTTAATAGCAGTATTCAATATACGCTTGTTCATAGAAAGTCAAGGATTTGTTGCAGTTCTTCCACATTCAACACTCGGTTGTCTCCATACATCATAAACCAACGAGTGCCATGTTCTCCACCTTCAATCGTTCCAATCCACTCGGGTTCATCGCCATATTCATTGTGACGAAACACCCACCCGTTTACATCCATAACCAACCAAGTTTTCATCGTGAAATACAGAATATCACCGGTTTACAAAAAGTCAAGGAATATACCAACACGGTTCGCCATACGCAGGTTCATATTCCCGTGTATCAGATGCAACCACATGACCCTGTTCCTTCAACTTCTCAATCCACTGTTCCACTCGATCCTTGGTCACATGATCCGAAAAGTAAATCAAACTAGCAACCGCCTTACGCTCATCGTCTCGATTCATCGTCAATACACTCTACCAACCTTTTACAAAAAGTCAAGCGGGATACAACCTTTTTGAATCAATTAGCTCAAATTCACAATCACACTCACAAATAAAATACTCCACACTGTATCCACCCATCGTCTCAGTATCACGCCCCTTGGGACGCATATGATCCATAGGCTGTTCACAATGTGGACACAACGGTAACCCTTCACTCGAAAATTTAGCATCCATCTGACCACCATCCTATCATGACTTTATACAAAGTCAAGCAGTCGTTTGCACCAACCAGCCGCGGAAAACCATATACATGCATAAAAAAGGGTTCGCGGTCGCCCACAAACCCTTGACTTCACTTACAATCTTCCAACTTCAAAACCCTCCAGTCAGTCTTGTAATCACGATACGTCCACTCGCCAACATTAGTGTCAAACAAATACTGATACTGAGCACCATTACTATCCATATACCGCTCAAACTGACTCAACGACTTAAACAACTTGCTCTCCGTTCCCTTCTCACCTCGATCACGTCCATATGCCACACACATCGTTCTGCTGCTCATCATACGTATGCGGCTTGCCAGGCTCAGGATTCAACTTGATCCGCAAACTCGACAAATCACCCAACTCCATCAAAGCATTCACCTTGTCAACATCATTGTAATTCTCCAACAAAATCTTTCCATTCCACTCGGGATATCCATCCCAATGACAGTAAATACCAGTAATCGTGTTGTCAAGATTACGAATACCAATGTTGCTACGTGTTCCCATATATATGCGTTGTTCGTTGTTGTTGTTGCTACCGTATATACAGTTTATACCAAGTTTAGAAAAAGTCAAGCGGTTTTGTCAGTCAGGATCACCGCAAACCCCAAATCCTTCAGAAGTTGATGTGCTCGTGACTAATCACATACCGATCATCACCATCCACAACCACAATCTCACGCCACAGATTCACACTGCGAGGAACATCCAGAAACTCCATCGCGTCACCCATAAACAACATCGTGTTACCCTCACGAAACAACTTACGCAGAGTATACAAATCCATCTTCTCACCACTCAGCAACACCTTGGCCACACCCTCCAAATGTCCAACACCATGATACTCATCCCAGGCCAAATCCCTCCAACAGTTCACAAAGTTATGCCACAGCGCCTCACGACTAATCGTCACAGTCACCTTCTTAGCCTCACTCGTCTCAACCCGGACGTTCATATTCATATCGTCGTTCTTTCGTTGTTGTTGTTGTTGCTACCGTATATACAGTTTATACCATGTTTAGAAAAAGTCAAGCCTCACTCAACAGTTTTGTTCGCGGTATTTGCTTCAATACGCTTCTGCTTCTGCTTGCCATATCCACCAATACCCTGCTTTCTCAACTTCTGCAACGCAACAGAAGCATCACTTTGCTTGGGTTGCGTACCATGCAACAACAATGCAAATGACTCATTTGTCAAATAAGCATGCGTGTCATCATGATCAATAGCCAAATTAAGCTCTTTGGCTTGCTCAACACTGTAAACTACCTTGGCATACTTCAACTTGTGCTGCTCAATCAAATTGTCATGCCGACCACCAAAACTAGCCGTCAATACAAAGTTACGCGGTACCTTATCCATATGCTTTACCCACATATTAACACTCTTGGTGTAAGCATAAAATACCACACTGCCAAACATACTAGCAACATCCATCCAGGCCAAAAAATAGTCCTCATTGAAAAAATCACCAGCAACATGCACCCTAACAATACGTGCCTTCTTTGGCAAATTACTAGCTATCAACACAACCATCTCACTCCTACTCAACTTGCTCAAAGCATCAAAATTCTTCCACCGCTGCACCCTCACAACAGGATACAACGTCTCCTGACTAGCACTAAAACACCGAAACAATGTCTGCTTTCCATCCACAATCTTGCCAGTCTCACGATTAGCACGACTCAAACACTCCACAGCTCCCGGACACGTAAAACCACTAGGCAACGAAAACGTGTAAATCTCCTTACCAAGCTTAGCATTTCCTTTGATGAAAAACAATACGCTCATATCTACATACACTCTACCATACCTTTATACAAAGTCAAGCACCCACATACTCTTTGTTCCTTCAGCCGCGGAAACCAACTCCAACCACCCATAACGCGGAAAACCATAAAAACCTTGACAAATCAGCGTTTGCATGTTATACTAACTGCGTACCAACCCTGCGCAAATTGCTTTTACTATAGCGCATCACCATTAGCATACACCTTTTTACATCGTTTGTCAATACCCCATTTGGGTCGCCAAAAAAGCGTCGCTTATACCATAACTCATTTAGCTTGTCAATAACTTTCTTGAGCACATTTTTTCGGGATTTTATTTCATTTTTTTCAACTTGTCAAGCACATTTTTTTCACCCCGTAAACCCCACCATTATACCCATTATCAACAACTTACACACACACTAGTTGCTATTATACGCTAACTTATACTCATTATCACAATAACCATATATACGCTGATTCATATATACGCAACGCTATGCAAATAAAATTGCGCTTCAGCAGCTAAAACGCTATTATGCGTTGGTTGGGTGTAAGACTGACCGTATATATTGCGTATATATAAGTTTTACAAAAAGTGAGAAACAGCATATGTGAATAAATTGAATACGTATTAGTGAAATATGTTAATTATTGACGAGGAAGTGGAAGTGTGGTAAGATGGTGATATGGAAAAGTGGCGGCGAATTGATTATGTGAAGTTGTGGGGTGAGCGACCTGAGATGCGTAGAAGAATGCAATGTGAGGGAGTAGTTGCGTTGATGGCGTTATCGGGAGTTGATGTGCGAATAGAAGATGTGTATAAGTATTATGATGAGGTTATAGTGATGCGTCGTGCGGAGGTGGAGAGATGTGGTTGATTGTATATATGAGGTATAAGAGAGTGAGTGGAGTGAGTGGAGTGA